TATTATTTATGTTATTATGGTGTTATCTATATAATGATAGCACCATAATTTATTGTTAAGGCTGTGAGGATAGATATGGAATATACATTACAAGATTACTGTAATAGAATTAGAGAAGATGTTAAAGATTATGATTATATATTAATAGGTCTTGGTGATGAAGCACTTAATAATAATGATGGTAATCTTATAGATATGCTTAATAAGTTTGGTGAACTTCTTGATAAGAATAATTATTTTATTATATCGTCTACCAAGCATAATTATCTAGGTGAATCAACAATAAATCCCAAAAGAATGGTTTGTCCATATATTAATGAAGATGAGAAACAGTGGGATTTCTACAACAAATGGTTATCAGCGACATTGGCTAAGAAGCTGCTTGTTATTGAGATAGGGGAAGGATTTAACAATCCTAATCTTATAAGGTGGCCATTTGAGAGAATTGTTATGATTAATGATAAAGCACATTTTTACAGGGTACATAGTACGTTTTATCAGATACCTAAAGAAATAGCAGACAAAGCTTGTACAATGAAGATTAACTCATATGAAGTATTGAAAGAGTTAGTTAATGTTGTTAATTAATATTCTTTATGGTAGAATTTTATTTATAATTTTACGAAGGTGGTGGAATTGTGGCAGAGAATGAAGAGGATTACCTTGATGGCTTATTGAAATCATTATCTGAAGATGAGAATGCACAATCAGAGAATAAGGATGAAGAGGAAGAACAGATCAAAGAGCAGGTAAGGGAAGCCTTTGAAAAGTCTAATGAGAAGAGTACTAAATTTGAAAATATATATGATGATGAGGATGGAAATCTTAATGACGATAATATAGAAGATTTATTAAAAGATGTTATGACAGTTCCTCGTCATATGGCGGCTTCTGATACGGAGGAAACATTTATAACTGATGATACAGTATCAGAATTAACTCCTGAGGAAGTTGCTAAGAAGGCACAGGAAGCAGATAAGCAGACAGAAGCAGATGATACATCTAAGGATAAGCAGGCAGATGAAGCTATTGATAAGATGTTAGATGACACTCCAGTTGATGAAGCTGCTGGTACTAATCTTGATAAGAATGATGAGCTTATGGATGATATGGGCTTATCAGATACCGAAAAAGACCGTCTTGCAAGTATGAATTTGGATGATCTTATAGGTGAGATGAATGATAATGCAGATGAATCATCTATGAATGAGCTTCTTAAAGAGAACGGTATGCAGTCAGAAGATGAGGTAGCTGCTGAGGATACATCAGCCGATAATTCAGCTTCATCAGCAGATAATGCTTCTTTAGGCAATGTTGATAATGAGGCAAATGCATCTTCAGATAGCACATCTGATGACAATGGCACAGAAGCAGCTAATAAAGCCAGTGTGCAGAATAAAGCTTCAAGTGCCGATGAAGCACAGGCTGATAAAGCTTCTATGAAAAAGAAGCACAATAAAAAACAAAAGAAAAAAGATAAAAAAGGTATTTTTTCTGTTATAAAAGACATTTTCTTTGAAAGTATTGAAGATGATCTTAATGAAGCAAATGTGGCAACAGGCGATGGAGAATTGCTTGAAAAGGCTGTTGATAATGCAATAACTGCTAAGACTAACACAGTGGATGATGGAAAAGAGCAGGATGAGAATGAGAAGCTCATTGATGAGGTATTTCATGGTAAAGCTAATCTTGACCAGCCAGAAGCACCTAAGAAGGGCTTAATTGCTAAGATTAAGTATAGGTATCAGCAGTTTAAGATTAGGCAGGAAAAAGAAGGTAAGCTTGAAGAAGAGCAGGAACAAATAGAAAATCAGCAGAAGGCTGAGGCTAAGGAAGCCAAAAAGGCTCAGGCTGAGGAGAAGAAGAAACAGGCTGCAGCTAAGAAAGAAGAAAAGAAAAAACAGGCTAAACAGGCAAAAGATAAGAAGCCTAAGAAAGAAAAGAAACCTAAAAAAGTTAAAGTTAAAGAACCACCTAAACCAGGTGATATTCTTAAGATTAAACCAAAATCAATCATTTTATTTATATTACTTATAGCAGGAATTATTATGCTTATACAGGTATTTGGCTATAGTATCAATTACAACAGTAAAGTAAATGCAGCTAAAGATTACTTTATCAATGGCGAATACGAGAAAGCTTATAATAGTTTAAGTGGTATGAACCTTTCAGGTAATGAAGAGACAATATATAACCAGTCAAAGGTTGTTATGTATGTTCAAAGACAGTATGAGTCATATCTTAATTACAGAAAGATGAATATGAATACAGAGGCAATTAATGCTCTTATAAAGGGTGTTGACAGATATCAGACATACAGGGCTGAAGGTAAAGAGTTAGGCGTAGATGATAAGATGAAGGAAAGCTATGATAAGATTATAAATGCGCTTAAGGATACATATAAGATATCAGAGACAGAAGCTATATCATTAGCAGATATGTCTAATAGCGATTTTGTTACTTATTATTACAAGATAGAAGCATATGGAAAGGCAGTAAAATGATAGCAATTATTGACTATGATGCCTATCATTATTCGACAATCACTATAAAATAAGGCTTTATAGATGTTACAATTATAAGAAATTTCTATTTTACTAATTATTTACTAAATATAATGTGTCTTAAATGCGTATATTCTATTTTAAAATCGTAAAAAATAGGGATACTAGAAATTAATCTAGTATCCCTATAATTATATATAAAAGTTATTGTGTTAAAACAATTTATATTTTGGTTTTTCTTCATCGAAAAACCAGTATCTCGTATAATCATCTAATATAATCCCCACTAAAGATAACACACACCAAATTAGTGTAAAAGGCAAGCATATTTGACCTAAAATATTAAAAGGCATATGAGAATAATCCCATATGCCCAAATGTAACCAAATGTTCAATATTATACCTGTGATAAATTCATAAAAAGTGATTAAACATCCACCGATTATGCATTGAATAAACAAAGATGTATCCCAGCTCAACACTTCATTAATAAGTCCTATTGAAATAAAAGATACGCCGCCCAATATACCCATACTCCAATGTGTATATCCTCTATATAATATCTCTATTGACATATAGAGCAATCCACCGACACAAAATAGAAATAAATATTTACTGAGTAATTTTAGTTGTTTCTGCATTTAGCACCTCTATAATTTTTCGAGAATGTTCCATAATAGTCTTATAATTATCAAGATATTCATCTGTTAATTCTTGCCCATATTGAACTGCTTGAACATCTTTAATATCGGTTAAGGTATATACATAAGCTTTTAACTGATTCAAATATGTTGTGTTAGAAGTAACATTGATTTCTTGCAATATATATATATTATAAATATCTTCAGGTGTATATAGTCTACACAAACTTTTATCTGAATGATATGGCACATTCATACCTGTTGTTTTTGCCATACTCACAAGATTGCTAATATTATTTTGGTCAGTTACAGTATAAGAGTAGTGTTCTTCATTGTATACTATTCCTGCAACGATAACACTCTGACAAGCATTTGTTAATTCTTTTATTTTATTTTCAAGGGCAGCATTATAAGCATTTTGCTTGTTTATTTCTAAAATCTTATCTTTATCTTCTTGAGATATCTTGACTATTTGATTATCTACTAATTGATAGTTATATAATCCATTTTCGTCTACAATGTCTAAAGCATCAGGAAATCTATATTTCTTACCCTTTCCTGAGCAAACAAGATAACAATCTGAAATATTATCTTTTTCGCTTGAAAATTGTCTTGTAACATATTTTTCCCAATTATATTCATAATATATGTAATATACCGTATCTTTTTTATTGTACTCAATATATTCGTCAGTAGAATCGTAAACATAATAATACTCAGAAAAATCATAGACACAAGTTTCTTCATCGGAATATATTTTAAAACCAATATTATCGCAAAAGACGTTATCATCTCTGTAATATATTCTTACAATATTAGGAAATTCAACGAATTCATAATTTATAATTTCATATTTAGTTTGTCTTAAATCGTTAAATTGAATATACATAAATCCTTTCTCCTTTATATTTATAGTGTTACCTCAAATGTGCTTGGATTGAATTTCAGCTTTTTAATTATCTTCTTAGTTGTATTTGCAATATATACATCTTTTCCGTTATATTTTACAGACAAGCCACTTGTTGTTCTTGTTGCGAATAGGTCATTATCTGTCAGCGTAGATTTAACTAATTTATTCTTGTTAAAAACATATACATTTAATGTATTATTATTTAAAGTGGCATAAGGAATAGATAAGGTAGCATCAATGTCTTTAAAACTAAATTCAGCATTTCTTATTATATTAGAATTAGATATTTGTGGTGCGGATAGTCCGCACCATTTATCAACCTCTTTATTATTAATTGTAAAAAACTCAATTATTTCGCCATCATTATCTTCATGACTACATATCTCATACAAATCCTGCGTATAAGTGTTGTAATACCAAGCTTCGTCATAATCTTCATAACTGCTTGGTTCATCTATTGAGTAGTTGCTATAAAAGTGTTTAATAATTCTACTTTTGTTAGAATCTAAACCTGTTTCATTAATAATAGGTATTTCTATTATATATACATCGGTGTAAGAATTTTCCCAAGTGTCTGTACCAGTATTATTTTCAACATAGTAATCTGCGTGCATATTTAATACCAATTTGTTTGTCGCATAATTTATTGCGTACATATCACAATACAAAGTGTTAAAATCAAGTCCGGCTATTTCCATATAATTGAGTTCAATTGTGTTCGCTATATCGCTTCCTAATGGAGGGTTTTTTGTAGTTCCTGGAGTGCTGCTGTTTGCATTACAAATACCTTTAATAGTCCATTGCATTAATTCGTTCACAGAATAACTGCCGTTATACTGATTACAATACAAAGCACCACTTTTTATTGCCTCGAATTCGTTTATGACACCATATTTAAAGTCAAATTGGTTAAACTCACCTTCATTTCTAAAAGTAGATATATTTACTACGTCAATCATATTCGAATTTTTTTGTCTGCATAAAAAATGTGTAGTTCCGTATAGCCCTACAAACGTACCAAAATCGCTATAATCATACACTGCTGGGGCTTTCTCCCAGATAACAACACCGTTGTATATTACATTAGTAAGATCAATTCCATTATATGTGATATTTTTAATGTCTGTATTATTACAAGATAAACTCATATAATATTCACCTCCTAAGTAGTAGTAATTGTTAGTGTAGTACCAGATAATGAAAATTTAGGTATTTTCTTATAGACGTTATAAAGTGCAGTCTGAGAAGGTGCTATTCCTGAATCGGCAGTACCTACAGCAGAAGTATAAGTATCGCTTAGCTTGGTATGACCATAATTAGTTGAAGTTGACTTACCATAAGTAACAGCGGAACTAGCGTGTGAAGTTGGTGGACAATAAGATTTGTAGCAAGAACTGTCTAATACTCTTGCCCATCCAATTGTAGATATCTGTGCGTCCGAATTAGCTGTTCTATAATACATACCAGTGCCATTATTAGTACCAATTGCAATTTGCGATGTCCACAACCCAGCACTGTTAGTCGTTCTTGTATCCCAACCCATATTAATAATGTGAAACCACGCTTGCTTATTACCAAGAGGATTAGAAGTAGCTCCTCGGATCATTCCTACGGCAAATCCTGCATTGGCAATATCATTAGCGGTTTTATCATTATTTTTACCTGTATTAGCAGTATAATCATTATATACTTTTATATAATTATTGCTATTAGCCTCTGGTGGCATCAGTCCTAAACTTGTTTTAAGATGAGCAAGACTTGTTTTTCTATAATAATTATCAGAATCATTTGTGACGATAACCTGTGATATCGCAACATTTTCGTTTTTGGCTGTATCAGAGTTAATATAATTAAGATTTACATATCTGTTTTTATCTCTAAGAACATAGGTATTAGCCGTATTGGGGATTGAGCCTTGATATCCATTAAGATAAGTAGAACTCCCCTGAAGATTGGCATATATATCAGATTTTTTCTTAAATGCTAATCCGGGAGGTGTTGTTGCTGGCGAAATGGTTTCATTGGTTATAGTTGTAGATTCTGTTATTATTGTCCATTCAGTGTTCCATTCGGAATATATTTGATATATACCACCACCTCGTAGCCACAAAACAGGTTTAGAAGAGTTAATCAACTGTTTGTAACCAATTGGATTTTTGGAGTCAGAGATGAATTTTTGTTGATAGCTTAAAACAATTTCATTTGCATCAGTTGTTCCATATCCACTTTGAATGGTTAAAAGATCTAAAATTGCAGTAAATCCATTCTTATAAGTGTGATTACTCCAATTTGGCATACAATTACCATCTAGCTGTGCGGCACACTTTAGACGATACATTCCACCCCTCGGAATTAATACAGTAGCCACAACTGGGTACCAAGTATCTTCATTATATTTAGAATCAGTTAAATTTATTTCTTTTGCTATGCTTAAAGTTGTGCCCCCAAGTGGAATAGAACAAGCAACAGGTTTGCCGTCACTGAAATAAATAGGTTGAGTAGCAGAACCTGCTGAAGTAGTTAGCTTAATTGCACTATTTGCCGAGGTTGCAAATTTAACACTTTGTTCAGAGATGGTATCTGTAGTTATAATTGTACTTCCACTTTCAGAAGAAGCGGCGGGAAGATAGATTGGAGCAGAATTGTTGACCCTTCCATTAAAATTTGCATCGGTAGTATAATTAAACACAAGATCTTCTTTTGTGGCTAAATTACCAATAGTCCAAGCACCATTTGGAGTTTTTTGTCCAACAACAGGGTTGTAACTATTTGAAGAAGATCTGCTACCAAAAACAGCTACATTTTCTCTATCTTTTATCCAAGTACCACCAGCCTCCCTAATAATTCTTCCAGTTATTGTGCCACCAGTCAATAGAAGAGGGTCACTTACAATCTTATCTAATATAGTCTTGTTGTTGTGAGTATGCTTCTTAGAATTAGCATCATCATAGTTTGTTTTATCTTCTTTAGATAGTAAACCATCAACAGATTGTGTAGCTTTTGGAATGGCGTTGGCAGAAACTGCGACCCATTTTGAACCATTATAACGATACGTATAATCTGTGTCTTTTACATTGACAGTCCAACCATCTTCAGGGTTAGGATATGTCTTAGTTATATCTGCAAAAGTAGCGACAGCTTCTTTCCAATCAATGTTATTCTCTAAAGCGGAAAATTTGTTGTCGATTTCGTTCTTAGTATATTTATCGTTCCAATTATTTTTATTCGAGTTTACAGTATTTTCAACTGATATAGCTTTGTTATAAGCTATCTTAACCGCATTTGCAGTAGGAGCGTGAACTGTAGAACTTGAAGATACGCTATCTTCAAGTTCGTTAGTAAGAACAAAATGATGATTATCTAATTTATTTTGTAAATCATTTGCTTTGTCATTTGCATTTTTAGCTGCTGCATTTGCGTTATCTATAGCTGTTGTGGTATCTGTTTGTCTTTTAGTTTCTTGTGCTTGCCTTGTATTCTCGTTTGAAATTCTAGTGTTTTCATTTGTAATTCTAGCATCTTCGGCTTTTTGTCTTTTATCTTCTTCATTTACTCTTTTTTGTTCAGAGTTAATTCTCGACTCTTCATTGGATTTTCTTTCTGCTTCATCTTTCTTTCGTACATCTTCATTTGCAGTTAAGGTCTTATCTAATTCAACGACCTTCTTGTTGTTAAAATCTATCTGTGCAAGGGCATTGGTTAGAGCATTAAATTCATAAGAAGATTCTATTTGAGAGTGATTTAAAGCTGTAGGTGTAATATTTATATAGAAATCCATAATTGATATAATAGGTGCATTGACTTTATATATATCATCAATATTTGTTGGTTTTTCTTCGGATGTAAAAACTTTTCTTAAAAGAAAAACATCTGCAATAGCCCTGCCTGATGCGGAAAGCATTTGTTCTGTTAATTCTATTTTAAGCTTTCCATCGGAAGTAATTTCAACTTCATTAAAAACACCATTATCATCAGGTTTTTTAAAACGAATAAAAGCACTCATTATTGATTTGTCAACTGTAAATACAATTCCATTTTCAACACAACTTATTTCAATATAACGTGTCTGATTATCATATTGTTTTGCGTTTACAGAAACTACATTTTTTGTATACAAATCAAGAGTTATTTTTGCTGTAGTTTGTTGTATACTCATTTACAATAATTCTCCCTTCTTAAAAATTAATGGTATTCTAACACCAAGTTTTATTGTCATTATCCCATGTATTAATAACAGTATCGTCTACCCAAAATCGAAGAAATTGTCCATCCCAAGACATGGATATATCTGAATTACTAGCTTCTAATCTATTTAATACAACTGCCATTTTCCTTTGTTCCGTCCCATGCATACAATAAATTCCTGTTGCTTTAATGTCACCAAATACAGATAAGGCAGCATCACTAAAACTTCTAGTACCTCCGGTATCAATGCTTATTTCGCCTTTTCCAATCCATGTCATTTTTGTTCGATTGGGCATATGCCACATCTTAATTCCGTCACGAAGAACTTGTACTTCAGTACCTGATTCGCCTGTGATTGTCATTCCATCACCAGAACCATCTTTGGAATTAGATAACAAAGTTAACGTGTTAAAATTACGATTATTACGAGCGAAGACTCCATGACCTTGAATACTAAAATATGAACCATCTGTTTCGTTAGAAATCTTCATTTCACCACCAATGAGACTAGCAACCATTTTATATGTTGAACCGCCTGACCAGCCGTAACCTGAAGCAGTTAATTTCGTTGCATTGATTTCACCAGTTATTTTAGCATTAGAGGCATACATTTCACCATTCTGTTTAATATAAAAATTTCCATAATATACACCATCACGTTTCTCTTGGCATGAAAATGTCCATGTGTCAGGAGATGTCGCTTTTTGAAGATAAACTCGATAATTACCTTGGTCATGATATATTGCTTCATCATTAATATTCCAGCCACCAATTGTAGCCTTAAATGCATTTAGGTCATCAATATTTATTGCGTTTGCTGTTATTGAATTGGTCGCAATTTTTCCTCCGTTTATAGTCGTAGAATTTGATATATATATATTAGAAGCTATGTCGTCCGCTGTTTTTTGGGCATTTGTTATTTTAGACTGAGCAGAGCTGTCGAAACATTCAAAAGTTACTTTTCCTTTTAAATTAATATTTTCTGCCATTAATTCATACAATTTGTCTGTTAAAGTCATACTTGCTTGAGAATTACCCGAAGCAACTAACCAATTGATTTTTCCTGCGGTTTGACTGACAGAAGTGATTTTTTTAGAATTATCTGCAATAGAATTATTTATTGAGTTGATCTTATCTGACAAACCATTCACATCAGATATATCAGGAGAAGTTGTTGTAGACCACTCAATATCAACATTTTTTATTTGTAATTTTTTCTTTACTGCATTATAAGAAAAGGTATCTCCACCAATATTACAATCACCAGTTGCCAAGTTAAAATGTGTCCCAGCAGTACATACACCCTTCGAGTCGGTTGTATAATTAGCAGAATATATATCACCTGCAATAATAACACCTGATATAACAAAGTCTGTATTTAATCCATATTTCTCATACTCAACACCATCAAGAGTGTATTTTTGCTTGCCTAATGCCGTGACAGCAGTCCTCCATCTATCAGTTGTATAAACAAGTTCATTGACATTAATTCTAGCCTGTTCATCCTTATAATCATCAAGCACGTCATCATAACTTCTAATAAGAATGCCATGCTCATCAAATATTGCAGTTGAATTAGTATTATGAACATTATACAAAGCAGAGTCTAATCCTTCTTTTTGCAACCTTTCAAATGTGAGATTAGCTTTCTCACCCTGACTTGCCTGTTTAACAGTAGAAGAGTAGCTTGATGCCATAGATTGTGATTTTGTAAGAATGTCTTTAACAATATTAATATCTGGACTTCCGTATCTATAAGCATCGGAAAAGGTAACAGATAATTTGCTTAAATCTCCATATGAGATAGAAATATCAGCCAATCTCATTACATAAATTTTTCCATCAATTTTAGTTCTGATAAAATTACCAAGAGTAAAATCATCAAGAATGGGTTCAAAAATTCTATTTCCGTCTTTATCTGTTAATAGAAGGAGGTTTTGTAGTGTTCCTGAAATAGTGAATTGTTTCTCGCCAGATTTAACCAATTCCTTCTTGGCAACCACCAATAATTCATTTGCCTTGTCAATTAATTCAGTATTAGTTAGTCCATCAGAAATATAATTGTCATTGCTATAATCATCTTCACGTCTATAATAAGTGAATAACTTCCAATATTTTTCACCTATATACGATTCAAAATCAAGATCATTATGGGTTTTTGAAATCAAATCCTCAATGTATTTCTCAAGACCTGTAAGTGTATCTATTTGAGAGTTTCTATAAGATAATTCTGATTCTAAAGCAATAAACCGTTCATAATATGGAAGATAAATAGAATCGTGTAAATTAGAAGATTCAGATGCAACACCTTGTTCAGTTAAGACATTAATAGCAGTCTGATAAGCTGACTGATAAGAAGTTAATCTCTGTGCAGAATATTTATGCAATTCTATTTTAAATGTATCTAAAGATTCAATTTTATATATTTCTTGTAACCCTTGATCATTTACTTTCCCCATTGCTTTATCAACCTGCTGATTAACATAGGCAATATAATCATCGTTAATTGCAATACTTATTGCCGTTTTCATTTCAGCCGTATCTTCCTTATCTGAATAACTTGTTAATTTAAATCGACCTGTCCAAGTTTGTGATTTAAGAGTTGAACCGTCAAGAATTTCAACCTTATAAATGGATGTATCAATGATTGCTTTCGCCATTGCAAGAACTGCGTTATTAGCAGTATAAACAGATATTTTACTTACATCCGTTACTGCTACAGGAGACAAATTAGAAGGAGTAAGCAAAGCCAATTGAGATGCTGCCGTTTTATCTTGCTGTTTCCAAGTTGGCATCATAGAACTATTAAGATACGAGTATAAATCAATAATATTATAATATACAGATGTTATATTACTCCAACCTATATACTGCTGTTGAATAGAAGAATATGTGGTATCAGGATAATATTTCTTGATATATTCAATAATATCATTATATTGATTTACAAGAGAAGCTTCTAAGGAAAAAGATTTGCTATTAGAATATTCATTAACAAGTTCATCATATGATTTTATTTTAGATTGCAACTCATTTGGCATATCTAATAGGGTATCATTATTAAAATAATAAATATAATTGCTGCCATTAGGGTTAATATTCTTTAAAGTTGCGTTGATTAAATCGTCTCCACCGATGACTCTAAAACAATTCTTAATACTGTCTGTTTCAGAAGTCAACTGAATGTCTGAGCCAAGATTATTTTTATCAATAAATATTGATGTATCTTTTCCATATGGTTCATGTATAATTGTTCCTCCACACTCAGGACAAACAGTAAATGAATCTTCACTTCTATAATCGCAGCTCAAACAACAGGTTTCCATATCATATACATAGATACTTCTTGTATTTGAATCAAATAAAAATATACAGCCAATTTCCTGCGATAGAGTGGTTGTTAAAAAATCATAAACACTTGTCCCATCTATACTGAATGAACGCTGAATATTTAAAAGAGTTTCATCAACGTGGGCAATAGTATAACCAGGGACTTTTTCAAGAATTCTATTTAGCAATGAACAATTTTTCTTACTAGGATTATAGAATATAGTTGGTTCTGTATATTCTTCACGAGTAATATCATCTTCTGTATTGATTTCAACATCGTGTAAAATCACCTGTCCAAGTTCGGCTTCACATAATGATTTGGCAGTTATAACTTTCTTTGTATTTATTTCTGACTCATCAATACTTGCTGTAATTTCAAACCATTCGTTATATTCCTTAACGTATACAGTTTTAAAATCAATAATTTTATCCCATAGTCTTTCAATTTCTCCATTTTGTTCATTATACACATTAAAAGATAATTCATCCACGGCGTTAAATTGTGGATGATATGTTATAGAATCGGCAGGAATATTAACTATTTCACCGAATTTTTCAAGATTTCTGTTACCTAGAATAATATGTAATGGTCTAATTGTTTGTCCAGTTTTTTGTATTCTAAGTAAATTTCTTACATTAATTTTCTGCATTAAATTAAATTCCTACCTTTCTAATAGGAGAATAACTCATAGTTACATTTATATTAAGTGTAGAAGAGTAGTAGTTATCCCTATTCTTATATGTGTTTATTAATTTAAGAAAATTATAATTAAAGTCATTTGCTATGTTGTGAGCAAGTTTATCAGATGTAATTATTCGATGTTGATTATCAATAGTGATTACTTCACCCTTTATACAATTATTGATAATACATAATTCGTTATCTGCTGAGTTAGTAATAGTAAGATTACCTGCTTCATTACAAGTTATAATCGTATAAGGATATATTTCTCCAACCTCATCTGAATCATCATATATATAAAAAGATTTTACATTAGAAAAAGTATGAGTTCTTTCTTTAGCAAAACCATATGGTGCATTAGAAGTGAACGTACATTCAATTCCATATATATCATCATTAATTTTCACAGCTTGAACATTGAATGTGCCGTAAAATCTTATATTTTCATAACCTTCTTTGTTTATTTTAAACTGATCAAAAGTTTTTCTGTTTAACCATCTATTTATCGCTCCATATTCTTCTGGCATAAGAGGAATAGGATTACAATGATTGTCTAGTCGGCATAATTGAATAGTGAAAGAGTAGTCTTCATCATATGTACTTCCATATAATTCAGAAATATCTTGTCCGACTGATTTAACAGTGTTAAATGTTAGAGTAGAACCAGAAGATACAGTCTCAACACCACCAGACGAATCAAAAGTAGCAACCATTAATCCAAAATCACTAGCAAAATTATCCCCAAATTGAAAGTCAGTAAACATATTTTCACCATCCTTTTTAATTTTATTTTTTTAATAAGTTATCAAGCATTTTTTGATATTGTTTTTCAAATGCTTCCATTTTTTTAATATATTCTTTTTTAGCTTTATCTGCTTCGGCTTTTTGCTCATCTAAAACCTTAATTCGGTCATTATATTTCATACATAACATTTCGTATACATTTTTAGCTGTTTTTGCTTTTTTAATTAAAATAGAGAGATTATCATAAGACTCAGAGGCATTTTCTTTAACGATTGAAAGACCGATTTCATTGTCAATAATTTGCTGTTTCAAGTCTTCATTTTCCTTTTCCAGTAGAGCGCAATGTTTCTCATAATATTCCAGCTTCTTTTCCATATTACTTTTACTCTTAACTAACTTATTTGACATCCTATTTTCTCCAATCTATCCTTAATTTTAATATTCTTAATAATTCTTAATAATTTCTAACATAATAAAAGACACACTAGCCTAAACTAATGTGTCTTTATGTGCTTTGTATTTAGTTGTAATTGAAAAGAGCAGGGGAGGTTATTTATGCTTTATTTTCTAAATATATAATTTATTTACAATGTTTTCAGAATATATTTTTATATTAAAATTAATTTTTCTAATAATTATTAATATATCTTTAAAAACAGGATATTTTTTAATGAATAAATCATATCGCATACGTTCTAAATTATATGTATTTGTTTTACACCCCATCCAATAATCATTTGAAAATAATATCATCATTTTTATTTAATTTCCTAATGGTTTCAAAATTTAATTTATTATCTATTGTATAATCAAATTTCGAACCATCATCCACCACTTCTTGCATTATATTTTTAAATTGTCTAATTGAAAAATTTTCAGATAAATATTTTTCATGTAATTCATTTGTTAAAATCTCGAATTTATTAATATGTTTTGATAATCCTATCATTGCACATTTATATGGAAAATCATCTGCTTTATGTATTATATTTATTCCATTGGGAACTCCAAATTTAGAACCAATAGAAAAACTTGTTATTTCAAATCGTTTACCATTATATCCACATATTATAACACCCAATTCATATTTGCTAATTCCTTCTATATGTTCTTTAAGCATTTTATAAAATTTGGATGTAATAATACCTATAAATTCTATATAGGATAGATCATCAAACTCTTTATCTGAATTTACAAATCCCTTTTTTGTATCATAAAAACAATAGCCATCAAATAATTTAAAACAATGTATTGGATTTCCCGTAACCCCGAATAATATTTGATTATTTAATTTAATCACCTTATTAAAACCACTTTTACACGTATTATTGTTACTATATGTTGCACGACTATCGCCTGACATTAAACAAAAATTATCTGTTATTACAGCTTGTATTATACTCATAATATATCCCCCAATTATCAATATACAATACAATATTATATACCAATAATCGACAGAATACTACAAGAACATATATTTATAAATCTGATTTATTAATCAATATAAGGGCATACCAACATAAAGCTAGTACGCCCTTAAACCTTATCTAAATGTTAATTTGTTTAGTGAATTCCTACCTAAAGTCTGTCCAAGAGTCATATTCTGAACCATCTTTTCAAACTTAGGATCTTGTTGTGCTTGTTTCATAAAGTCTTCATAATTGTGAACATTTGGGAACGATAATGACACATCACCATAAGAAATATCAACCTTATTCGACATACTCTTTGAATTAACAGGAATGTCAGGAAGTTTACTTGCGATATTATTCAATCCCATATTAGGAGTAAGATCGGTAATACCTTTAGACATATCCCATAACTTCTGAACCTGTTCCTTACTAAATACAGTATCACCTGAATCAAACTGACGAAGAGTACCATACTTTGTAACAATAACTTCTGAACCTGGATTGTCTTCATCGTAAATATGAACTCCACTTGTTGCTGATTTAGTTCCTTTGCGGTAGCCGTGAGATTTCATCCAATCGAGCATAAAAACATTTTGGTCATAAGTTCCATAATACTGACCTTCGCCGCCCATCTGGTCATAATACTGACTACGAGCTGCAAAAGATGAATCATAATCATGCCATTTAATTCTATCAACTATCGAATTCTCAATATTTAATAAGTCTTTCGGATAGCTGTCAGGACTATATATCCAATTAACTCCATCAGACCCACTATCGTCGGATGAGCCACTATCAGAGTTATCCCAATTATCAGACCAATCATTAGAATCACTATCACTACCAGAGCTTCCGCTATCAGAATAACCACCATCGGTATTAGCATTCTGTTCTGCCTGCTGTCTTGCAATCTCATCAGCAACTCTTTGAGCTTCGTCATTACTATTCTTTAATAAGCCTTGTACAGCAGCATTAATGTCTCCACAAACCTTATTAATAGCGTTACTGCCTTCAACAAACTTATTACTAAAGTCGCCTAATACACTATTAATACCATTTGTTATATTACTAGCGTTTGTACTCCATATATTTGACATAGATTCACTAAGCTTATAACCATAGTTCTCAGCAGTATCAGTGATAGTCTGTGAGATATTAGAAGCATTTTCATTAGACTGGTCAATAATTTCCTGCATAGTAACATCGAACTCATCTATACGCTGATCGAGCCAATTTTTCGCATTATCTTGTAATTCATCAAGAATAGCTTGAGTATCGCTTATAAGCTTTTCATACTCAGTATCTTTCAAATCATCTTTGGCAGTATTAATCTGATCTTTAAGCTGCTGGATATTCTTCTTACCTTCCTCAGAATTATCTCCTTGAACGGCAGAGTATTGTTTTTCTAAAGCGTTAAGAGCTTTTGTTTTCTCAGCTATAGATTTCTCATAATCATAAGCATCCTTTTGCTGATTCATAAGATCTTTGTACTTTTGTATAACTTCATCAAGCTTATCAAGAAATGTATCATAGCCCTCTTGAACCAAGTCCTTAAGGGCATCCTTTTCAGATATGCTTGAATTAATAGCCTCCTGTTGAGCCTTAATAAGTTCCTGTTTTCTATCCAGTAATTCCTTATCATAAGGATCATTAGCTAACTCTTCATTAATCTTAAGTATCTCATCCTTATAAGCTTTAGCCTGATTAAGATACAACTGATACTTCTGTGCGATTAATGCTTGTGCAGCCTTACCATTGTCATTCATATTGCCATTATCATCTGTAATATCTTCATTCTTTAGCAAGTCAACAAGGAACTGAGTTTCGTCTATAAGATTGCTGACATCATCACGAGTTCTATTGAAAGCATCCCAATTAATCTGTCTAATAGCATTGTCATACTCAACTAATGCCTTTTTAGCATCAAATATAGAAGAAGTAACATCATCTATAGATGCTTGCATAGAATACCAATCCTCAGATTCAGCTTCAATTTTACCAGATGCCATAGCAGAATTAAGTGCCTTTGTAAGTGCGTCTCTTTCCTGTTCAAGCTTTGTGAGGTTTTTCTGCTCCTGTTCAATCATAGAATTATTAAGCAGAGTAGAAGCAAACCAGCCCTGTTCTTCTAAGAGGTCATTATCCTTACTATATAAATCCTTAATAGAATTTACTTTCCCAAGAACTTCTTCAAACTGTGATTGAATATTATCAAATCTACTTTTAGCAAGCTGTCTTATCTCAAGGTTTAATGATTGTACAGAATCAGCAGCATCTTGTGCCTTATCATATAAATCCTGGCAATCTGAAATTGCATCCTTGAGATCTTCATCATAGACAGTTTCTATATTAAATGAACCATTTGCAATCTGATCTTTGTAATAATCGCTTAAGTCATATGAATTAAATCTATCCATATAGAAGTCATAAGCATCTGACTGTGCGTTAATCTCTGATAACAATGTTTCCATAGAATCAGAGAGGGCATTATTACGATTAAGCCATGTACGTGTTGTATCAGATACTTTATTCTTTAAACGGTCATATGCTTTGGAGATTTTAGATAAGAGAGGTTCTACCCAGTTGAAGTCCTGTGGCGATGGTTCAGAGGATGAATCACTTCCGCTAGATGAAGATGATGAATCGCTGGAATCATAACCAGACATTCCTTTCCAATCGACATTAATACTTGAACTAACCTGTTTAAAGCTATAATTATCTAAAGCATCTACCGCAGCATTAGCACCATCAACAATACTTTGGAAATGGTTGTACATATTGTTGTATTCTTCATCCATAGCTTCTACTTCATCTGGATCTGCCGAATACATACCTGCATCATACCAACCAGTTGTTTGTACCATCAATTTACCATTTGCATCCTGAACAACTTTGAAATAGTCAGACCAGACACCTGCTAATTCCTTAATAGCTTTATTGGTAATTTCCAGCTTAGCCTGTTCCATATTTGACCAGTTATCAACGTCATTGCCATACAAACTAGAAAGTTCATTATATAATTCTGGGTAATTAGTCATAACTGCATTAAAGAATTCTTCATCAGTCTGTGACTTATCTACTACAGATTGTATATACTGATTTTTGTCATTCTCATAAATAGTTTCAAGCTGTGAAAATAACTCTTGTTCAGATATTATACCTTGCATATAATCCGAAAGTGCTGCCTTTGCTTCCGGATATTTCTTGATAATGCTTTGCATAGATGATACACCTATACGTCCATTATCATCTAATTCTTTTTGGATTGTAGATAATAGGTCTGCTTCTGATTGAAGGTCTGCAAGATTGGCTGTTTGTGACTTATCATCTGATTCTGTGAGAAGAGAAGTTAAGTCAGTAAATGCACCAGATATAGATTGTGCAGCATCAGTTCCAGTTTCTTTAAGCTTATTAAGATACTTAATAAATACATCTGCTGCTGATTGTCCATCTTCTAAGATTAAATCAGTATCATTCAGCTTATCATTAAGAACATCAATCCCCTTAATATCATCCTCAGTAAGAGTACCTTCATTAAGTGCTGTTTTAAGCTTATCAACTATTGTCTGATAACTTTTATCATCTATAATAGAATCTAGTTTAACTGTATTCCATTCAGCAGACCTACCAGTATATCGGTATAAGTCCATTTCCTTCTTCTGCATATCATCCCACATAGCTTGATATTGTGGATTGTCAAATGTACCATCAGAATTCATAGAGTTCATCAATGTCTGTTTGAATGCTTCATACTTCTCTATCTTATCAGAGAAGGTTTCTTCTGCCATCTTTTCAGCAGATTCTTTTAACTTTTCATTGGAATTTGTATAATTAGAAATAAGATTATTATTGAGGTCAATACTATGTTGGTATTGAGCTTTAAGACTTTCATCAGAAGTGGCATTTAATTGTGCCTGTAATTCTTCGCTTTGTTTCTGAAATTCCTCTAATTTCTGTTCATTAGCTTTAATAGCATAATCAAAATCAGATAATTCACTCGCTCTGTCTAAAAATGAGCCAACGTGGAAACCATCTGCATCAGATGATGCTTGATAATACTGTTCCTGTTTACTAGCAGTATCGTCAGTTTCCATGCGATTTTCTCTTGTGTATGTTTTATATGCTTCGTCAGAGGCTTCCTTTGCTTTCTGCTTTTTAACCTCTTCCTGATTCTGTATCATAAGTCTTAACTCTTCATTAGTGAGTTTCAACTTATCAAGTTCAGACTGTTCTACTAATGTAATAGTACCATTATTAGACTTTTCAATTAATTCAGCTATTCTACTCGTAGTCTCTGATAGCTTAGTTTTTAATTCATCAAGCTTTGTACATGCATCCGTATAGTCCTGTTGTGCATTTTCAAATGCTTCACGCTGTTCTTTCATAGATGTTGTTAACGCATCTACTATCTTAACTGCTCCTGCAATAGCACCTAAAGTTACTGTTATAGTAAGTAATACAGGGTGTGCAACTGCAAGTGCTTTTAATGATGCACCAAGACCTTTGATAGCCGTACCAAATCCAACAGTGGCAGTAGTAGCAGTACCTTCGGTAACAGCTACGGCATTAGTAGCAGTAGCATTAGCAAGTTCAGCAGTAGTAGTTTTTAATAAACTCCCTTGAAGTCCCTTTGAAACCAAAACAGCTTTTATTTGTGTGGCGTTAAGTTGACTTTGACTTAAAGCCATTTTTGTTGCTTCTTTAGAATAATCAGAAAAACACGCAACAATTTCTTTTGTTAAATTTTTATTATTAGCAATATTAGAATTATTTAATAATTCATTTAGATTACTCAAAGCAGAGACAGACTCTCCAACAGTCTTTAGTTGCTTGCATAATAATTATAAATAAATTATAATAATAAAAATATAATTTTACAATAAGTAGGAGGTATTATGAATTACGAAGAAGCAAAAAAATATATTTATAATGAAATAAAATTAGGAAATTCTAATTGTACAGAAATTCTTGTTGATATTGCAGGAGAATTAGATCAAGATGGAATTGAATTTATTCAAAAACTCACAAATTCTTCTTATGAAGATGTAATTAAGATATGGTATGAATTAAAAAAAGATTATGGTTCAAAAAAAACCAACCCATTTTTCCCCGACCTTACCCCACAGCAAATCGCTCAAGCCAACGCCCAAGCACAAGAATTACTAAATAAACCTAAATGTCCGACTTGTGGAAGTACAAACATTAAAAAGATAGGTGGAGTAGAACGTGGGGCATCAATATGGGCTTTCGGTATCTTTAGTAAGAAGATTAACAAGACATTTAAGTGTGGTAACTGCGGTTATACTTGGTAAACATATGTTCCGAATGGTAAAATATTCCTCAAAGTAGTATGATGGTGTTATCAAATTACGGAGGAGTATCACAATGTACACATTTAAAATTAAAAACAAAGATGGTAAAGTTCAAGAGTATGAACATATCAAAAAAGTATATTATGGACATAAGGGTATATCCGAACATACTCTTGAAGGTGATGAAATATTCAATCATCAATACTCTACGGGATATGATTTGCATTTATATTCTGAGAATAATGCATTTACCATCGCTAGGTCAGAAATTTCAGTTATAGAAGTAGTAAAAGAAAATTAATTACCATACCCGAATTCAATTATCACTTCTGTATTGAGTTCGGGTATTTTATTAAGATCAAGAGCCTTTATATATTCAATAGCTGGTTTTAATTCCTCTAATTCGTTGATTTTAATTTTAATATTTAAATTTGTCATTATTTTTTACCTCACATCATAATAATTTAGGTTATTCCGTCCAAATAAATAGATATAATAAAAGAGTAGTCAATTATGCTAAAAATTCATTATTGTCCAAATTGTCACAGAGTTACATATACACATTATCTTACAAATGTATGTCGAGTATGTAATTGTGATTGTATAAAACTCGATATTGACTTTGAAGAATTCTTCTCAATGAATGAAGTCGAAAGAAAAGAATATATATCGAAACACATTGGCTTATAGAATACAAACTACTGTTCTGAATTGTATTTAATTTTGTACAATGGTAAAATATAGACATTGGAGAAACAACATAGATGTGTGCCATAACACTCTATAACCGAAGGTTGTCCCAATGTCTATATTTATGGCATTCGGAAAAATGAATCTGCCCTTTCTGGGCGCATATTTCCCTAATTTATATTTCTATTCTATAGAGAAGGGAGGTGAAATTATAATAATGGTTGATATTATTATAGCCATTTTAAAACTTATGGGTTGTGGAGGCATATGTTACTTTATCTGGTTGACATATGAATTCATTTCAATAGTTCTTATCTGTAGACATAACGAACTCTCTGATAAGAAAGTTAAATATATAACCCAAATGTTCTCTAAGAGCAAAAAATTTTAATATTTTCTCCTATATGCTGTATTCATATTTCCTTTTATTCCATTGGTAGGGCTGTCTCACGACAGTCCTATTTTATTATTCTCTTTTTATAAGTTATTTTTTGGAATTTTCTAGTTGAGTTAAACACACACTCAAATACATTACTGAATTCCGAAATCGCAATGTACACTATGCATTATAAGCGAATGTCATACTTAAGGCGATGACTCACTTAGAGGATGGGTATGTCGTTGGGGATTGCTCTCTTATATAGTTATTCTCTATATATGACCTTTCATTTCTATATATGGTCAACATTATAAATGTAGAGTACCGTCCTGCTCGTTGCCCGTTGTTAATGATACTTAGACACCTATCAAGTCTCCTTGATATTCTCATATATCCACATATACAATTTTTTCTACTTTCGTAACCTCATCCAATATAACTATATGGATTACGGTTTGTTATGTGATCCGTGGGTAGTTTGTTAAGCTACCAAGCATTCAAGCATTTATTCCTCCATGTAATAGTTTATACTCCGCTAAAGTGTTTGCAGAGTTTATATTAAGAATCCCATGTATCCATAGATTTGATTGTAACGCCATTATGTTATTCTCTTATCTATGATTGACCAACTAAAAACTGTTGGAGAGAGTTTTTGTGTAAGGTTTGAAAACCTAATCAAAATTCTTAATAAAGGCTGTTAAACCACCACCTATTGTAAGTGTTGGTATTAGATGCATTTTATCAATTACCCAACCAAGTGCTTCTGATAATTTTGTTAATCCATCTATAACTATATTTATATCACCACGATCTGCAATATCCTGAACAGTTCCAACCCAAGTTTGTTTTAATTCATTAAGCTTGTAGGTAATTGACTGTTTTGCTGTTTCCATTTCTTTGTCTGCACTGCCAGCAGCATTATCCATAACATCAAGGGCTTTCTCAACACCTTTAAAGTTCTGAATAAGAGCAGCACCAGCTTGAGCCTGTGTACGACCAAAAGCTTTAAGAAGGAAATCATTTTGCTGTTTTTGTGACATCTCATCCCAGATGTCGGCAATTTCTCTAAAATAATCTACTAAACTCTTAAACTCTGTTGTAGAACCAGGTTTAAAAACAGATACGCCTTGGGCATGTTCAGCAGTTTTTGTTAAATCAGCTAATTCACCTGTAATATTTGCTAAATCAGAAGAGTATTCTTCTGTAGATTCATCGAAAGAACGTAGTCTTAAAGCAACGCTTCTGAGGGACGTGCCACTTTTTTCTGAGTTCTGAAGGACTTCTTGTATACCTGAAAATAAAGCAAAAGCATCTTTTGTAGAAGTTCCAACAGCGGCAAGTGCAGCAGCGGAACGTTCCATACCTTCTACTATATCTTGATTGTCTTCAGCCATCGCATTGCCAAGTGCATTTATATCATCCATTATCTGAGATTTAACATCTTGATATCCGATATCCCACGCCTTCATGATGCTGACGAGTCCTTCTTGCGATGTTGTGGTATCCATACCAGGAGAAATTATAGCAAATTGCGAACTTAACTTAGCCATTTCAGTAGCAGCTTGTTTTGAATTGTATCCAAGACGACTCCAACTACTTGCTTGATCTATGATTTCTTTGGTTGTTACACCCATTTGTTTTGCAACATCATTAGAGTCATAGTAAAACTGTTCAAGTTCAGATGAGTTCATTGCTGTAGTTTTCTTTAAATCAACTAAAGCATAATCAAGTTCTTTTACAGTGCTGAAAGCCTGTTTTCCAAGATTAATAACATCATACACACCAAACATACCTGCCATCTGTGCAGCAATCTGATGGAATCCGCTATTCTTCATGGTATCCCACAAAGTTCTGCCAGCACGACCAGCTTCGACTTCGGCATTATAAATCTTTAAGATTTCACCATGAATCTTGTCAAGACTCATACTAGGATTACCACTTTCAATTTCTGCATAGTAAGCTTTAATCTTAACTTTAGCCTCAGTAGACATATTACCGTTCTCAGCTAAAAGCTTATGAATCTTGTCTAATTCTTTCTGACCAGATACAAAGTTATATCCTTTTTCAGAAGCTGACATATTAGTAACAGTAGCGATAGTATCTTTGATTTTCTTTTCATAATTATCCAATTTAGAAATATCTTTGCTTGTCACCAAACTAGCATCTTTGCCTTTTAATTCATTGAGCAGAGTTTCATACTCTTTAACAGCATTCTTAACTGCTTGCACATTTTCCAAATATGTACTACTTGTCCAACCACCATCATTAAATCTATCAATAGTTGTCTTGTATTTATCAATCTTACCATTGTAAGAATCTAGCCGCTTATCATACTTGTTAAGGTTTACATTAACATTTTGTTCTTTAGCCTGTGTATTTTCCTTAACTTTTTGAGTATTCTGCTCTAATACATTATTCTCTTCTTTAATGGAATTAGTAGCAGACTCTACAGATGCAGAAACATCTTTGTCAGGAAATGCGTCTTTCTTTGGATTATTCTCTAATGAAATATTCGTTTTCTGTCCAATCTTACTTTGTGCATCAGCCAATTTCTCAGCTTCTTTTGCAGCGTTTTGATACGCATTACTAATATTCTCCACTTGTTTGACAACACCACTCGTATTGCCACCCATGTTGCCCATATTCTTATTAACATTGAGAATATTCTGACTCAGTTCAGAAAGTGACTTATCAATGTTCTGGATAGAAGAGAGTAGTGTCTTCGTACCAGAATCATCTACTTTACCAAAAGCTTTACTTAAACTCTGTACTTCTGATACAATACTTGATAACTCTTTTGATAAATTCTCAAACTGTTTAAAATCACCTGTTCCTTTGCCAAGAGAATCAAGCATTTTTTCGAGATTAGAAATTACATTAGATAATTTCTTTTCATCAACATTAAATTTAATTGTATATTCTCTACCCTCAACAATATCTAATCTGTCTTGGACTTGTTTCATATCTTTAAGCAGTTTTTCTACATTTGATTTAATTTCTAAATCATACTGATATGTACCTGGCATTTCCTACCTCACTTTCTTAAAATTTGTTCTATTCTTTTATTGATAATGTCATCCAAACGACCACCAAATCCACTTTCAATGTCTCGTTCAACATACATATATGGAGGTAATGATTGATGCATCATCCATTTTCCATGACCATGTTCTCCATCCATAAACATATAGTCGAAAGCAAGACTGGTATTTAATTTTTGATGATTACCTTTTTTATTAGAATATTTCCCGTCTTCTCTTGGTGCATCATATGTATTTCCCCAACCATATCCAGCCCAACCGATATAATTATCCATTGCACCTGAATCAACCGAAAAACGAAGAACATTTCCTTTTCCTTTTGTTCTTGTAGAATCAAGAATTTTCATAAAGTTATATGTTCTTTCATATGACTGTGGAGTATAGTCGTTGTACCAATCTATCAATGAATATCTAACAGATTCTTTTAGAAGTTCATTTGCTTGTGGTGCGACTTCTTCTGCAATATGATTTTCAATTCTGTCTAACTTCTTTTTAAAATCTGCATATATATTTTTAGCCAATTTCATCACCTCCAAAATTTTCACTATAATTTCGCTATTTTTACACTAAAATAGGAGAGTAGTATAACCACTCTCCATAAGAAAAGCCCTATACGCTGTGACACGTATAGAGCCTAAAATTACACTTCCTAAATAAAGGAATATATGCTATTATATTAATATCTGTGGTAAATATAGGTAGATAAGGAGAAACTAAAAATGGAAACATTTTGCTCAATAGTTTCTGCCTGTGTTACAGTCTTAGGATTTGTATATACAGTCTACAGAGATAAAGATAATAACAAAAAATAATATGATTTTATAATCATATTGTAATAAATATGAGTATCTACTTGGATTATGAATTAAATAGAACGGGAAGAAGACCAGCCACCTTTTTCTACACAAAATTATAATTACAAAATCCTATATTTACATAAGTTCTTGAGGTATAATAAAACAAGTAGAGAAAGTATTTATCTTGACAAATACTATATATAGTGTATATAATTAACAATGAGCAAAATAAGAATTCCATAAACCTTATCTAATGGACACAATTTGGCTAATTGTGCTTCTCAAAAATAAAATTGTTTTTTTTACAGGAGAAGATGGAGTATTGATAGGAAAATAGCATCGTAGAAATACGGTGCTATTTTTCTTTTATTAATTATGTATTATTCCATATATCATACCAACCAGTCCAAACACAAAATAATAGTGCGCAGTAGTTAATTCAAATGAGATAAATGGTTGTAAGGCTTTAATACAAATATTATCAACATTGAACCATGAAAGAATCCGTCCGCATAAAAGTCCGTATAATATTCCACATATCATTATTCCACTTCCTTAAAGCTGCCAGCTTTTGCAAATTCAACGACCTTCTGTACATCTTTTTGTGGAATATCTGCAATTTTATCCTGCACAGCTTCCATGAAAGGTTCAACAAGAGTATTAATTAAAGTCCCAAATCTTTCGACCTGACGACTAACATATGCGTGTGGTTCATACATATTCTGCATAATATCAGACTTGTGCATATCAATAAGAGTTCTTATTTCAGATATCTCGCTTATAGGAATAAGTGGTGGAATTTCTTTCTTATCTACAATTTCACCAATCATTAATTTATCGAGTAACCTACAAGACTTTAATAAGTCATAATCTGTCATAAAATTAGTATCATCGCTGCAAATAAGATTTGTATATTTTTCAATAACTTCTCTAACAAAAAGCATATACTGAACGAATGAATTAATATGTATATTATCAGTCTTGCGGAACTTAGTTTCACCATTTTCATCTGTATATTTTTCCTGTTCAAACATAGTTCTATCTGTAATGACTATTGCAATAGCGTCTTTAATGTTTACAGGTAAATAAGATATAATTTCTAGCTTCTCCTGTATATATCTTTTTTTTAATGAATCTACACACATATTGTATCCTTCAACAAATTCTTTAACTGTTATCTTATTCATATTCCTTTTTCTCCTTTATAAATTATTCTTCTACGATAGGCACAAATATAGCATATAATTCTGCACTAAGTCCTAAACTAAACAATTCATCAACGGTCATTGAAGTAAATTCAACATCAATATTCTGATTTCTGAGTACGTTCATCTCTTCAACAAACTTATCCATATTTTCGGAATCTTTCTTGATTTCTATATTTCCTGTCTTGTTACCTTCCTTATCAAGAACTGGTTCACCATATTTCTTAACAAGATCCTGTCTTGTCTGATCATAGTCTGTATAGATGCCAGAGAAACTTCTTATTATACCAAGAAGCTTAAATTTAGAAAGAGATGTAATGTTAGAGTCTTTATTCTCTATAATACCCTTTGTTATCTCATATATATTTGTTGCTTCGTAAAGCTTCATTGTTTTCTTCATATTATATTATTCTCCTTTATAATCTTGTATCGTTAAGAAAAGTATTAATATCATAACGATAATTCACTTTTAATTTTTTCTTATTAATCAATATTGGGTTACAATATTTCAATAAATCATCTTCATTGAAACTTTTCTTAGATATAGAATTTATTAAATTATCCCATTCATCTATCATAAGAAAATAGGTATTACTTGTTTTTCTGAAATCCAAAATAAAACCACTACATACATTTTTATAAGTAGAAAACTTCTTTAACGATTCTACTTGATAGTAGTGTATAATTCCTTTATCTTCCTTGGTTCGTTCAAATGAACAAGATCCTTCAAAAGTTTTTAATTCCAATGTCCAAAATGTATTTCTATTGCCACTAAAAATCATAAAGTCACATGGACTATGTTGACTAAATCTTAACTTTAAACTCATATCAAATGATTGAGCAGCATCAGGCGGTCTATAAATTAATACATCTTCTGGGCATGAATTTTTGAAGTTCTGTTCAAAAATTTTGCCTATATTTTTTGCTATAACTATTCATTCCTTTCTTGATTAAGGGTAGAAGAGTGGTCTAGCCACACACTCTCCGTAAAATAAAAAATGCCCTTACTACATGGCTAGATAGTAGTAAAGACACTTTAAATGTGTTATAAATAAAAAGAGTGACTTCCGAAGAAATCACTCTTTTAATAATATTTAATTGTTATTTACATCGCTAATTGCATAGGATATAATTCCCATTTGCCATTTGGATATTTTTCAGCATTATCAGTTACTATCTTATGTACTTCTTCAAGAGTTCTAACATTTGTATCAATATATATAACCTTTCCTCCCGTTATACATAATTCTTCGCAAATTAAATTAAAATATGTCATAAACATTCCTCCATTATTTCTGTATACAGAATAATTCATATAGATTTACTTTAAGTACACGAGATAAGGTGATTGCATGACTTAATAAAATATCATTTGTTTGATTATTTACAATTTTTGAAAGAGTGGTTCTTGAAATACCTGTTCTTTCTGATAATTGCTGTAATGTCATATTTTGTTTACAACGATATTCATCAACTTTGTTCTTCATATACATAAAGTATTTCCAATAATTTATTTTATATGAGTATTATACATAAATATATGTTAAGCAAAGTTTACCAAATATGTGATATTATAAAAATTAATCTTCTTTAATTGGCAAAGCCATAATTTCAGGATATAATTTGTCGTGATAAATATCATCGCCTCCTGCAGCTTCATAGATCTTTCCAAGTTCAATAAATGTTTTTAACCCTGATTTATCAATATACCCTTTGGTTACAAATTTTTCATGTAACCCATATAGTTGTCCTCTGAGAGTAGCAACTGTTTTTTCTTTATCTTTAATTTCTTTCTTTATGAGATTATCTTTAATATCATCAATGCCTCTGGATATTTTTTGAATTTCTTGGTACTGCCAATTATCATGTTTTTCAAGCGTTTTAATTCGAGTTTCAACAGTTTCTCTATCTTCGTCAATGCCTGTCTTTAATCGGAATTTCTTTTTAAAATAACCGAATATTTCAAGAATTTCCTTAGCAGCAAATAAGATGGCAAAAAAACCAAGAATGACTAATAAATAATCAATTTGTGCAAGTTTTTCTATAGAAACCACTCATATGTACCATCCCTTCTTACTTCTTCAAAAAATTCTTAAAAGCTTCATATAAACCTGTAGAAGCAAGACCAGAGACAAGACCACCGAGCAGTATTTCAGGTGTAAAGGTCATATTCATCCATATATTAAGGATTACACCCAATGCACCCATAATTGCAGGAATATACTTATTAACTGCATCTGTTGTTACAATATTTTTTAATACATAGCCAATACATAAGCAAATACCAACGATAATCGGTACTGCAAAATTTGTTAAAAATGATAAATCTGTCATAATTTTAATCCTCCGTATCATAATTTTTCCATCTTTGATATAATTCTTTAGTGTCTTTTCGATCAAATATCATCACAATAATTTTCCTGTCATTCTTATTATCATAGCTAGGATAAATGTCGATAGGATATGCACCAGAACTCATATAAAAGATTTGCTGTTTTACATTGCAGATTCTATTCACTTCATGCTCTGAATAGTTTCGTGCGTTATGTAGATTAGTTTCTATCATATATTTTCCTTTCAATCCGTAATAGCGTAAAAAATAGGGATTACAACATTGAATAGTAATATGTTATAATCCCTTATTTAAAAATCACTATTCAACATTACTTTCAGCCTCATTTTCGACTTTTGTAACAATATCCTTTTTGACAGATTTAGCCTCTGTCTTTTTATTTTCTTTCTTAATAACTTGTGCTTTTGCCTTCATGATAGAGGTAATAGAATTCTTATAACTTTCGCCAAAGTATTCTTTTCTGCTCAAATCTAATTTTTCTAATTTTGGTTTTGCTTCAATATCTGTCGTGCGTCCATCTTCAAATGCAGAAGTCACTTCATCAATTTCATGGCAATTATCTGAACACCAACAAAAATACCATGTTGGTTTCAAACGATCTTCTGGATTACAAACTGGACAAAATGAATAAGTCTTACCGCAAAGCACACAAGTTCTCAATTCTTTCTTTGACATTATTCCTCCTTGTAAGAATAGGGCAGTAGTTTAACTGCCCTGCGTGTTCTTATAATTCGATATCGTCCTCTTCCTCGTCAATGTAATAAATAGAGAAAAGTTCTCCATCTGTAGAGCAAGCATTTAGCATCATAGAACCCTTATAATCCATCGTCTGAGAATCACCACCCTGTAATGCAAGTGAAAACTCAGGACTTGGCATAAATGAAGGGATGTGAATGATAGCTGCTTTTAATACATCAGTCTCACACTTATCTACTACAAGTGCCTTGAAGAACAACTCATGAGATTTTGGGAACTTTTTACCAGAATTAGTAATCTTTGCTCCGCTCTTAATTGTCTTCTTATACTTGACAATATACTGAGTTTCACCATCTGCGATAGGCGGTGTTAATACATCACTCGCAGGTGTATTGTCTGGTTCACCCGAAGCTTCGGTGTGCTTAATTGCATATTCAGTAGCAGAAGCGGCAGATCCTTTCTTAAATTCGTCCTTACCCATAGAACCCTTTGTAGAAAGAGCATTTACATGGATAGAACCTTCAACAAATCCCGTAACATCTAATGTTTCGCCAGCTTTTACGATCTGAATCATCGGCATAACAATACCCTTATCTGCGGTTGCAATCTCAGCATCAGTAGCAGAAATAGTCTCTACAACAGCAAGGTTAAGGAATGCGTTAGTTGCAGTAACCTCACCTTTCTTACCTGTATACTTACGATATACAAGGTTTCCATCCTTATCATTGATATCTGTTGAGTCAGCCGTAATATCAATATTTGCCTGTGTAAGCTGTGTTAAAGCATACAGAGGTGTACCATTAGACTTTGCACCGTAACCAAACTGAAGTCTATCTACGATTACGTCACCTAATTTAAATGCCATAATTATTTTCCTCCTTTAAAATTGTTATTTTTATGCAATAAAAATGAGCGATTAAATATCGCCCATAAAATTGATTAAATCTTCAGGAATGTCTTTGGCTGACACCATACCACCGTAAATTCCGTGTAAAGCAGCCGTTCCCTGTTCGTATTTTTGAATTCTGTTTACAGAATCCATAAACTGACATATATTCACTTGTTTTAATTCTTCCAACTTATATTTAAACCCAGGATGATTTATACAACTCGAAACAAGTGGTAAAAGAGTCGATGCGCCTTTCTTTTTATCATCCTGTTCTGCTTTCATTCTATCTTCTTGTAAAATCCATTGTTTTGTTGTTTTACCTTTTGCCTTTTCAACCTTTGGATGAACATTCATCATCGCTCGAATAAATTCAGCAATTTCCATATATTCATCATCATAAATAATCATATTTTTATCTTGATTTAAAAGCGCAAGATGATTGTATTCTGGATCGTCAACATTTTTTCTTGCTTGAATTAGTTCAAATCCATCAAAACTAAAATCTTTGAATAGTAGCTTTAACGGCTCTTTATCTTCGAGCAATTGATATAAGATATAAAACACTTCAATATCTTTTGTTTTGTTCCAATCCTTTTTAAATACATCATAAAGAAGAACTCGAATGGAAGTAGAATTACTAAGAAAAGGAGAGATTGCATGGTAAAATTTTGATTCGCCAATATTTAAAATATCTCCTATGGTTGGAATTGAAATAGTTATACCATTTATTGTATAATCTTCACCAAAATACATTTTAAGTTTGTCAAAATGGTATTCTGGATTATTACTTTTTTCTTGTTTCTTTTTTATATCTTCTTCAGCAGCAGATTGAAGATTATTTAATGTCTCTAATACATCCAAATAATCACCGCCTTATACCGTAATTCATAATAGAAGACTTTTTATCTGTTGTTTTATGAATTCCATTAGTATCAACAACTTGGAATACGAGAGTGCGAACAAGATAATTATTATCTGTTGTAGATTCCTTAGAAGATATGAGATGAGTCTGCATACCAAAGATATTTGACCAATTAAATCGCTCTCTTATAATAGAAGCAATAAGATCGTGTCTTGGAACACCAGTTAATTTATCATTTCTGTCATTACCATGAACAAAAATAGTAAATGTAACATTTGTATACTTTAATGTATCCTGATAGCGAGGCATTTCATCAAAAGATACTTGGTAACAGATATAATGTTTTACTTCAGTCTGAGTATCAGGAATAAATAAATAAGGACGAATATTAGATGTTCCACCAAAATATCTATCCCATTCCCCAAGAGGTTCATACTCTTTTGTATCTTCGTTCCATTCCCAGTTGATATTACCATCATCGTCAAAAAGTTCAGATTCTAATGATTTTTCATTAAGTGCATATAAAAGACATGGATTAAGCATAAGTGCTTTTTCAATCTTTTTCTTATACTGAATATTTTCATCATCAGGAGTAGTCTTATATGCACGAAGCTTATTTAACAAATCATTTTTTGTAACTAATTTTTCTGCCATAAAACACCTCCTATTCAGTTAATTCTAACGACAAAATTTCGGATTCAATCGGTAAATTATCCTTAACAATTTCGCACTTAATAGACAGTATTTTGCCGATAGTAGAAGCGTCATTAGGAAACTTTACTTTCTTTTGGTTGTACTCTGTGCCAGCTCGCCATGTAACTTTATCAGTCCAATTTTCATTATCAATAGAGCAAGTCCATGTAAAGGTTGCATCAACATATTCAGTTGTAATATCTTCATTGGAATCATTAAATAGATTTACTGTGAGATTTTTATAGCTGCCACCAACTTTAATAGTTGAAGTGGATGCTGAAATTCTTGCTGTAATAGAAGATGGGGGAGTGGTTGGAGTAGATGGATCAGTTGGGGCAATTTCTGAATCGAAATAGTTCGCATACATTTCGCCCGTTTCAAGATTGACATAATCCGTATGCTCGTTCCAAAATGCCGTATATATAGTAAGTTTTTGAATACCAAATGGCATTGAATTTTCAACCTTGGTCACTGTCCATACTGTAGGATGTTCTGTTAAAGCACTTACTACAACACGCATATTTTTAGAATCTTCAGAAGTGTACCAAAACTTCTCTGTAATAGAGTTCATTGGCAACCATATCTTATCCTGATTATCTGTATGTGTAAAATATCGGTCTGTGTAAGTTCCGATCGTGTAGGAATTCTGTTGTCTTAAACAACACCACATACGTCTCTTGATACGCTTATCATTAGATTTTTCAATCCATGTAAGTTCGTAATTTACTGGTAAAATTAGATACTTTGGAAACTGATTTGCAGGTTCATCACGACAGACAATCCACTTATGATAAATTCCTCTATCATCTGGAACGTCCACGAAAAGCCCTATCGGAAATGTTGCCCCATAGCGTTTCCTAAAATCAACCTCATAATAATAAAGGTCATCACCTTCGTTGAATCTTACAGGCTGACTTGGACGAAACATAAGATAGTATTCTACTTGATCTTTGTCCATTGACTGATAAGATTTGATAATGAACTTTGCATCTATCTTTGTCTTATTGGTATTTTCATATGTCATACCTTCAGCGAGAGAACGTGTAATTCCATACTCGTCTGTGAAGAAGTCATCATGAAAATAGTCATAGATATAACAAGTCCTTGTAGCTATGTCGTTTTCAAATGTCTGTTCCATCGCCCAATCAGACTGTTCCTTATATATCTGACCAATCGTTTTAGCTTCGTTGTTCTTGGCGTTTGCGACACGCCTAGCTGTTTGTAGACTCGGCATCGCTTACACCTCCCTCAAACATTGCTTTTATATATCCATGAGAATCTAAGATTGCCCTACGGAATTTTTTGTAACTGAAATGGTCGCTCTTGAAATTATCCATAGCACCTTGTAAAGTCGCCATAAGAGTTACCATAAGCCCGTTATCGTTAAATAATGTTTTTGTTCCACCTAATTTAAACATAACGTTTTCAAAGAAGACGAGAAACGCTTCATCATCTTCAAATATTTTCTCTTCAATTGTCTTGTCTTTATAGAGCAGTAGTTTGTGAATATCACCGTGCATCGCACGAACTGCTTCATTGATTTGCTTGTCTGTAAAGTCACCATATATGTATTGCATATTAGGACTCCGTGTTAATATAGGAATTATACATATATCCGTAATCACGAATACGTTTATTCAATTCAGTTTTCATGGAATCAAGACGGTCGATCATATTTTTATGATTGTCGAGTAGCTTCTTTTCTTCTTTACCACCTATCATTACTGATGTGTGCATAATAGAATCAACCTGTGGCTGTAACCACTCAATCGTCATTCCAAGCACAAGAATTCCTACGACAAAATTCATATCAGCCGTTTCGTCTACTGAATTATTCAGTGTAAAATCCAACTGTTGAATTTCATCATCGAGTGTGAGAGAAGAGAATAGTCTACGCACCCTTGGATTAGCAATTACATTGCTTAATCGCTCTGTATATATTTCAAGCAAATCGTTTTCATCAAGAGAGAGTTCTTTCATATCTGAAATTCGTCCTCTTGTTCGTGAAAAAATTGTTTCATATGGAAGCGTCATTGTGAGCCTCCTTTATTACATATTCAATTTTAAAAGTAACTCTGTTCCAAAAATAGAATCAAGCATCTGAATTCTCTTAACAGAATCAAGTGTTCCGTCATCAACCATACTTGTTGCAATAGTTTTTAATGCTTCCTGTGCTCCAATTGGAAGAGAATAGATAGCTTTTTCCATTTGCGAAGGAGTCATCTTTAAAATATCTCTTAAATCATTTGTCGAATGAAGAGTAGAATATAAATCATCAAGTTCTGGATGTAATGCAATGAAATCTGCATCCTGCACAACAAAACGAGGTTTAAACATCATCTTGTCACCCTTCCTTGCTGCATAATCCAAATCTCTAAATTCAATTTCCTGAACGTCATCAATATCTGCAAATGTATATAAAGTATCTGATTTAAGTCCAACATAAAATAATTCTCCTGCGGTAAGAGACACACATGGAATCATTTCTGTTGGCTCAAACTTCTTTTTTTCTGATTTCTTTTCAGCCACATCAGTATTAGTATTTTCTACTGCTTTTGTGGTTGTCTTTTTTGTATATGCCATTTATTTTTTCCTTTCTATCCAATATAAAAAGAGTGGCTAGATAATCTAACCACTCAATTTTATTTATTACTCAAGAGTCCACTGACCAAAGTACTGTGGTAATACTACCTCAACACCCATTTCTCTCTGAACTTCATATTTCTGGAAGTCATCAGCGTGTTCACCCTTCTGAGTACCAGACTCATAAATCTGAGTTTCGCCCTTATCTGTAAACCACACGAACTGTTCCTGATTCTTTGCAAAGATAAGAAGTCTCTTATCGTCAATAAGTCTCTTTGTTACATCATTGAAAGCAAATCTCTGAGGAATCTCAATGAGTTCTGTTCCCTCATATGTACCAAGGCGACCTGTCTTAGCAACATCCTCCTTCTGAGATAAACTTCTCCAATCAACTTCTGTAAGACCATTAAGTTTCTTTAATGCAGTCTTTGTACCCATAATAACAACTTCTGCGCTATTGGCTGTTCCAACATCCTCAAGAAGTGTATCAAACTTGTCTTTTGTAGAAGCAGATAAAGCACCTGTTTTTACAAACTGAGAGTTGTTAGGTAACTTAGTAGCAGCTCCATAAATTCCTGTATAGCAAAGTTCCTGAACCTTATATACAAATGCTTCTGCAATCTTATCTGTCAGTTCTGTAAAATCAATACGTCCAAGTAAAATAAGATCAATATCCTTACCAATCTTTACACCATACTTCTTAGTATGAATCTTGTGTGCTGTACCTTCATTTAAGTACTGTAAAGTCAGATCATGATGGTCGCCACTGATTTCAGCAACAGCAAGCATAACCTTTTCTTTTGACCAGAACTCTTCCTCGTCACCAAGTTTAACATTTCTCATATCTACAAAATCATTAAACCACTCAGATTCCTTAAATGCTGTATCTACCTTAAAATCAATATCAGACTCAAGTAACTCATATACTTCTGTGTGATGAAGCTCTAAAGCTCTTTCACGTCTCTTGTTGGATCTAAGATCATCTTCAGTAAGGTCACATACTTCCATAATAATTTTACGGATTGCCTTGTTTGCTTCGTGCTTAGAAACCTTTCTCTGGTTTCCGTCATCATCGTACTCATAAATATCAATTCCGTGATTTAAATTGTATGTAAGCTTCTTAAAATTTTCATACTTATCAGCATCTTCAAAAACTTTTCTTAAATGTTCTGTACTAAATCTCATCATTATTCTATATCCTCCTTTCTATTACGCACCAATTTTTAATTTTCCACTAGAAATCGTTGTGATTTCAGCTCCAACTGTAGGTGAGCCATCAAAGTTGTCCTCTGTAAGCCAATAACGATCCTGTGAATGAAGCATGTATCCACGAACTGCACCGTCTGCTGGATCGTTATAGAAATTAGAAGCAAGTGCGAGTGAACGAGGACTCTCGACATTGTTGAGTGGTTTCTGATAGATAACACCAACTCCCTTTGGATCTCTAATTACAACAAGGTATCTTCCTGACGCATCCTTCATTGCGATATAAGCATCAATTTCAGTTGCAGCTTCCATCTCCCAATTATCAAGAGAAGTCATCTTACCTGGTTTAAAATGATATCCGTTAGGTGTATCTTCTGTGATCTTTACGGATAAAATGTGCTCACCATAATCCTGAGCAAGTAAATTACCAATTTCCATCTGTGGAAATTTTGTAGCAGCATATTTAATAGCCATTATGTTTTCCTCCTTAAATTTTTGTTTTTTTTGCAATAAAAAAGAACGCATAAAGCGTTCTGTGCGAAATAAAGTTATATTCAGTTTTTAATCAAATAAGTTGCCGTAGTTTTTCTTAGGCTTTGATTTCTTATTCATATTTGTAAGTATCTTAACTGAATTTGTGTTTTTCTTTGTGTCAACAGAAGAGAAGTTCGCATGTGCAGACATATAATCTGAATGCATAACCTTTACCTTTGTTTCAAAGTCTTCTACAGAATAATTATCCATAGTCTTTACTAATTCGGCAAAATCAGCATTCACATAATTTCCATCTGAATCTTTCTCTGTAAGAACAGAATAATTATCAGTATTGAGAATAGCTTCTTTCTGGGCATGAAGCTCATTCTTTTCTGCTGTCTCTTTGAACTCCTTGAGGGCGGCGTAATTTGAACGCATAGATTCAAGTTCAGCCTTCTCACTTGCTGTTAAAAGTTCACGGAATAATTCTATACGCTCACCATCAAATGAAACATTATCTCCATCTTTTGTATAGTTCTGGCGGTAAATTTTATCTGTACACCAACCCTCATATACAAAATAAGAATCAAATACATTTGAGATATAGTAATAATCATTATCCGACTCTTCATATGGGGCTAACAGATTATAGAGTGCATATCTTGTATCTTCGTGAGAAATCTCATATGTACGAACAATCTTTTCAAAAGTCTGACTTCCACCTTCATCACCATCTGGATCAGAAGCTCCTTCGCCATCACCTTCTCCATCATTGGAAGGTTCACCAGATTCTCCGTTATCTGAATTGTCTCCGTCTGAATTGTCATCATCGAACATCTCAGCGAATTTTGCTTCAAGTTCCTCATCTGACATTTCTGCATAGTCAAATGCTACATCTTCAACAGTTTTACCATACTTGGCAAGTAACTCTTCAAATTTTGTCATTTTGTTATTTGTTCCTCCTTCCTTTGATTGTGTTTGAACAGGAGTCTGTTCTTTATTGAAATTAGAAAGTGTCTTGTTAAGATTTTCTAAGAGTTCAATCATTTTTTCATCTTTGTCAAATTTTACTGAATTGTTATTTACACTAAAATCTGCAATATCAGCACGAGAACCTTCCATGCCTTCCTGAATTTCTGTACCATCATCATGACTTCCTAACAAAGTTGAAGCATTTACATAGAAATCGTTTAATTCAAGATACTTTTCTTTGGCGTTGTAGGATAATTCATCAATGAAAAGCTCACAGCTATTTTTTGAACCTTGTTTTGCACGAATAATTTCACAAGCCTTTGTATATTCTTCGCTAATATAAGCATAAGCACATACATAATCTTTATCTAAATTATCATCATGTTCCCAAAACGCAGGTTCAGATGAGAAAGAGCCAACTTGAGATTCAATATATCTAAGTTCTTCATTACCTTTTTCGTCTTTAACAATTTCCATCTCATGACCTTCGAAATCCCAAGTTCCGTCTGCAAGCTGATGGATCGCCGCCAACACAGGTCTGTCAGCAATTGTATTCATTGCTTTCTCAGCAGCATCCTTTGATACATAACTCTTATTTCTGTTAAGTCCTATATGAAAAATTCTGAATTTAAGACGCATCATTCCACGATGATTTTCGTCTACGGTATCGTCTATCTCAAAAGTAGTAGGTACTTTTAAAGCCAACTGATAGCCAGTATCTTTAGAACTGAATTTTGCAAATTTCTGCTCTTGACAGAATTTTAGTAAATCATCTTCAGTTAAAATTTTCTTTTTAATAACCTTTGGCATCTACTTAATCTTTTCCTCCTTTCTGACATAATAAAAGTCGCCCAAGGAAGACGACTAAAATGTAAGCATACTTGTATACTTTAATTTATTTATATCTATATTTTCTGAAAACCGAAGAGTATCAGTATTCAAAAATACATAAATACCATTAGAATTTTGCACCTGTTGATATCCTAATTGAGATAGGAGAGTAGCAGTAGGTGCATCTTGCGTTTGTATAAATTTTTGATTCATTCCATCAACTCCTATTTATCATTTAAATTCTCGTCTCTTGTACGAAGTCCCGCATCTGTAAGTTCCGAATCATCCTTCTCTTGACCACCGCCTTTATCATTACCTGTCTGAGTATAAGTGCTAGATAGTGGCTTGAATTTTGAACTAAGCTGCAAACAGTCTTCTTCCAAAAAGTTCATAGATAACGTATCTTTTTCAGACACACCATTTAGTGTGTTATAAAGAATTTTGTTTGGCAATCCATTGGTACATGATTCCAAGATTGATTTTCTAAAGTCATCTTTCTGATAAATAGAGACATCAAAGAATTTAATTTTACAGGGTTCAGATATCCAACTAGATAAAAGTCGATTTACAATCGCTTGAATCTGTGGAATAAGAGTTGAAATAGAAAATGTAGAATCTGCAAGTACGCCATATTTAAAAGCAGTAGAGTTAGAAGCGGAGTTTAGATTTAATATCTGAGCACCACCAGCCGTATTGAGAATTTCTTTTGTAGCTTTTTCAACCTTTGTAACATCACCTGTTGCATCATCTGGAAAACTAATTTCATGTAATTCACCAGGAACAATAGCAGCGGAAATATAAGGAGGTAATGCTTCTTCAAGCATACGATTGAAATACTGAATCATTATATCTGGATTTACAGCCCAATCATCTACATCATTACCCATAGTTTTCATTTCAAGCCATACTAATTTATAAATATTAGCTGCTTGTTGAACTGCTTGATAATCAGAAGCGTCCATAAGATCAATCAATGATAAAAATATAGGTGTAAGCACGGGAACGATGGTTTCCCAGTCTTCAGACCTAAATTTAATACATACATTATATTCTTCGGGAATTAGCTGATATTTTTCATTTGTACTCTGATATGTATTCCACATACTATTAAATGGTTCGCCCCAATATTCAAGAAGTTCCTGATGACTACGGAAATAACTCATATCCATAGCTCCTGCAAATGAACCATCAGGAAACATACCTGCTATTTTCATATAATCTGGATCTAATGGAAGAACAAACATTCCTTGTCCCTCTGTATAGTAAGCACATCCATAAAATACATCTTCTCTTAAAGTGATAGACGCAGCTTTACGAAATTCATAATTCAATCCTAGAGTGTCAACTATATCAACTGTTTCTTGATACTTTTGTAATGTGGATTGCACATCATTTTCGCCTGAGATTATAAATGGAGGAACTATATTACGAATTGTAAGATCAATCTGATTTGCATAATATTTACAAAGACGATAATAGATTTCTGAACGATAATAAAGATAACGAGATAAGCTTCGTAGATTCTTTTCATTAGAAGAGATATTCTTTATGTATGTTTTTACATCTTCCTTTGAGTAGTTACTGATTGACGTATATCTGGATGATTTCTGAATATCTCGAAGACTTGTAATTGCACTTGTTGCATCTTCATAACGTTCAAGTCTACTTTTATTTTTCTCATACCATTCACGCATTTCATTTGCGGTTGGCTGTTTGGGAGTAGAAGAAGTGGTTTTCTTCTGTGAATTATTTATTTTAGCAGGTGCATTAGAATTTGCATCTACTTTCTTAGGTCTAGGCATATTTGATAATGCACCTCCTTAATTATATTTTGCTTTGCGGATTGTAAGCTTATTTATAAAACTTGTGGCATCTTCTGTTGGTCGCTTTTTATTTGTAATGGCTTTTCTACGTTCACACATAAGGGCATAAGAAGCCATACATGCTGTATCATTCTGTTACTTTTAAACCTATTAAATATATTCAAAAATATAATTTTTTGCTGTTTTCTGTTTTCCTTGTAAACAATATTGAATAGATTGTCTATTAATATTAGTCATTCTGTGTGCTTCCATTATAGATTTAAAGGTAGATAAAATATTCCCATCTAAATCTTTTTGAACAACATATTTTCCATCATAATTAATCTTTTGCTTTGATGTATAATAATTCCAATCTATTTTATTATTATTGAAGTCATCTTCATAAAACCAATAATATCCGTATGCAGTTTTATGTCCATAAACCATGTTGCAACATAATTCTATATTTCTTTTTGAATAACCAAGAATTTTTGAGGCATGTGATACCCCATGCCATTTATTAACAATTTCTAAATTTTTATTAATTTGAAGTAATGTTTTAGGATTTTGAATCATTCTCATTTTCTCTATTTCTTCTTCAGTATGTTTATAACCACGAATTCCATTTCCACCTTCACACAAGTTATATCCATTACTCATAGAATTATATTTGTTTATATAAAATTTCTCACGCTCATCTAATTCAGAGACAGAACATTCTTCAATTACGGCAAAAATAAAACAATCTTCTCCATATTTGTTCCATGCAAATTGAAGATGATTGTTAATATGACGATTGTTATTCAATTCAGATTTATGTCGCACCCATCTATTTTTTATATCTGTAGATTGACCAATATATAGTTTGTTATTTTTAACATTTTTTATCATATAAATACCAGTTATAGTATCACTTCCTTTAACTGATATATTTAATAGGCGATTAAGGTACTTCCAAGAGTGTCTTTACACTCGACCTTAATTCTCGTATTTCATTTTTAAGTTATATTACGAGTTCAGACTATCGCATCTTCATATATAATTTGTAGAATGAAGTTTTCTCACTTAGTCGTTGCAGCTACCATTACGCTTGCTGTGGGTTATCCACTTCTGGACTTTCCCAATTAATCAGAGAAAATTTTCTATTTGTAATTTATCTACATTTATTACAAAGTACCCTATACAAATTAAGGCACGATCATCATGGAGCTTATTAGCCTTCTCAGGTGTAAGTTCAAACGAATCCTTTCCAGAATCACGCTTTTTACGAACCATATTGACAAGCTCTTCTTTTAAAGCATCAATATTAGCAAGAGCAATTTCATCCTGCCAATCAAGTTTTATAGTTTTTGTATTAACGGATTCAATTTTCTCTAATTCTTCATTGAGCTTAGTTTCAAATTCCTTTTCATTAACTTTTTGTTTTCTGAGTTCAGCAGAAATTCGTTCTTTTTCTTTAGCCAATTTTTTCTCATCAACATCAAAAACAGTAAGATAGCCTTTATGATCATATTGTGCTGTAAAGCTGATTTTATCCTGATTCATCAATTCTATCATTGCTTCATACATTTCAGATTTATAACCAGTAGGAGACATAAGATGCACTTTGTCTACTGCATTAGGAAATTTCTTAACATAATCAGCAGAGTATTCCTTATCAATTAATCCTCTGTGAACAATACCAGCAGAATCCGTCCAATCAGGCATTAAATAATCGGCTATATTAACACCCGATCCGCCACTACCTGCATCAATGTATACACCAACAATATTCCCATATGCGTCAGCTCCACCGTTATAATCAAGAATTACTTTTTTTAGATATTCGATCTGATCTGGAGTTTGCATAGGAGATTTGATTTTTTTACCAACATCAATAAGATTAATACAGTTTACCAATCTCATTCTTGTGTCAATACTTCCGTCAACCTGTTCATATTCATAAATTTCACCAACAAGAATTACTGAATTATCTCGGCTTCTAGCAGGATCATATGTGATGACGAACTTTTTATCACCTGTGTCATTATAAAGAAGAGGTTTTCTTGTTTCTTCATTTCGTGTGATAACACCTCTACGAATAATTGCATCCGTACCAGCATCAGTAGTAAAAATACAATAATATTCACGCCTTGCTTTTTCGGGATTTGTTCTCATTTCAGATTCAACAGTATTTCGAGATAGAAGAGGAGTAACTAATTCACCTCTAAGAGTTGGTTTAAACGCTTGTTCACAATCTATATGTAAAACACAATAATCTGGATTTCCCATGATTTGTTGCTTAGAGAAGTCACGATATAATCTCCAAAACTGAGTATCAGTTGAAGATGCTGAACTGATGTAATATTTTTGATATGATAAATCTCGTGGCAAACATCTTTGACGAATTGGATCTATTGAATTACCATCTACATCTTTACCAGTTTTTAAACTTTTATTTACAACGGCAAATGCACCATATACATTCATCATTTCATCAGATAAGAAACCACTTTCATCAAAAATTACTGTGCCTCGCATACCTCTCTTGGCATCTATATTTCCGTTCAATGTCCTAGTCATAGATCCGTTATAACATGAATAGGAAAACCCATTGGACGAGTGTGAAAATCCGTCACCTGCTGCATTTTTGATTTCTATCTCATTCTTGAATAAAGAACCAGTTGAACCATAAAATGTATCAATATTATCATTAGCGAGTCGTTCCAAAGTAGTGAAAGTTTGTTCAGCCTGACCACCTGTACCGCTTGCAATATATGTCCATACATTACAAAAACACATATCTTTAGACATAATCTCAAGGTCAATAACTGTACTTTTACCATATCCACGAGTACATACAGCAAGTACATTTGGACAAACCCAACTTCTTTGTACAAGAAGTGCCTGCCCATCTAAAAGCTCTATGTTAAAAAAAAGATCTATAGCTTTTACTGGGTTGCATTGCAGATATTTTTGAATTTCAGCAATTTGAATATAAGACTCAATTTTACGAGATGAGATAGAATAACCATGTGGTTTTACATATATTCCATATTGATTATAAAAATCTTTATCATAATCAAAAATTTCATTCTGATAATAATTCATAATCATTTGCTTATTCTGATTCATTTTCAGTAACCTCCTTTGTTTCATCATCAGGAGACTCTTCAACTTCATCAAACTCTGCAAAGACAGAATATACATCTTTTAAATCTTTTAACTGTTCTTCATTTAATAGATTGTTTTCTTTTAATGTATCTCTTAAATCAAGATTTTCTCTTAATAATATTCTGTTAATTTCTTGGTAAGCATCCTTTTCTTTTCTAAGACCTGTGTTAACGACACGCATTTCAGAAACCATATCTGACCACTCAGATTCATCAAGTGCCAATTGTTTCATAATAGAAGCATCACTGATTTCCTGAACCTGTTGCATACCTCTACATGTATCAATATCAAAACCGTTGACCTCACCACTTCGCAGATTAAGACTCTTAATTTTCTTGATTTTTCCAGTCCATGTATTTTCACCTTTTTTAGCATTTTTATTATGTTTTAATGAAATACAACTATCTTGTGCAAGACTTGTAATAACAGAAGTGATCTTACCTTTACTTTCCTGTAGGGATTTAATTGTTGCAGAATTACGTTCAATATTAGAAATGTCACACATTAATTTTGATATAGTATCATCAATTTTAGATTGCTGTAAAAATCCACGAACAATAGAAATAGCAGAAGAAGTACGCATCATGTCTTCATTTGCATCTTCGCTAGAATCTAATAGCCCTAATAATTGTGAATATAAGAAAGGTTGATCGGCTATATCCTCTTTTTCAAAAGGATCATAACTAAGTAATCGAATAACATCATTTTTGTTTTTTAAGAAACTATCATATGTATCCAGTCCTGCATGTGATTCAATCAATTCTTCCTCAGTAGTTAGTTCTTTTGCCGATTCATTTTCAACTTTATCCTTAACAAAATGATCTGAGTCAAAGTATGTTAGCCCTATATAATTTGGCATAGCAATTTGACGTGCATACGCTGTCCATACATTAGATTTAACTTTTCCAGAAGCAAGATTCTCAACTTCCTGAATGCTTGAGTCCCATACCTTCTCGAGAAAAGGTTTTCCCAAATATCTAAGGGCAAGTTGCACTGATTCCCTTGTAGGCTCTTGATCAACACCATTTGTAGTTCTTAACGCTATCTTTTTTGCACAGTCTTTACAAATTGGAGTAAGACCACTTTTATTCATTGGATCAGTACTTACATAAAATTTATCCCTTGCTTTATGTGTATCACACATATAGCACCAAGCACCTTCTTTTAGGGACTTGATTTTCTCCTCCTGTGTTTCAACTTTCTTCTTTAATTGTGCAGCCGTTAATTTTGTAGGCTGTGTTTCTTTTGTCGTAGCCAAACTAACGACCACCTCCTTTTATTCCAACATAAAAAGAAGCCACTTCATACGAAATGACTTCTCATAATTTTCAATATTAAATTTCCAATGAAAGTGCAATTCACTTCACTTAGCACACCTTCTACGATTTGAACATAGACCTGACGATTTTGGAGATCGTTGCTCTACCAATTAAGCTAAAGGTGCATATAACAAAAGAGCCATCTCCAAAGGAAATGACTCTTTACTATTTTATTTAATTTCTTTATCTCTCATATATATTGAAAACATTCGTAAAATAATTATATATCTATACTTTTCATATTGTTTTTTTCTATCAAAAAATATATAAACTAAAAATAATAATATAATATTTTCCATAAGAAAAAATACATAATGAAAATGAAAAAATAGAATCATAAGCAGATTTAATAAAATTATAGATATAAACCCTAACGACAATGATCTACTCATTTCAGAAATAACAAGCATTTTATCAGCCTTGAATGATAACCCATTTATTTCTACAATGTTTAAACAATATGAAAATATTCTTGCGTTTAATTGCTTTTGTTGTTCAATATTTCTAATATTTTTGGTGTCTATATCAAAATAATCAATTAAATACTTTTTTATATTTAATGCGTCCTTATAAGCCAATTCATTATTTAGTATTTTCATATATTTATCTTTTAAAAGAAAAATTTCTCTAGGGCTTCCACCATATACATATCTATATATCCATTTTTGATCAACTATATTTCCAAGCTGTTGAAAAACTATACCTAATAAGTAACTAATTACAAAAAAGATTACATATTTTTCCTTTTCCCAATTTGTCCACCTGTCATAATATTCGAATGATAATGAAATACAGGATAAAGTTAAAATAATCACACCTGGAATAAGCATAGTAAATAAATCAAATATATTAAACTTTTTGAGTAAATTTTCCATAATTTTTCTCCATTTTTTGATATACAGTATATCATAATAAAAAAAGGATTTGAACAACTTTTTTTATATATCTCTCCACATGCTGATCGAAAATATCTAAGAAAAAGTTTAAATAGAATATGTTGTTATAATAACTAAAAAGTTATAAAAAACATAAGGGCGGTAGTAAGTGTTGAGCTTACACGCCTAAGTTTCGTATGCATCCAAAAAATAGGTTTTGGCATCAGGTTTACCGCATAAAATCTGGATAGCAGGACTTGAATCTATGCACCGAATAAACGATGACCTCTGATTAGCAATCAGGTGTAATACCAACTCTGCCAATACTACATAATAAAAGAGTCACCTCATGAAGCGACTCTCTGTTACTATACAAAAAATGTATAGCCTCGCTGTCCATTTAAGTATCAGCTATTTAATGATCTGTAGGAGATTCGGACTCCTGTTGCCGCCGTGAAAGGGCGATGTCCTAGACCGCTAGACGAACAGACCTTGTAGGGTGGAAGAGTACCACCCATTATTTTTACAGAATAACTTCTGTTTCACCTTCAAACTTAGTATTTAAAGCACGAATCTCAGCAAGTTTTTTACCAATTTCTTCCTGAATCTTAGTAGCGAAAAGTTCAACCTTTGCCTTACCAATCTTTTCAACACTATCAAAAGGCGCTTTAACTTCTGATTCTGGAATCTTTGTAACATCTACAGAGAATGTAATATGAAGATTTTCATCCACAACAAATGACTGGTTAATAATATCTTTTAACTCAACAGAAATAATAGTTGAATCATCAACTTCACTATCAGTTGTAACTGGATCTCCATTAGAATCAGCTTTCATATTAGATTTAAAGGATATCTTAGAATATTCGATTGTTCTAACAAAATTATGCAACATATCTTTTTCAGTAGCAGCATCGGTATCTGATGTACCTAATTCTGCGACAGAAATATCTACACTAATAACGTTTTCATCAATAGTTTTACTAATATTTAATTTCATGAATTTGTACCCTCGCTTTCGTTTGCAATTACTTGTTTATATCCGTCTCTAATAGCCATAAATAAATCACGCAATACTTCTTTATCAATAGAGCAATCTAAATTTGACGTATCAAACTGTGGATCACTTACTGAAAAATCTAATGTTCCGTCATTCCGTGGCACGAACAAAATTTCCACGTTATTGTTCAAGAGTAAAGTAATAGAATCTATTTTTTCACCATTGTTGGATGTAACTTTACGAACCTGTCCAACTTTTAATGGCTCTTGCTCAATAATCAATCTACTTGCCATAATACATACTCCTTTCTTTTATTTTTCGTTTTCCTTTTAATCATTGAATTGCGGAAGCAGGACTCGAACCTGCATACTCTTGGTTATGAGCCAAGTGAGCTTCCATTGCTCGTCATTCCGCTATGATAATCAGCATAAAGCACTAACTAGCTGATATTGGACTGTACACATCCAGTTTATAAATTAGACACACTAGGTATCCATGCTTTTCAAAATCACTTTAATCAGATTTACTCGCTAACCAACGCACGAGAAGGAGATTACTACCTGTGTCACCCAAAATATATTGCGCTTATATAGTGACACTCCATATTTATCTGTCTTTCCAGATGTCAGACCGCCCAGTAGTCATTCGCTATTGTCTATCTCAAAAATTCAGAAAATAAACTAGCGATAATTCCATTTCATATAAAAGCCTAATAGACATTGGTTTTTAATATTTAGACCACAAGCTCGAAAGACACTGTAGTACAAACTTGAATTTAATGGTTCTCATTAACGCAGAGAAGCACGATTACTTCTATGGTTGATATTGACCGTTTTAGGACTTACAATGCTATATGAATAGTAAATGCCAAAATATGTTAATCGTCTACTAAGGCAAGACCTTTCCATAACACCGCCAATGAGCAGTAGCAGTGGGAAGTTTTAGACCATTCCAAAGGTCAATAATTTCGCAAACCGACCTTTATATTTATGTCACATATCGGTCAGTGACAGCTCACTTGTAAAAATCTATCAACGGATTGACAGACCGCCCTTCACTTCTTTTGGATGTGAGCAGCTTGTTATATTTTATTTATTCTCTACATTGTTGTCACTTCTCGGCTCAAATATCACGTTACCATGCTTTCTTGTTGAGATTTAATTGTTGATGTTAGACGAAGGCTTCATTGGGATTGCTTAAATACCTTCTTTTTCAGCTTCTTTCTGTAATTCTTGTTGCTTAAACTTTAGAATTTTTAATTTTTCCCTTAAATCAGCCTTAGAAGCAGGGCGTACATAGCTCTGTGAAGTTACTGAAGTTGATTTGTGGTTCGCCCATTGTGAGGCAAGATTTAAATCACCAGTATCTTCATATATTTTATTGATCGCTGTCTTCCTCATGCAATGACAATGAAAGTCCTCCAAGCCAATAACTTTACCAATTTTTCTCATTCGGTCATGAATCATGCCTTGTGTCCAAGGAATCCATTTGTCCTTATATTTATGAATAAATAGAGCATCGCATTCAAGATGATCATAATCATTTGTTCTCATGGCTAACCATGTTTCAAGCATATCCTTACATGTACTGTCAAACGAAACTTCCACACGATATCCTTCCTTCTCACGTATTGACTCAAATACCATATTATCTAAGTCAAGAGAGGATACAGTAAGTTTCTCTAATGCACCAATTCTATTAGCGGAGAAGAGTGCGATTTCAAATAATAACTGATCTTGTATTGTCCATTTATTATTCTCTGTCCTATACAAATCTGCTCTAATAGCTGCAATCTGTTCATCATTTAAGAAATAATGATTAAGAATCTGTTCCTCGTTAGCTTTCTTCATTCTGTCAAGTTTACCATCAAAAGGATGATATTTAACAAATCCACGCTTCATAGACCAAATATAGAATGAACTTACGGCAGAAATCTTCATATTGATTATCTTCTTATGATTCATCAATGTTTCCTGACAGAAAAGCATATATGCTTCCATAATATCAACTGCATTTTCCATAAATTCATCAGAATATAAATCTAATTCACCATAATTTTCTCCTAACCACATGAGAAAATGTCGGAACAATCCTCTATATCTCTTGTATGTTGTATCTTTTACATCTCGATTTTTGATGATATTAGACTGTAAATATTTTTCATATTTCTTCCAGTTCTCTTCATAAATAAATTTCTCTTTATCAGGAGTGAAATATTTCACCCTTGTTATTTTCTCTTTTGACAATATTTCAGCCTCCTTTTTTAGTTAATTATTTTATTAGTGGGCAGGGTGTGATTTGAACACACAATGTTTACCATGTAGGTCACGGTTTTACAGACCGCTTGCTTCAGCCATTTGCATACCTACCCATACAAAAAGAGTGTGCAGTATACACTACACACTCCAAATAATCTAAAATCCAAAAGCCTTTAACATCTTCTGAATATCTTCATGACTCAATTCATCACTAGAATAATAAGAATAACTCACATAAGAGTCACCATCTGATCTACTGGCAGTAAATCCGTGAGTATTTACATCTTCATCTTCGGAAATATGTAAATAAGTTTCATTAGGACAATTACAGTCCTCACAATCACCATCGCAATCGCAATCATTATATTTATTGCCAATTTCCACTTCATAAACTTCATCAGCTTCAATCTTTGGAATAATCTTAGAATTGCAATCGTCAAAAATATATACAACATCAGCTTCAACAAAGATGTACTTATCATCTCTCTTAACAGGTTCACACCAAATATCGTCATCTAATAAGCTGATAACGAAAGAGTCGTCATAACCATCCCATTCAGGATTACCAAACTTATCAATAAATGCAATACCATATCCGATTCCAACGAGTTCACGAATAATCTCTTTTACATCTTCATATTTAGCAACAATATCTACTGAATTATATTCATCATCAGATTTTACTCTGTCATATGTATCTGAAACAGCACAAGCAAAATCTTCATAATTTTCAAAATGTAATGTTTTTATAATAATCACGACCTTTCAGATTAGAGCTGTTTTGCAGACTTTGACATCTTAAAGCAAATCTCATCATGCTGTGGAGTTACATACTCCTCACCCTTGCGATCGCCCATCATAATTTTTCCTCTACGCTCTGGAACTGTCTTAACCTTAAACTTACCAAGTTTACCTACAGGAACAGATTCTGTAGTATCAGCTTTTAATGTATCTGTAATAACCTCTGCGTATGTATCAAGTATAAGAGCAATATCACCTTTCTTAGCTCCTTCAATTCTTTCTGCAATTGCATTAATTAATTCTGTTTTATTCATAAATAAAAAATCTCCTTTTAATCAATAATATTTTGACACTTTTAATGATAAGTGCCGATTTAATAATAAAAGAGGGTAGCAGCCAATTTGGTCTACTCCCTCAAAAAATCTTATTCAACCCAAAGCTGAACCTTATCAATATATCTACCAAAACACCCAGCATAACCGTCCTGTCCATTTACAGTCTGATCATCTATCTGAACAGGGTAATATTCGTCCATACCCTGTGGCGATACCTGTATATATAGACACTTGTATTCATAACCATCAGGTGTATAGAATACTGCTTTTAATGCGTCAATAGGTGTTCTACCGTTACCTGCGTAACCATTTTCGTCATCATTGATGTCATAACCATCAACTTCTGGAAGCCAATCGCCATTAAGTAAGTGAACTTGATATCTCACATAACCTTCACTAACGCCAATGGCAATACCTGTAATTGCCTGATCATCATTGGCACCAGCCCAATCATCTCTATCATGAACTTCATCCCACCAACGATTTGTCTTAGCCCTATAGTAAACATCAACATGACCTAAATCATTAGTTCTACCACCTGTAGTTTCATTATTATCCGAACAATCTTCACTTGAATCTTCTGATACTACTTCGCCTGTTAAAGCTTCGACTATAGCATTGGCACAAGCTTCAGCATTCCATCTGTTTGCATCATCTCTGTCATCCACGAAGCAACATTCAATTAAGATAGCAGGGGCTTTTGTGTTTCTAAGAACATAAAGTCCTGGATTGGTTTTAAATCCTCTGTTTCTTATATCAAGCTTCTTGGATATTGCCTGACATATCTTTGAACCTATTTCCTCTGTTTCGTCATCATATCCATACACTTCTGTACCGCCAGTAGAATCATCACCTTCGTAATCATCTCTACCAGAGTTAAGGTGTATAGATATATCTAAATCAACATTATGTGAATTACACTTGCCAACAATTGTTGCTAAACAACCATTCTGCGATGTATTTTCATCACAAGTGCAATCGTAAACAGTATGTCCAAGGTTTTCTAATTTGGCAATTACAGCATTCTTAACAATTCTATCTTCAACAGACTCCTGTAAAATACCAACCGCACCATAAGCACCCTCATCCTGCGGACAGTGACCTGCATGTACATTATATGTAGACATTATATATTCCTCCTATATAAAATAAATAAAAATAAAAGAGGGTAGTACAAACTATCCTCGTAAGAACAAAATATAATTAACTAAGCTGAATGTCCTTTATCATTTCAACTTCGTTATCTTTTAAAATTGCTATTGTTTGAGATGCTACACTACTACAATAAAAATTTTTGGAAAAATCATTAAATCCGCTTAAGCAGCCTGTAGATATAGCATATCTACCATGATTTTCTGACTGAATGGAAAAATTGTGGAGATGTCCACTAAAGATTAAATCATAGAACTGATTATCACTAGAAATAATTTTTGCAAGATTATATCTATCATTTTTATATTTATCACCATGAATGAATTTACAAGATAAACCACAAACAGTAATATTTATTTCAGAATCATTATAGTTTGTATTTAATATAGAAATACGTTCACATCCACTTACATCAACCAAGTCTTTAATATGTTCAGTAATAAGCACATTTGCATTATCACCTTCATAATTTTTTCTCTTATCACCTGACATGCGATCATGATTTCCAGCAATACCACCGAATATAACATTACAATCTTCAGCTAAAGCGACTAATAGTCTATATATGAGTTTAGTAGCCTTATGTATCTGCATAGATTGTAAAAATTCACAATTATGTGCTTGTGTTTCTCTCATATATGAATTCTCAATCATATCACCTGTTGATATAACTAGAACCTGACGGATATTATATAATTCAATATACTTCTTACATTCAGAAATATATTTGTTTATTCTTTCATTTGCAATTTCCCAATTAAAATTATTACCATTACAATTGTTGATTATATAACCAATATGCCAATCGGTAATATGACATATCATAGTATAATCAGATTCTTCTTCAACAGAAGAGTACATATATTTAGGAATTTCCATTGAGAAATTATTATCTTTCATATACTGTTTTAATTCGTCTGCAACTGTAATACAAGGAACTAAATCTCTTTTTAACTTATTGAGTTTCAATCTATCATTATGTATTTGCTGTTTAACAATATATTGTTCACCTAATACTTCTTTAGCATCATCAAGAGTAGTACTTTTTTCTGTTATGTTTTTAGCTTTTAAATATTCTCTAACAAAATAATTGCCAAATATGGTCTGACTAGCCTTTCTGACGCTATCATAATGACATTTTATATCATATTTATCCACTATTTCTTTCCAATCTATATCTGATATTCCAGACATTTTATTAGAAATTTCTTGTAAAACCTGTTCATAAGTTGATTGGGTTAGCCCATATTTTTTTAATTCTTCTTCGAAATTATAAATATAGTTCACCTACTCTCTATTCTTCATTAGATTCAACAGGTTCATCGAGTTCACTTTCCTCTTTTACCTTCACATTTATTTCAACACTACCACCATTAAATACTGATAGAAGAGTAGCAAGTTTCTTTTCTCCACCATCTACTTCAACAGTCATATTATCTGTGTCAATGATACCTGCAATCTTCATTGCGGTTGTCTCGGTACGTTTATAAACAAAATTCATAAATTTAGCTCCTTTTTTAATATTTCTTCTATATTTTCATAATCCCAATACCAAATTTCCAACAATTGAATATTATGTTTTTTGGCATACTTACGTTTTCGCATATCATGTTCTTGTTGAATTTGATATTTCTTTTTACTTTGTATTCTTGCTTTGCCGTCATGGAATTCACCTTGATATTCAATTAAAAGATTATATTGAGGCAAATAAAAATCATATGATAATAAGCCGTTATTAACACCTAACAAATTGTCATAATTCTGTTGTGGTATATAATCTATATTGTTATTATAAAGCAATTGTCTAATTTTTTGTTCGCCTTTTGATTCATTACAAAATGGGCATCTTTGACCACGCAAAAAATTATTTGCAATCATTTTAAAAGAATTATTACATTTTTTATGTAGAAATAGAATTTTATTAGAAGATTTTGTATATTCCGACAAAACTTTGTAATCTTCTCCATACGGACAAGTATTTACTTTTTCAATAAATTCTTCAGTTGTATAATGATATGTTTTTTTACATACAGGACAACCATGCCCATGTAATATACTTGAAGCGATTGGACTCCATTTATATCCACATATTCTACAATGAACATCTATTGGATTTAACGCACCTGTATATGTGCCATCTACTATTATATCTTCGTTATCAAATTCTCTTTTAAATTGAGCATCAGTTTTTCCTCTTGCTTGTCTTATTGCACAAGGTTTATGAATGCGTCCCATTAGTAAATATGATGGAGTGGTTTCAAAAGTTTGTCCACATATTTTACACATACATAGTATTTTATTTTTTGAACCAGTATAAGACCCTAATATTTCCACTGGCATATTTAATTTTGAATATTCTTCAATAAATTCTTCATGTGTTTTCTTTTTAGGCATTTTGTAACATCTCCTTCGTAACATAATTTAAAAAATTAGATATGTCTCTTTATCTATCCTCCAATTTCCTAAATTTTTATTAAGCAACTCATTTTTCTCAAATAAAAATACCAAAAATCCTTTTGACTTCTGGTCTGTATCTATTCTTTTAAGTTGTGAGCCATTGTCAATAAGGTAATTTGCTAATCGTTTGCTTTTGCATACAAACAAAATATTTTCCTCCATAAAATTAAAAATTCCCACCAGAACGCTTTCTGCCAGGATTGTAATACATTTGTTTACTTTTATTCTGCTTTACTTTAATATACTCACGAATCTTCCTAATATAATTTTCATCATAGCTTAATCTAGCATGTGATTCTAAATAATAACATCCACAACGAGTAGGAATTTTATTTGATAATACATTATTTATGAGCCTATATGATGGATTAAGATTCGAGAGATGGGTATGCTTTTCTGTATCTTCTTGTCTACAGATACGATAGCCGTTTTCAGTCTTGTCAATATAAAAATCTTTATATTCTATTCGATTTTTCATAGCCAGCACCTACTTGACGAATTTATCTTCGATGTAACGCTTTCCACTACAAGTCTTGTAATAACCTATGTGTTCGCCTCTACGATCTACATATCCTCGTCTTGTGTTTCTGATTACACCTTCAGATAATAATTTTTCAATTTCACTTTTAGAAATCTGTTTAATAATTTTCACATCCTTTGATTTATTTCCTACAAAGTAGGATAGTAGTTGGAAATGTAGGATTTGAACCTGCGACCTCTTGATCCCAAATCAAGCGTTCTAGCCAAGCTGAACTAATTCCCAAAATAAAAAATCCCATACCGAAGTATGAGATCCTTACTTAATATGAGCTGAGATATTTGACTCAATACACTAACATCTACTGTGGTTGGACACAGTTTATCACACAAGCGATTAACTTGTAGTTAGCAACAACACCGATTTTGACATAATCGGCAAACTCTTACCACAAAGTATTATAGATTTTCTTTCTGCACATTCTTCCTTGCGAGATTCATAGGTTGCAGCCTATTAGAGTTGTACGTACTTGTACTTTCTCATATAGTACCTTGCGAGTGCTATATGTCACCATATTACAGATGAATAAGTTGTTTGTCTCTTTGCGGTTATACACACTTTTGCTTGTTCTTTTCTATCAGTAAATCAAATAATATTTTTATTATTAAGGAATTCTGTTCATTCACCAAAAGTATGTACTTACAAATGGACGATGAGGTGTATATTTGACCATCAGTACCTTTTGAGTACCGCCCAATCATCACCATCCTGCTCGGATTGCGATCTCCTTGCTTTTTGATTCCATCCCTGTTTTTCAACTTAAGAGATATTATCAAAATCCTATCAACAGTTATACTTGCGGTATTCCCGTCAATAGTACACAAATCATCCCCACATTTCTGTGTTAATACAGTGCCTATTTCGAGACACCCACCAAATCAATTTGTTTAAGAATCTCATGCAATGCAATTGATTACATAAACTCATAAATAGTCATTATCAGTTGACCTCTGACCTTAGATATGGCGTAGATTTTATGTGTTTTCCGTTAAACTGTATTATACAGTCGCAGCCTTATAATACGATAAGAACCACTTTATACGTGTCGCCACGCTTATTTTAAGATTCAACATCCTCCGATCCGAAACCGACCAGTCCTATAAAAATAGGATAACTCCCACAACAGGATTCGAACCTGTAACTTACGAATTAACAGTTCGTTGCTCTACCATTGAACTATATGGGAAGAGTATCAGTGATTACACGATTTTTTAAATAATGCAACCACCGATATAAGAAAGAGAGGTTAATTTATAAAATAAACTTTTAATATTATGTAATGCCACATAGGGCAGGATATTAAGAAAAGCTGATTTCATTCTAAATTATTATGTAATTCTTTTACAGAATCCTTAAAATTTCTGCTAAAGTCAGCAGATAAAAATAACATATCGTGATTATTTATATAACCTTTTAAATTAGACTGAGCTTGCTCAAATGGTATAAATCTTGAAGTTACCTTTAGTCCTGGAAATAATTTTATTTCTACATAATTATTCCTATCACCAAACTTATCCTTTACCACACTACCCAACGAATTCAAAATAAGCGTAACGTCACGTATAGAGCAACCAGTTTCTTCACAAATGTTATTTATTATATCTTTTTGATTATAATATTTTTTTTCTTCTTGTATTGCAATTCCTCCTTTGCTATAATAGCAGACATAGAATTTTACAATAGAGTAGGGCAGTAATTAAAAAATAATAGATAGAAAACTACCCTCTCCTATGTAAAATAAAAATATGCAGTACAGCTAGAGCCGTAATTAGCTGTCGATTTCGCATTTTGCCTGTTTTTTTGTAATTTTGAAGCCAATATCAAACAATTTAACATCAGCACCATTTTCTTCTAATTGGGAAATTTCATGTTTCGACTGGATAATAGCTTTATTGAAACTATCATTGCCACAGAGATACATAATTTCTAATAAAAGATTTTTGATTTGAGAATTCTCTTTATCTTCAAGAGAAGAGAGCAGACGATATAATGTAGAAAATCCAATTGTTTCATCTTCAATGTCGGAAATAAGGTCTTCTCTTAATTTATTCGCTTTTTCATTTTTATCTTCTTTTGTATCTGAGTCAGAAGCGTAAATATTTTTTCTTTCATTTATATATCTTTTTAAAATACTATAAATTTTATTTATTTGTTTTTGATTTACACGATTTGTTCTAAATAAAGAGTTATCTAATATAGATACAAATGGTAGCCAATCCTTTTTATATGGATTCTTAATTTTGAATCCATTAATAATGGTCTGTAAATAGTCCATTGAAGTGTGACATTTACAATAATGTTTCTTATCAGGATTGTAATATCCTTTTTGTTTAGAGATATGAGAGAAGAAGTGTGGCATACGTTTCTTACCTCTTACTAATTCGCCTTCTTCATTCTCTTCATACTCACGCAAAAGTTCATCATACTTTTCACGTAGTTTATCTAACTCTTTACCGTTGTTGATAATAAATTCTTTCTTTGCCTTATCAATTTCAATTCCAGACATTACATCTAATTGACATATATCATAATATAACTCCTTAATATCATTATAAGTAGCACCATGATACATCTTATCCCAAAGTAAAGAATTTAATTCCTGAGATAGATTAACAATCTCACCGATTTTATTTACAGATGTTTTAATGTCAAGATCTGCTTGCTGTTCTGGTGTATAATATCTTTTTTTCTTTGTAGAATCAACATTCGCAGTTGGTGTTTTAAACAACTGATAATTTCTTTTAGCTGCACGAATGAGCTTTTCATTATCTGTCAACATTACTGTATCACTATCGAAGTCAGCACCCGATAACCTCTGCAATACATTTTCTCCAATAGAATTAATACACACAATCTCATTTGTAAGATTAAGATAACAATCTATCAATTTATTCTCCGTATTATATGGAAGCCAAATGTTTCCGATTGTAACATGAGGTGAACGACTGGCAAGAAGAGTTTTATTATATTCAAAGCGTGTACTATGTATATTACCAATTCCAATTTGACTTTTTCCTTCAAACTTACCAATTGATTGCTGTAACATCTCTATTGGATTACCAAGAAGAGTAGAGTAGTTACCATTTACATAGATATGCCCATTTTTGAGATTTTTGTAATATGATGCCAATAAATCATGTAAAAAGTCTTGATAATATTTAGTTTTAGTAAAATTATCATTTACACACATTAAATTATAAACCACATCATTCTTGCTACTCATAGGTTTATCCATAGGTGACATTTCATCAATATCAGGATATTTAATGTAATAACGTACAACTTCTGGTCTATCTCTAAGCATTTGTGCAAAGTCAAGCGATTCCTGCAAAAATTCTCTTACTTCATCTTTGGACATCTGAAGGGTATTGAGCAACTGATAATGAGTCTGTACTAAGCGACCTCCAAAGAAATGAGTTTTCTTATCATGCTTTACAACACCAAAATCAGGATATAAGTGGTTAAGCCATTCATCCCATGTACTAAATTTCAAATATTTAATACTGTTAGGTGTGGTAATTAACTTTACATCTTCAATTCGTGTAGCTCTTGTTTTACCATTAAGCTGAGACACATCCGTTATATTATTATCTTTGAACCATTGTTGGATATTACAGTTGAAACAACAAGATTTGAACATTAGATTTCTAAGTAGAAGCATACCATATTCTGAATAATCACCAAATAGAGATATATCCATAAGAGACTGACCATCCCAAATTGTATTTGTAATTTCACAATTCTTTTCAGTAGTTTTAAGCCATCCGTCTTCATCATGAGTCTCGATTACGTCCTCATTAAACACGCTGTCATAATCATCAATTAAAAGAATATTTTCTGGTTTAATTGGAATGGTATCAATAATGCTACTAGATGGGAGAGCAATATATCCCTCATATGCAGCTAAATCAATCGGATCTCCTTGGTTATATTTAAGACCACCTGAACTGAATTTTATAATCGGTTCATATAAATCTTCTCTGATAAAAAGACATTTACCAACTCTTGCAGAGCCAGTAGAACGTTTCATACGACAATATTTAATACCATTACATATAAATCCATCTTTATACAACTCAGTTCTAAGTTCTGCATTTGTCTTTATAGTCTTCGGTTCACCTTTTTTATGGTATTGAGTTTGAATCTCTTTAATAACAGTTTTATCCTTTTTATCATAGATATTTACCTGCTTTTTAACAAATGGCTTTGGTATATCAGTTGGGTTTTCAATTTTTTCATTCGTCTTAATTCCAACAATTTCACCTTCGCTATTTTTAGCAATACCATCTTTAAAAGACAGATTTCTATAATCATATCCAAGCCTGACAAAAGTATTTTTGTTCATCTGATTCCATTCTTTTACAGAATACTTAAACGTGAGATTAATTACATTTACAGAATAATCATGTTTTTTAATTCTAAATGAAAAATCATGTTTTCTGAATTTTCTATAATAAATATCCTTTAACTCTATAAGGTCTAAGCTATAATCAAGTGTATTGATAAATTTTCGTAAATTATACTGTCCATCTTTGAGCTTTAAATTATATCCTTCTGGATTTTCCTCAATGTAATGTGCTGATAAATAAATATCTTTTGCATCAATAGAGGGAATATATATATTATTGTTTGTCATCAGCATTTTTCTCCTTTAATTCCATTATCCTTAAATGATTATCACCAATCTTTCCTTGAACTAATAACTTATTCATTGCCTTTACAATGCTATTAGTTATTTCAATTTCAGAAATGCTATTCAATAAATTAATATTAAATGTAAGGTATTCAAACCAATGATTAAGAAGAGATATTTTAATATTTAAATATGTATTTCCCTCATTAGAGCAAACATCATAAATAATTTTCCATGACGATTTTTTACTACTATGTATCTGTTTTATCATATTGTCTATACATGGAGATAAATATTCACTTATATACTTTTCGTTTTTGTGTTCTTTTTCTTTTTTCTTCTTGATTTCCTCTCTGAGCGGTATTGTATGTTCATTATAATATTTTTCCATTATTGGATGAAAAAAATTAAATACGTCTGTGTCTGTAATAAACTCATCTACAAGTAAGTGAGAACGATTTTCCCAATAAACAGCATCTTTAAAAATTATATGGTTATATTTTCTGAATAAGTATGTATCTTCTTTTTTATTGCTACTACTATAACCAAATTCTTTGTTAAGATTTTTGATGGTTAGTCCAATATGTTTTAATCGTGCATTATCATAATCATCTAAATCTATATAATTCTTCTCAAGAATATATCTTAACGATGAGTGTTTTCCATTCATTTTTTTACAAATAAATCTTTGATCTTCAGGTTCTAATAATTGAAAGGCATCAATTAAATCTGCTTGTACTGATTTATTAGTATAATATTCTTGAAGCTTTGTCCAGAACCAATCTAATCGTTCCCACTGAATTTTATACTCAATTAAGTCCGTTCTTTTCCAATAAGTTTTTCTTAAAGTAATCAAATCATCATAATCTTGTCTAACATAATGTTTTATAAAACATTCACCAGTAGAAGATGAGTAGATAAGTTTAAATTTAGGGATGTCATCTGTCGTTACTTTAAGAAGTTCCTCATTCACATCTAACTCTAAAACATCACAACCAAGCTCATCCCATTTTTCAATATAATCATTTGTTTTCTTGTTTGTATTAGCAATTTCGACATAAAATTCCTGCCCATTTATAGTTTCTATAAAAATATCAGGACGATAATCTCCAAATTTGGTGTGAAAAGTCTTTTCAATACATGAGTTAGCAACCTCGTATATAGTTTGTCCAACTTTAAATTTACTATTTTTATCAAGCAGCCAAGTTTTATAAGCAAAATGAATCCTACTTTCTTGTGAACACATTCCATCAATATGATGAAAACATCTTTGTTTTTTGTATGTTTTATCTGGATTTTGTCCATTCCAAAGTTTGACTCTTCCTAAACAAATAGGACAATAAAGTACATCATTGCCACTTACATTGTAAACATTCTTCCAATCAGCATATTCACTTTTAGAATCCAATGCGTACATTAACTCTGGTTCATAATTGACCATATAAAAATCCTCCTTTTATCTTTATTATTTCCCACCATTATATTCTCCAAATGAAATTTCTATTTACTTACACATTATTGAAAATAAACAGGTACTTTTCCAACGCTAAATCTTTTCATAATTAGATAACTTATATACCCATCAACTAATTCAAAATTCCTATCAATGATAATAGGACTAAGCTCACCATACTTAATAAAATTATTAAGTTTTCTTCTATACTTAAAATAACTAGGTGGAGTAGCAAGAAACATATTCTTAATCTTTATTTCACTAATAGGAATCCAATATTCAATACTTGTTTTATAATCAATATCAAAAAATATTCTTAATTTATCAACTATCATAGTATCCTTCCTTTCCCATTTCCTTAAAATCATAACCTAACCAATTAACTAAAAAATCATAGCTAAATATGCAATCTCGATGAAGATACTCACCTTCAGAATTAACTATAAATTCATCTCCATTAAATATTCCCTCTTTACAGTAACAACATATGTAATTACTTTTCCTATCTTCGTGTAATGGACATCTTTCAGCATGTCCAGAATCTCTTCCGCAATATTCACAAGCCATTTTCATACCTCACATTTTATTTTCTCATAGCAAAATCCATAATCTGTAGTATAATAGATATGCTTAATTCCTAAATCTTTAATAGCTGCCATACAACTAGAGCAAGGACGACACATGCCAAACTCTTTATCAAATCTTGTTCTGAAAATATACAATTTTACTTTGGAAAAATTTATATTCAGATGACGAATAGAATTAAGACAATTAATTTCGGCATGTAATGTTGGTTTAATGCCGTTCTTATTCCAAGACTTTCTATATCTGTTATAATATTTCTGTATAGGATGTGTTTTAATTGTATTACAACCAATTCCTATTACATTTCCTTGATAAACGGCTACACAACCTATATGTGTTTTTTTATAATCTGATAAATCCGCAGCTATTTTTGCTTTCTCGTAGTATTTATAATCACTTTTACTTAACATTTAACTTTTCTTTTTCATATAATGCATTTCCACGTTCAAAACAATCAAGTTCATACTTAGTACGATTAACATAATAAGTAAAATCAGTATTTTCAACATATTTAAGAACTTTCATACATAATTCTTTTTTATTATCTGTTTCAACACTAAGAGCAAAATCTATAAGATCAAATCTATCTATGTCATTCTTCTTAATGTATAAGGTAGTGTTATACAATCTTTCTTCTTTATTCCATCTACTCATTGCAAGTATTGAATATCCATTATGTAAATCTATTATTATTGATGTATCTCCAATTATTTCGTATTTCATTAAGCTATTTCCTCCATTTTCTTTAAATCTCTTACATCGCATTCCTTTTGCATAGCACGATCAAATTTAATATCTGCAAAAATTCTTTCAGCAATATCTAAATCAGTTCCACCAAAATCTGCTCCTGATTTTAATAATAATGGTGAGCAGATTAACTTGTTGCGAGTCTTAAGTTCCATAGTTCTTGTCATTACATGATTCTGTGTTTCATTTGTCATAAATATTTGTTCTCCTTATTAAATAAAAATTTTTATTCATATCATCGCTAGTGTGATACGGTTTATGTGTTACATTTATATATTCCCTTATTACAAAAGGGTTTTATTAAAATTTATTCTTAATTGCCGTTTTTAATTTCTCCAAATGAATCTACATTATAAATCTCCAACATCTTAGCAATAGCCCATTCGATTTCTTGCTCATATCCTTCTTTATTAAGTACATATATATTTGGTACATTTTGTGGTGGTTTCTTTGGATCAGGTTTAATGCTGCCAACTTCTTTTTTTATTAAGAGAGGTTCTTTATTTCCAATAGAAGAAGTGAGACATTGAATACATTGATTAATTGTATCCTTTGACATAGAAAGCTCTTTTGACATAGATTCTATACTTCGCCAAAAAGCTTCTGGCTTAGATTCAGGATTATACATGACATCTTCATCATCTTTATTTTTAGGACGAATAAAGATATATGAGTTAATATATAAAAAAGCCATTAGTATATTCTCTTTATTGATACTAGATTCATTCATCATAATAAAATCAAGCTGAGAGGATGTGATTTTTGAGAATTTGTCAGCAGCATCAAAATTTTCAGGAATGATCTTAATTTCAATGCCAGTATCATATCCGAGTGTGTCAAGATCCTGTTGAACTTCAATCATTTTGTTATTAATCATATATTCCAGTACATCAAGAATTTCTTGAAATGCTTTTGGTTTATGCTTGGTTGTTTTATACCCATAGAATTCCATTACTTTACGAATAGTAATCCAACTATAGTCTTCATACGATCTGTATTTATCTATAAGTATGTATGTGATATAAAATTTCCTACTAACTCCATATTTTGTTTTGATATTCCCTTGAATATAGCCATTTGGGAAACGTGTAAAATATTCTATTTTTTGTTGCAATTAAAAATCCTCCTTTATATGTGATATTTATTTATTCTCTGTTTCTATTTAAAGAGAAACGCCTTTACGAGCGTTCAGTAAACTACACTTTTATGTATGTCCAATTTTAAAATATGAGAATTTTGACTACACTTTTGTGTAGGTCAACTGAACTGAAAGAAGATATATAACTTATTTAATAAGACAGACTATTACGCTTGTATTTCGCTTACGCTTCATACAAGCTCTTTAATTTTTTGGTTGATTATTATTTGATTTAGGTACATGGTGTTTTTTAATTGATATTTTCATTTGGGTACATATGAGATGTACCTATAGTTTTATTCTCTTAAATTATTTCTATTAATGTTTTATCTAATTCTTTTAGTATATTTTTATAGTTTTAATTTTATTAAATAATCTTGTTATTAAATTCATTTATTTTCTCCTTCCAAATTAACATACCTCTCTTTAAAAATATCCTCTACAAAAAATACTGGTAATTTGTTATGGTACTTTCCATATAATTCCTCATCAGAAATACGAGAGTAGCATCTGCCTATTGGTGAATTAACTTCTCTGATATAATCTTTTACAATAGATTTATTTTCCTTGAATCGCTCATTTATTTTTCCACAAATAGTACAGTAGGTATATAAACCTGTATTAAGACAAGTCTTTCCTGCAAATATGGATTTGTTTTGAATCAGACATTCTTCATAATGATGTTTGTGCTTTGATTTGCGATTACTCTTGGAGATATTACTTTCTGTTGACTTGAGATATTTTGGGATTTCGTTTTCTTGCATCATACTTAATTCCTTCTTTAATGTATTATTCTCTCTTTGATTGTCTACCTAGAGATGTTCTTTTCTTGCTGACGCTGCGAAAAGACCGCCCTTATCAAAGGGCTACATCTTGTGCTTACGCACATACTATCTTTTTGAACTTGTGTGTAGTTTTCTCATACCCCTATCTGTGGGTTAAAAATGAGTTTTTGAGGGTGATTTTCAATTTTTATGTCTTATGTGATAACTTATAAGGGTATGAGATAAAAGTGGCTAATTTTTCTATGAGGTGTGATTTTGTCCCTAAATAGATTAAAATGCAATTCTGCCGACTAATTCATCAAATATATTTCTATAAAAGTTACATGATAAGTTATTAAATGTTTCTGTTGTAATATGTTAAATTGCTCATAATGAGTCCTCCTTTAAATTTATTATTTTTTTTGTTTGGCAAGAGTAGTGTGATGATTATTTACAATAGATTTTTCTCTTATATGACTTTGAATATATGAATTTTTAGTATTGTATGGATATGTTAATTAATAAAGAGAGTTAATATAAAATTCTTTACATGGAATATAAGGAGAAAAATGTATGATTTTGAATCTATTTTAGATTTTTATATGTCAAGTTGCTAGTTGTTAGGGTAGAGAGAAAAATTGAAATTTGAGTTGTGAGAATGGATTTTTGTATAGGTGTGAGAATTGATAATATTATTTATAGTAAATATGATGAATATATATAAATAGTTAATGTAATTTTGGGTGATGTAAAAAATTGACCTTGTATTTTGAACATTTAGGTGGGTAAAAATGATTTTAGGTGTTATTGGTAGAGTAGAATAAAAACGCTGTGTATGGGTGAGATAGAGGGGTTAGATGAGAAATGGGATTTTTTGGTATTGCTATAGTAGGATTTTTTAATGGTTTATATTGGATTTTTGGTTATTTTTGTGAAGTATATAGGTAATTTTTGGTTTTTCTGTACCCCCGTATTGTAGATGAGAGAGTTGTAATTTGTGTGATTGATTATAATGATAGATTTTAGATTAAAAATGGTTATCGGTAAAAGTATTTATAAATAAGGAAGATTTTGGATTTGTGAATGAATTTTTGATAAGATGGAAGTTTAATTTTTTGGTTGTGAAGTGGCTAAAAGTGGCTTGGTTAGTGGGTTTGAGCGATATGGGGTACGATAAAGGGTTTGAGATGGGAAATTTGGGATTTTGCTTGATTTTGTTAGGAATTTTGAAGTTGGAAAGAGGATGGATTTTTAAGTTGGTATGTAGATGAATCAGCTATAGGGTTTTCTGCATTTCCAGTCCATCAAGTTGGTTTTAAGTACCCCCAGTCAGTCTAAAACAATGGCTAATAGATATATATTATACATTCTTTTTTCTGGTACTTTTGAGCAGAACCTATGTAGTTTTTAAAACTATGTTAGATAGCATTAATGTTATTATAATATATAGTTTTAAACTATGACATATCGTTTATCATAGTTTTTATTTATATCTAACAAAATATAAAAATTATTCAAAAAAACACTTGACATATAAATACAAAGCTATATAATGTAAGTATAAAGTAATACACTTTATATAACATTTATAGTACTTTGAAAATAAATTAAAAATATTTAAAAAAGTACTTGACATATAAAGCGTAAGACTTTATAATGTAAGCATAGTAATTAAATGCTATGTGGTAATGTACAAAAAAGTTTAGTCCACTAAACAAAAATAACAAAGTTTAGCGACTAAACAAAACAATAAAGAATAGGAGGTACTTATTATGAGTACAAAAAACACAACAAACCAGGAAACAAAAAACAATTCAATCATTAATGTAGTAGTAAATGGTATGAAAGCTTCAGAAGGGGTAAAAAATGTACAATCACGGCTTGAGTCTGTTGAAAAGTCTGCTTTTAACATTGCTTTAATTTCTGCTTATTCATGTGGTACTTGTATTCCTAGTTATATTGATAATAAGGGCATAGAACACGGAGAGGCACAACTTGACAAAAAGGACGCTTTTAAACAAGTTGATTTTATCAAACTTGTAGGAAGAAGTAAAGCCACGCTTTCCCGTTGGATAGGTGCAATGAATTTAATCATTGAAAAGGGTTATTTTACCGACTTTGCAAGCGGTTTATATCCGTTTTCTTATGATAAAATTTATGACATTTTTAATCATGAGGATGTTTTTCAGGGGATGTTATTATCAGAATTGATGGAGTTATCAGCTAGTACACTTGAAAAGATGGTTAATGATTTCAAACCATCTAAGGAAGAAGAAAAGACTGAAGAAAAAATTTCTGAAGATAAGACAGCGACAGACAGCGACAGCAAGGAAGAAGAAAAGACTGAAGAAAAAGTTTCTGAAGAAACTGCGGTACTCACATACCAGGGCAAGGATTATACAGTCAATAAGGCTGTATTTGAAAAGTGGCTTGCTGAGAACGCCACACTTGCAAAATAATCAGCACTAACACTAAAACCAGGGCGGTGAAAATCCGCCCTTTTTGTAATGTTATCCGGGTATATTACCCGGTTTTTTAATGCTTTTATAGTTTAGTGACTAAACAAAAAATCAATAATCAAAATTGTTTAGCGACTAAACTATAAAACTATAAAACAATATTAATCAATGCCAGGAGGTACGAAAATATGAAATATTATGATGTGGCAATAATAAATAAAAAATGCAGTTATTTCAGAATAGGAGGTTTTGCGTTATGAATATTGAAATTTGCAAAGATAACAACACATATATCTGGGGTTTCCATGTGCCACTTAATGCGTGGTATGGTCAGGATGGCGATAACAGTTGGGATTGGTGGATCTGCACAGTACACGGCAAGCCTGAAAATGATAATACACTTGAACTGCGTAGATTTAATGGTGAGTGTTGGGTAAAAGTGAGTGAGAACTCCGACACCACACAAGCAATCTGTCAGTGGGCTACAGCTCTGCATTTATGGTGGACAAAATGTCAATGGTTCAAAGAAGAAGATAAGCAAAAAAGTTTAGCGACTAAACAACTTATAAGACAAGAAAGACATATAAACAGCTTAAAAAATCTAATGAAGCACGATAGAAAACATAAGTCAGGCGGTTCAGGTATCCGTCTTGATATAGAAAACTTTCGTGCGGATAAGACGTTTACCGATTATGAATGCACGAATAATCATCATCGTTTTCATGATTTTCAAAGAAGCTATGTTTAAGGAGGCAAAAATAACTATGCTTAACACATTAGATATGTATGGAATTTGTCACGAAATATACCGTGACTTAAAAGGCAAAAATGCCTACGCCGAAACTGATGAAAATATTCTGAATTTTATTTTCAGACTATACAACACAACTGAAATTGATTGTGAGGAAATAAAAGCATTATGGATAGAGTGGCTCACAAAAGGCACTTTGTCTATAAATACGCAAATTCAGAATGCAAGAAATAGGAGGTATAACTATGCTTAATATACAAACAACAATTCATTCAGATAAAGATGGCAACTATAAAGCCCAAAATATAATATCTCAACTTATAAAGGCAAATTTAGACATTAAATTGCCTAATAAACCACTAGAGGATATATGTCTTGCAGATTTAAAATGTGAGGAGTTACCATGTACATATTCGCATACAGAAGGTACAATATGGGATAATGAATTGTGTACTTATATCGAACGAAAAATAACATTGTGTTTTGGATAAAATGGAGGTAAATTAATATGACTTATAAACAGACTGCAACTACAATAATACGAGCAACGGAAATCTTCAATGATTTCTTTAAGCGTGATCCAGATATGCACAATACAAATGATGTAATGGAGTTATTATGTATTCAGGCAGATGTAATGTATGCAATGGAAAATATACAAATGCGTAATGAAAAGGCAGACTAACAATCTGCCTTCCGTCTTACGGTGTAAGTCCGTAACCGATGAGCAGAAGCGAAACGGAAATTGAAAGGAGGTTGTTTTTATGGTAACATTGTAGATAGGTACAGTGTGCCTAAAAATAGGAAGGAGGACATAATATGTCCGAAAAAGCAATAGTTCATAAAGTCCCAGAAAATGTCAGAAGGCAAAGTATAGAAACTCTAAAAGTACGTAAAGAATCATTGGAGTATCTGCGTAAGAATGGATATAAGACCATTGACGATATAATTGAAAGGCAAAATGATATCCCAACGGAAATTAGAGGGAATATCTATGCTTATATTATGTTTGGCATGGAGGGATAAGGCAAATGTTTAGTGGCTAAACTGAAATCTGGTTTAGCTGCTAAACTTGACAATGTAAGCATAAAGATTTATACTGTAAGTGTAAAACTTTGAAGGGAGAGTGATAACAAATGTTTACATTTACAGATAATGAAGCTTTAAAGAAAGAATTAAAATTATTTCAAGTTGCTAATAATTTTGATAATATAACGGAAATATGCAAAAAAATGGAAATTATACCACAAGCATATTACAATACTTTAAAAAAACAAGGCTTATCATTTAATGATATAAAGCGAATCTGTGATGGTATGGATACAGATTTATGTATAGAATTTAAAAAACGAAATTCAGAAAAGGCAAACGAAGAAAAGGCAAAACTTGAAGCTCAAATAGCCGAACTTCAGGCAAAACTAAAACAAATGTGAGGAGGATATTATGACAATAGAAGAAATGCGTAACTCTATGCTCAAAGCAGGAATTTACACAAAGACAGATATAGATAAAATCTGCGAACTTGAAAAGGCATATCAAGATGAATGTCAGGAAATAGCCGAACAGTGCGAAGCTGAAGGTTATCCATCCAACGGAAGCAACTATGAACTCCGTTGCGAAAATGCAAGAGCTTATTATGATGAGCAGATTGCATATATAGATGCAAAATACGATGTTGAAGAGTAAACCCCACAAAGCACCACGTAGGCAAACTACTAGGTGCTATTTTATTGCTTGACAATACAACTTATATGTTGTATTCTGTAATCGAGAAAAAGAAAGTGAGGATTATAGATGACACTACACAGTTATTACACTAATTCTGGTAAGGATTTAATACTCGATTATATAAATAATTTGCCAGAAGATGAAAAGACAGATGGATTTTCTGTTATGGAATGTATGGAAAACGGAGAGTTTGACAAAATAAGGTTTAAGCGTTGGGAAAAGAAAGTGTATGAAGTATATTTTCAAAAACACAATCGTATATTTTATATTACGGTAGATAAAGAGAATATATATTTGCTACACGTTTGCAGAAAACAGAAAAACAAGACGGAAAAGACAGATGTAAAAATTGTTCGGAAACGAGCAAAAGAACTTGGAAATTATTTAGGCAAAACATTTATATAAGGAGGTAATGATTATGCCATTCATAGAAATTAATGTAAAAAGCGAAATAGAAAAGCAGAGAGAAGCAGATCCAAAATTTAAAAAGGCATGGGACGAATCCCGTGCCGAATATAAATTAATAGGTGAAATGATTAGTTTACGGAAACAAGAAAACGTAACGCAAAAGGAATTAGCAGTATTAACAGGAAACAAACAACAAGTAATCTCACGAATTGAACGAAAAGAAAGCATTCCAACTATTAGAGCGTTCAGTCATATATTGGATGCCCTTGGGTATGAATTGCAAATTGTAAAAAAGAAATCAATGTAAATTAAATATGTGTAGTGTTTATAGCATCTTATGGAAACATAGGGTGCTATTTTTATACCCTAAATTAAGGAGAAAACCACCATAACACAAAACGGAAACAGCATAACAATTTATACAGACACAGATTGCTATGATTTCACAATAAGAAGGGAGAATATTAATATGTCAGAAAAACACAAACAAGTTCATACTGCCTACTGCGACTATCAGATTGCAAAGGCAAATAAACCTTCACGGGTTTACTCTGTAAAGACAGAAACGAAAGGCAACAAAGGAGTTAAGACAACAGGTTTATCAAAAGCAATGTTAGCGAAACAGTTGTCAATGTTGATTTAGAAGGGAGAATACAACTATGAGTAAAATAAAATATGATGCAATCAGAATTGCAAAGCAATTACTGTATTCAGAAGACACATTGCAAGCAATAGCCAACGCAAAAACGGAGAGTGAAATTTCACGTATTATGCGTGATGCAAGATTAAAGGAGGTATAAGGCAGAATGGAAGCATTTAATTTTAGAATTATCAAGACAGCAAACGGAGCTGAAATAATAGACAGTACTCTATCAACTCCATATAATTCATTAACTCCATTACAGATGATGGATTATATCAATGTGGAAAACAGTCTGTATTTTACAGAAAGAAAGAGAAGATTACAGAAGGCAACCGAACCAACAGTCATTGATAAGGTAAAGAATTTTGCAAGGAGGATAATACATGAAGGGATATTATAACGGATTTGCCTATATGGGATTTGTGCCAAGTATAGGCAAATATCAGCAGTTTGAAAGCGAAAATGCTTACAGAAATTATTTAAAAGAAAGAGGTGAAATATAATGAAGTACATAACCTATGAAGAACCGCTAAAAGGCAAAACATTCACAGAAAAGCAGACGCATGAAGTCTATAGAGACTTAGCAGATAAGACAGAATATCCAGACTTTGAGTGTTGGAAATCAGATATGCTCAAGTCAGGAGTATTTGAAAAGTTTAGCAACTAAACGGTTTGTCAAAAGGCAAGCCGTTATTTTTTACCCAAAATACATATCAAAAATATTAAAAGAAAAGAGGTAGTTAATTATGTGCAAAATTAATGGAAAGAAGTTAAAGGAGATTAGAGAAAGAGAAGGTTTAACATTGCAGGATGTCGCTAAAGGTTGCGGAGTCTCTTACTCAACAATATCAAAGTATGAAAGCGAGATTAATAATCCATCTGATGCAACAGTAGATAAGATATGTCTGCTTTTAAAGATAAACAAAAATGATATTGAAGTTGCTGATGTTGGATATAGTTTTACATCAGGCGAAGGTAAACTAACTGAAAAGATAAGAAAGAAGAAAGGCTTTATTCGTTATTCAACTCCACGGAATACAGAAGAGTTTATACAGGCTCACTCAAATGCAGGAGAAAGTATGGAAATGAAAGAAGTTGATTGTGCATTAAAGAACTCTTTCAGTATTGCCTCAAAGCGATACATTCTTATCAATCCAACATTCATACATATACCAGATTGGCAGAGAGATACGGATATGGCAAAGGTGCAGGAAATAGCACAGTATTTTAATGAAGATAAATTTGATCCAGTTAAAGTATATGTTAGGAATGGAAAATTATTTGTGGCAGATGGAGCACATAGAGTTGTTGCATTTGTAATCAATGGAGAAATAAAAATGCTTGTTGAAGTGCTTAATTGTTCAGAATATGAGGCAATTCTTACATTTTTAGGACAGCAATCTGCTAGGAAGTCGATGAGTGTAGCTGATACATATAGAGCAGGTGTAAAGGCAAATATAAGAGAATATATAGAGTTTAAAAATTTATTTGAATCATACAATATTCAAATTGTAACCGATGATAATAAACTTGAAAACCCAATAGGCAAAGTTGCACCATCAAGAGAATTATTAAGAATGGCTAAGAATAATACGGAATTATTAGAACTCATAATCAAGACAATTAAAGCAATTGATTGGACAGGAAGTGAAAAGAGTGCATTTACACTTAGGCTGTTCCAGATATTCAAGAAACTGTTTGCAAATTATGAAAAGAATACAGTTATTGAAGGACTTCTTGAAAACTGCAAGGGAGCTTCATATTTTGAAAATAAGATTGCACCTGTTAAGAGTAATGCTGAAATGTATGATATTTTGGCAAAGGCAATTTGTGAATAAGAGAACATATACATATAAAGCTGCACTATCAGGCTATACGGGTAACAGAAAGGAAGTGAGATTTATGCATAATTTTAGAAAGTCAAAGCGAATGCGTGACTTTGATATAGTTTTACGGAAGAATGGATATACACCGACAAGGTGCAAGGGAAGTCATTTCGTGTATATCAATCGTACAACGCATAGGATAATGCCTGTTAATAAGGATCTGAATGACATGGTAAGGCAGCGATTGATTAAAGAGTATAACTTGGAGGTGTAAAGAAATGAAATGGATTGAGATTTTACGGAAAAATGATTGTGCATTATTACAAAGCGAAAGTGATACACAGTATGCAGTTGTTAGTGGTTATAATCCAACGCAGCCAGAAAATAAACAGTGGGCATATGGAACTTATTTCACTTATTTCCATAATAACTTTAAGAAGATGTTATATCTTCAATCAGCTTATGATTGTTTCATGGAAAAGGTAAATGTGGATTATATTCCACGTTGCAGGTTATCAGAACTTGCAACACTTTTCAAGGACGGTTTAATCTCTGATGATAGAGAAAGTGCAATGGAATACTTTAATGAAGTTTGTGAAATGACAGATAAAGAGAAAGGGTGGTTCGGCATTGAAGAGAATAGTCCATTAGCAAACAGTAAGTTTGAGAATCCTATGTATAACAAGGGATATGACGATGGGTTTTCGGATGCAATGAATGAGAATGAAAGCGAGGACAAAAATTATGGTTAAATTTTGTGACGAATGTATAGATAGTTCGGATTGGATAGAAGAAATAACAGGATATAGACCTGTTGATGATTTAATTACTATTAATGAACTAAATGAGATTGCACAAGACCCAAATAAAAATGGAGGCGATGATGGTCTTGCTAATCATTGGGATTATCCTTTGAGTGAAATCCCAAACCTTGTATGTGACGGCGAAGATGGTACAGAATATGTAATTGTCAGATTTGATGACGGGTGCAATGGATACGAATATAGGGTATGTGAAATATGAGATTCGTTGAAATAAAGTAAATGGATATTTCATAAGGAAGGGAAAGGTGATTGATATGTTCTTGGTATACGAAAAAAATTATTTAAGTTACGGAGATGTAGATTGTGTTGAAGAAACTGATATGAAATTATATGACACAAAAGAAAAAGCAATAACAGAAATGGAACGGAGAAAGACAATGTATATTGAAGATACAGAAAATGACTTCACATATATGGAAAATGAAAGTTCTGAAAATTGTATTGTTTTTGCAGATGAATTGTCAGAAACAGGCGATGATAGAGAAGGTGAATTTCATATTTGTGTAGTAGAATTAGAAGTAGAGTAAATGCGTGTTTCCTTGGATTAGAAAGGTGGGTAAATATATATGAACGGAATGCAAATTTGGGAAGTAAATGGAATTGATGACTTAGAAGGCACTTGTTTTGCACAGTGTTCTACTAAAGAAAAGGCAGAAAAGGCAATCCAAATTCTTGAAGAAAACGGTTTTGAAGATATGCTTGAGGTTGAACAAAGTAGCTTACGATTAGACCAGTTATTGATTGAAGATAAATTAATTCAACTGTAAAAATTCGTGTTCTCTTGGAATGGAGGTAAGAGAAGATGATTGTAAATGCTTATTTAAAAGTAACTCAAAAACAATGGGAAGACATTAAAGAGAAATATGTAGAACCGAATATGTATCATATTGTAAGCAGTTCAAAGCGAAAGTGCAAGCGTTGTGACGGATGCAGTGCGTATAATCCTTGTACAACTTATGAAGGATATTGTACAGAAGTAGAAGGATTAGTTGACAGAAATTCTACTTGCGAAAGTTGGCACTAAATATGTGTTTTATATGGAGGAGAAATTAAAATGAATGAATCATTATTAGCATTATTGAAAAAAGAGGATGGTCTTGTAAGAGATGTACGGTTAAATAAGGAAACTTATGAGATGTTGAGAGATAAAAATAAGCATCTTGCATCTGAATACATGGAAAAACTAGAAGAGTCTAAAGAGGTTCTTTTAGAGTGTCGAAAAGAAATCTCGCAGTATTTGGATTTTTTGGAGGTTTTAAAAGAGAACTAAATTCGCATTTACTTTGGAAAGGATAGTAGATAAATATGTATAGTGGTATAGTTGTAAAACCTTATTGGGGTTTTAAAGTTGGAGATAGGATATACTTGAGAGAAACAAATATTACATTCAAATGGAGTGCTGATTTATATAGGTCAGAGGACTTATCATCATTTGTTGTTACGGTATGGGACATTGATGAATTTAGGGAGTGTGTAAAATTAGATTGACTGATGAAAATAGTCATTTGCTTAGAAAGGATGGTGGATAAATATGTATAGAGTTGAATGGTTAGATATTGATGGAGAACAAAAAGTAATGAGGGGCTTTAAAACAAGTGAGGAAGCTCATGAGTGGATTAGAACGCATCATTTTGATATGGATTTTGAAATGCCGATGGTGTTTTATGACGGAGAATAAGCAAACTAAACTAAGATTTTTTAGGAAGGAGTGAAGGGAAATGGCAAAATATACATGTAGCAAGACAAAGGATGAAATTCTTGAAATTATTGCAGAGGAATTTAGAAAAGTAAATAAGGATTATGATGATGCAATGCAGAACGACAATGATAAACTCAAAGAACGGAATCAGGGTAGATATGTAGCAATGTTTGATTTGTTACATAAGTTAGAAATTTATGAAAAGGAGTGAAGCGAAATGACAACTATTGAAAAGTCAAAAGAGGATGCACGGAACTTAAATGAACTCACGGATCATCTGATTAAGCTGCTTGAATCGGATGACAAGCGGTTCTCATTTGAATTTTGTGCAGGTGGCACAATGGAGATTTACGACAAAGAAAAAGAAATCGGTTATGCAGTTCACATTGCACCGATTGAATATGATGAGAACGGAAAAGCAATAAATTTATAGTAACCGCAAGGCAGTTAGGAGAATAATCTACTAGCTGCCTATTTTATTACAAGAAAGCGAGGAAATGATTATGGAATTACGGAACAATTGGTATAAAGCAGACAAAGGAAAGCATTTTGTACTTACAGAAAAAGGCAAAGAAGAGTGTGCGAGTTACAAACATAAAACAGTTGGTAAGACTGTAGACGAATATGATTATGAAGCAACCGAATGGTCAGTTGATAAAGGTTATGTAATCGAAACTGATATTCCAGGATGGACAAAAGGACTCAAAGGATATGAAGTTGTGTATTATCACAAAGGAAAATATAGATTATCAGCAGGTAATCCGCAAATCTTCCCAACACGCAAAGCAGCAGAAGTTTATAAAAAGCATTATGAATCATATACATGGTTCAATGATACCTTGGTAATTGAAGAAGTCGAATATGATGGTGTTCCATTAAGTGAACCGAAAATGTACAAGGGAAAGGAAGTTGTGGATAAGGAACACTATTTTGGACTTGATGCACATGAAGTCGGTGAGTATTTCACAGAAGATATGATTGATTTCTTTATGGATTTATTACCACCTGTTTGTATGAGAAGTGATTGTTCACAGATTGGCGAGCCATGTTCAAGCAGAATTGATGAAAATGGAGAAGGTAGAACAACATATTCTACATTCAAAAAAGTAGATGAAGAAATTTGGGAATACTGTGGAGATTGTTTCAGAGGCGAAAATTATATGCATGGAAAAGATATTCCATATGTGAGATAAGGAGATGATACAGATGTTAAATATTAAATGGGATAACGGAGTTACAGGATATTTAAGCAAAAGCGAAAAAGAACTGTGTGAAAAGATTGATAGAGAAATCAGTGCTATCAATGCAGTAAGTAAAACGGAAATATCTGTAGTAATCAGTATTGAAGGTGGCAATCAATTCCACATAAAGAAAGATACTGGTTCACTGATTGGATATATGAACGCAGAACAATGTTGGTATGCATTGAAGGGAATTATGACAAGTTTGTTATACATGGAAAGGCAGGTTGATTAGTATGAAGTATACAATAGATACATTAAGAGAGATTAACGCAAGATTTTGTGATTCGCATATACTTATGAATTACGATGTAGATAAGGCAAATATGTATGTTGAACTTATAGAAAATACACGATCTGAAAAGACTCCAAGTATAGGTGATTGCGTTAGATATACAAATGAATATGGAGATTACTATGGAGCAGCTCATATTGAAAAAGCAGATGCGAATGAAATTTATATCTGTGAACGACCATATACACCTTTTATCCATGAATACGAAGGCAGAATTAGTTGTAATACAAGTGGTGGAGCATGGATATATTTACCAACAAGAGAACTGAAATATATAGGTAAAATTGAAAAGAGATTTTGTGATTGGGGTAATTGTGGAGGCTGTGCAGATGGTGCTATTGATTTTATAGCAGAAGTAAGTTTATGGGAATATGTAGATAGTAAAAATCCTTTTGTAAGTGAAAATGGATATAAGTTCACAACAAAGGATTTTGATAAACAGTATATATCATTCAATCCTAAAGATTCACCTTGTGTATATTTTGGAGAAGATTGTGCATGGAAAAGTAAAACAGATTTATATGCTTATCTGAGAACATATAGAGCAGAAATTTTTAAAGGACATTGGCAGAATCAGTTCATTATTTGGACTTGGAAAGAGAAACAGCATCATGTATCACCAACGGAATTTGATAGTCTTAAATTAGAAGAAGATACATTCCTGATGAATGGTGACATCATGAAATGTAAAAGAAAATATGATGAAATTACTCATACTGTACACACATATTATGTTTGGTATTGGGACGATCCAACTAAAGACTTCTTTGAGGCAAGTGCAGAACAGAATAAAATAAGAGAAAAATATTATACACTTGATAGAAGAACTCCAACATATATTGTTGCGAGAGAAGAAATAAAGTCTGGAATTGAAATTCCAAAACATAAGGAGGTGGAATAATATGAAAATTCTTGATAAAGCCATTACACAAGATGGAATAGAAATTGAGCTTAGAGATTTAAGCGATGAACACAAGCTGCTAGACTATAACGGATTGGTAATTGTCTTCCGTACAATCGCAAAGAAAACATTTCCACCTAATCTTGGATGGTATGCACAAAAAGAAAAAGAATTTCATTCGTGTATTTGTTGCTATAAAAATTATACATCAGATATGTTAAAGGCAGATTACGAGGAACTGAAAAATGGTACAAAAACTCTTGCAGATTTGAAATCATATTTTTGGAATGGATATAGAGATCGTTATGTACTTGGGTTGGAAGGAGGTAAAAATTATGTTAAAAATTGAAATTAAAACAGGTAATGCAGCATTCTGTGATCCGTTTACAGGTGAACCAAGCGAATTTGATGAAGCTATTGAATGTAAAAGACTTCTTGAAGATATTTGCAGAAAACTTGAAGATGGTGTAACAAGCGGAAACATCATTGATATAAACGGAAATAAAGTTGGTCAATGGAGCAGATAGGAGCGTGATTATATGGCATATTACAGTAGTCCAAGAAAGTATGAAAACGCAACTGGTAAAAGATTTACAAGCAACTGCCCATGTATACATAGAACAGGGAGCGTTAAAGGTATGGTTAAATTAGGCTTTTGGGACAAAGATAGCGATAAGGTAAGGCATGGAAACTGGATTTATCAGCAACCATAAAGCAAAGGAAATTGTAATTTATAAGGAAGTGATTGAGATGAAAATAATAAAATGTTATAATGATTATGCAAGATTACGCAAAGAGTTAAAGTTAAAACAGTATAATGAATTGAATGACAGCATTGGTCAGTATAATACAGATGAGTACAGCGTAGATGTTACATTAAGAGATTACGATGGAAATTGGTGTATTGATTATGATGTGTACAAGCCAAATGGAAATCCCAAATATCTTGACGGTGGTAAGGTGTGCGATGCGTCTAAGATGCCATTAACTGATAAAGGATTTTGGATATTAGTTAGAAAGAAATTTGAAGAACATATAAAATAAGAAAGGTGTATTAAAAGAATGAAAAAAGTGGTGGTACAGTATGATGAAGCAGTTAGGTTTTACGATAATGTGACAAAAATACAATATTTTGGGGCAGGTGATTTCTTTGAAGCATATTTTGTTATATATCAGGGAAAAGAAAAGACGGTGATTATGCTAAGTGAAATTAATGGTCTTGAAATCAAAGAAGAGTAAAGATAGATAAGACTTGTAAGCAAGCGTAAATTAAATAGAGAATAATAAGGCAGATGGATAAATAAAATTCATCTGCTTTTTTAGTGTAACTAACAAAGAATTTCAAGAAAGGTTAAGGTAAATATTATGAGAGTAAACGAAGTAAGAAAAACAGAAACAATTGAGAAGTTAGTAAGAACAGAGTACATTGCAGAAGATGGCACAGTATTTAGAAGTGAAGAGGAGTGCAAAAAGTATGAGGAATCAGCATTATTTGCAATTAGTAAAGAGTTAAAGAGACTTGATAATAAGAAAAATGGAGCTTCCGAATATGATATTTATGATGAATGTTCTGATGAATATCTGGTAGAGATTTTTAATGCAGAAACAGAAAGAGATATTGAGAATATTAGAAGATATGTATATCTCAAAGCTCTTTCAAATAGTTCATATGCGAGAAAGGAAGATGTTGATTTACCTAATATCACAGCAGGGCATGAAGTAATTATTCATTGGAACTATGACGAAGATAGTTGTTGGACTATTGGTAATGGAAGTATTGATGCTTTCTGTGGCTATATTAGAGAGAATCTTATGAGTTTAATCACACCAAAGGAAGAGAAAACAGAATAATACAGAGAATAACAAGGCAGACGCAAACAAATGTGTCTGCCTTTTGTAATGGAAGGAGTGAATGAAATGATTATATTGCAAAGAGATTCACGGTATGAGGTGGGCGATCCTGATTGTGTGTTCAAAGTAAAATCAGGTGACTTAATTACGCCCATAAAGCGAATTGGATATAAAACTACATTTGATGATTGGAAAGATTACGGAGAAATTACGGATGAAGATATAGAAGATTTATATATTTTCTGTTGTCCTAATAACAATGAAACTCAAACAGAAATTTATATTTCAATTTGTTCAAATTGGGATTTGATTTTTGTTGGTAGGTATAAAGGTGTTTTCTTTGATAATACGGAGGCTATTACAGCAAAGATTAATGCATGGATTAACAATAATATGGAGGTGTGATTATGAACACATTAGAAGATATTCTAAATACATTAGGAAGTAAAAAACCATTCTTAGACAAGATAATAATTGATGAAGATGGTGGAAGGCAACCATTCACTAAAGGCGGTGCTAAAGCATATGAAAAATTGACAGAAATCTTATATGCGGTTGGAGAACTTACTAACACAGATATGAATGATATTGTTGAAGAATTAGATAGTATAGCAAATCAGGATATGTAGGAGGTAAGCGAAATGGTACAATTACGGCAATACAAAATGGTTGAAGGAATTGGAAGTCATTGGAATAAACGATGGGAAATCCAAGAGAAATATAAATATTTTGAAAATGGAGAATGGGTTTATTCCTGGCATTTAGTATTTTGGAGCAGTGATAAAGCGAGATGCGAAGAAGTGTTTGAGAAATATAAAAAATTAGGAGGTAAGCGAAATGATTGAGTTAAAAGATTTATTGGAAGAAAATGAAACACTTGTAACATTTCATCTTTGCAATGAATATTGGTCACGGAATGCAATCACAGTAAAAGGAAATGATGATATTTCTGGTGCATTAGAAATGACATTACATAGAATACTTGAAGCTGGTGGAATAGAAGATGATGTAAAGCGAATTATGGGTGCTGAAATTCCAACAGAAGATGAACTAAAAGAACTTGAAGAGTTTGATGAATTTAGTTGGATAGATTTAGGTTATGTATTACCTGGTTTAATTGATTTATGGGAAGAAAGCGAGGTTGATTGATATGACAATAGAAATATTAAAAACCAGAATAGATGAAATATTAAAGAAAATGTGGGGTGTAAATGAAGATGGTGGCATCGAAATTTATACTGACTACAGAGAAAGAGAACTTTCTGATAGTTTCTTAAAAGAGATATTTGAGCATGATAATCCAAGAGAGGCATTTAATGATGAATTAGCTGATTGGGCTATGGATTATGCAATGGAGTATGGAGAAGATGAGTTTGAAAAGGATATTCGTGAAGAAATGACGGATGAAGAGGAAGAGTATTTTACAGATAATTTTAATGAGATATGGGAGTATGTAAGAGAAAATACATATTTTTATTACAACGCCGAGGATTTTAATAATGAAGTCAAAGTAAATATTATGGTGGATTGTGGTAATTGGAATTACGATTGCGTTTGCGATAATGTTCTGAATTGGTATGGAAATTCAGGAGATGGAAGTATTGACAAAGAATCATCTATGCTATGGTTAGCAAAAACACAAGGTAAAGCAACAGCATTAAGAAAGGCATGTAAACAAGTACATAGGGATGATGGATATTATGTAGATAGAGATAAAAACAAAGACAAATTTATAGAAAGCTGCATACAGGAATTTGAAAATCTTCCATCACATATGGCAACTGTAACATTTCTTGTAAAAATGCCGTTATTTGATTTGTTTGATTTAATCGAATTACAGAATAAAGAATATGACGAAAAAGGAAAATATGATCCACGAAAGAATGAAAAATCAAAATCTTATATAGTTCTTGGAAAAGAAACAATGTGTGGGTTGTATGATTCTTGGTCTGGTGGTGGTTCTGTATTAGAAGTAGAACTGGATAAGGATGTTAAACTTCCTATTAAATATGCAATCTTTTGTGTAGAGGGATGTAAGATGCATGGATATGATATTGATGAAGTTTATGGACTGATTGATAGTTGTTGGAAAGAAACAGTAAAGGAAATAAAAGAGGTTGCATAAAACCAAAGGAAAGAACTGTTTCTAATGAAGAAAGTGAGGTACAAAAAAATGATAGTAAAAGCAATATGGGAATTTGATGTAGATGATTCTGAAATGGATGGAAAATGTGTAGATATAAAAGGATTATGTGAAGATCTAACAAGAAGAGAATTGGAATATTGTTTGAAACACAATCAATTAAATGCTGATGATTTTCAATATGAATGTCATCCTGAATTGCCTAGTGACTGGGATTAAGAAAGTGAGGTAACTTATGGTAACAAACGAAATGAAAGAACTATTAAAGAAAATAGCAGACTTAGCTTATCAAGCATCAGAGGAAGTTTATGATGATGATAATGAAAATGGAACAGCAGGAATATTAAATCTTTGTGACAAATTATATGAAAAAATTGATGAATATTTAGGAGGTAATACAAATGTATAAAAGTGCAATTGTAGATGAACTTGGACAGGTCGTGTTTTGATGTGATGAATTGTAAGGTAGTGAACGGATTAGTGTATCTTAAATAGTCATCCTGAATGGTCTATTAAATGTGTAGAAATATAGAAAGCGAAGTGCAAAAATCATGTTGGAAGATATTTATAAAATGCTTGGATTCGATGATACGGTATTTGATACAGAAACGAAAACAGATAAGGCTCATACTAAGTTAATGAAGTTGCTTGATATGTGTGAGAGGCTTGGAATTATAGGAATAGTCGATGAGGATATGTTAGATAGAATAGAAAGTGAGGATTTTTAATATGTCAAATAATTCAAATTTAAGAATTACAAAATGTATAAATGTATTTTCTGATATGAATACATGGATTGATTTTGTAATAATTCCTTGCAATGATAAGGATTTTACAAAGGCAGAAGAGATTGTTAGAAAAGCATATGATGATTGGTGGACACTTCCTGATGCAGAGTTTGAGCCAATAGCTGATTGGGTTTGCAGATGTCTGATTAATAATGATATTGAATTTGAAATTTATTTTAAAGATGAAGAAGAGAGTGCTTAAAATGAAGAGAACACCAAAAGTAATTAAGCAGCAAACGGAAGAATGGTTAGATGAACGGTGGATGATTGCAAATATGAAAGATGCAAGACCACAAGATATGAGTTATTACAATGGAGCTTTGAAAGCCCTTGAATTTGCAGGTTACGAATGGAAACGTGATGCAGATGGAAAACATACATTATTTAAGTAGATTGGAGTGATGAAAATGAAAAAAGAAAATTTTATGAGAGAAATTGCACTTCTTAAAGAAGATGGAGACAGCTTTGGATTTGTATTAGATGGAAATACACAAAAAGGTATTGTGATATTTGTTGTTCCTGATTGTGATTCTGAAAGTGAAAATGCGATGGAATATATGATTGAAGGCAATAACATTGTAGATGGTGCTTTTGAACCATGTTCTGATTACAATTATTCGTGTGCTTACCCAGATTGGAATGAAGCTTGGGAATTGACTCAAATGATGATTAGAGAATTGTTGAAATAGCAATTTCATAAGGAGGTTTGACATGAGATTACATCTATTTTGGCTTGATAAGAATTGGAAGAAACGTGGTGATTGTGCAAATAATTATAACCTCATTGTTTATATGGAAAATAAAACATATAAGGTATATACGAATGCTTTTTATGGATATTATCATCAAGAAGATATTGAAGTTAAAAAGAAATCAGATATTGAAGATTACATAGAGTATTTAAAGAGAAATGGATTTACAGAAATGGAGCGATAAATCATGACAGTGAGAGAATTAAATAGAGATCAATTAACTGAATTAAAGCGTATGTATTATGTACAACTTGTCAATGAATGCTTATTTGCAAAAGTAATGGGTGTTGATATTGATGAACCATCATATGACATGATAGAGAAAGTCAACGAATATGTCTCGGATGAAGTTATTTTCGATGCATATGATAACACTGTGTTTACAGAAGATGATTTCTTCTGTAGTGCGGAAAGGAGTGCTTAATATATTGGATATTACAAATTTATATGCTTACAGAATTGAAGAATTGGCTGTTGGAATTGTAAAGGCAGAGTCATATGAAGATGCAAGAGAAAAGGTGAAAGCAGCTTATTTGAAGCACAACGATTGCTTTGATTCTGAAAGAGATTTTATTGAGTTAAAGGAAATTGCAGAGAATGATTCGTGGTTTAGTGATAATCCTGATGTAGTTGAAGTCGATGAATTAGTGTAGAAATGGAGTGACAAATATGAATTATACTTATTTTGGAAACAGAATTGAAAGAAGCCCATTAGGAAATATGGGGTTACAGTTATTAGAAGCTCAAGAGAAATTAGTTTCTCAGGAATATGAAGTTGAGAATCTTAGAATTAAAGCAGCTATGTATAAAGCATATTTCTTTCGTAATTCCATATTAGCAGAAAAATTAGAAAAACAAAGTGAAGAAAACAGAGATGCACTTATTGGAGAATTTGATGGTTTTTCATATGCAAGTTGGAGAGCTAATGCTGTATATAGAACGCTTGAAGATATGTGCTATGAAGGACTATTAACTGAAAAAGAATATAGAGAATGCAAAGTATGAAACAAGAGTTTCCTTCGGAATAAAAAGAATAAGGATGGTGACATAAATGAAATATACATGTTATGATTGGTATGGAAATAAGAAAGTAGACAATATTGATAACTTAAAAGATGCTGTAAGAGAAGCATTAAAGCTAGATTGTGAAGTCCACGATGAAAACGGAGACATTATTTATTCAAAATGGGATGGTTGGAATGGAGATTACCCAGAAATTGAAAAGAGATGGTTTCCTGTAGCTGACATGGAAATGGTCAATAAGGCAAAAAATTTCATTGAAAAGACAGGAATGTTTTATGAATGGTGCAAGTTCCAAAGAGACCAGTTCTCTAAATGGATAGGCAAAGAGTGGTTGCACAGTGACAGATGGAGTGCAGCTTATGATTGGGTAAACGATGGAAGATTTGCAAATGTAGATGTTCCAGAGGATATTGTTAATTGCTTAGTTGAAGAATGGGAAACCAATGCTATACATTTAAAAGTAGGAATTTAAGGAGAATATATATGAAGAACCCAATATATGAATGTTCAAATTGTTATAATGAATTTTCGGAGCAACTATATCCAGTTAATATATCAGATGTTAAATGGATAAATCTTATTTGCAATAAATATCCGAATGGATGTATTCAAATAACTTGTCACGATGCTCAAGAAAACGCTTATTATGCAACGAGACTTCTGAAATGTTATGTGAGTAAAAAAGGTAGATATGCAATTTGGGGTAAACATAGATTTTATGAAGGATATAGCGGCGGTCTTATATTGAGAGGTGTTCCGTATAAGTCTATTGAGACTATAAGAGATGCGGCTAAACCGTATGGAACGATAGTAGAATGAAATGAGGATTTACTGGTAATAACGGAGGTTAATTATATGAATATTCAAACTATTTCAAAAGAAAAACGGGAAGTAATGGTTGAGCTAACCGCAGATGATTTAGTAATTATTTGTAATGCATTGTATGCTCAATCAAGCGAAAAGAAAAACAATGATTATTTCATGCAGCTTTATAGTGACATGATGATGGCAAGAGACTTGTGCCAATATGGTCACGTAGATGATTTTTGTCTTCACAATATCATAAAGTGTCGTAGTGAATTAAGAGGTCTTTTATCAGAAGATGATATTGAAACATTCAACAAGTGTCTTGAAGATAATGACCTGTCAACAGCTTTTAAGAATTCTGATTTTGTACGAATTTATAAGAGGATTGTTGGAGACTTGAAATGCAGTGATAAACTTAAAAGCTGGATGGAACAAAATAAATAACATGAAACGATGATTTATTTGAAAGCGAGGAAATAATATGATAAGAAAAATTAACAATAGATTGTATAAAGTTAATACATATGCTTCTGCACACATTATTGAAGTAGATGATAATTATGATGAAGAAGTACAGAAACTAAGAAAAGAAATCCAGTTTGACAGTATTGGATACAAATTGAACTTACTTGTATATCTTGCCACATTAACGGTACAAGGATATGCAATTTTAAGCGTAACAGAATTTAACATTGATGGAAGTAAGCCTAGAGTTGCTTATGCAAGTAATAAAGATTTTAAGAAAATTGTTAAGTATTATTTTGGAAAGAAAGCATAGGAAACGGAAATTTACAGTGAAGAAAGGCAAGTAAAATTTATGGATAGGAAAGAATATTTATTAAGACAGGTACTAAAATTATTTAAGCAACAGAAAGAAAGCCGTTATGTTTTAAATATTGAAGAGATGACTGTTATGTATGATGGAGCTGAATGCGATGGAAGTTGTCTTTGTGATGATATTATGGAAGAGTTAGGAATTGACAGCTTAGAAGATATTGAGGGTGAGAAATAAAGTGTGATATAATATGTAAGAAAGAAGGTTGATGAATATGGCAGGATATAGCGGATGGTCAATGAGTAACAATGCGGTTGATGCTTATTCAAATGGGGAGAAACCATTAAGTAAATGGACAAAGGCAGATATTTTTGATACAATAGAAGAACAGGAAATTGAATTAAAATGCTCAATGGAAAAATTTAAGAAACTACCTGTGAAAGTTTTAAAAGAAGTTTGTTTGAGGTATTCTTCGTGGCATCATACAAGTAATCATTATAATCAGACAGATTTTTATTCTTTGGATATAAGCAGAATAGAAAATTTAACAGATGAAAAAATTGATAGATTACTTGCAGATTACAAGGCAGAGAAAAAGAATGAAGAAAAGCCTACTGAAGAGAAATGGAGATGTGCTTTTTTAGAATGGTCTGGAACTAGAAAACATCCAGTTGCAAAAGAAATAGTCGAAGAGGGTATTGTAAAAGGCGATTGGTTCTATCGTAAAAATGGAACTAAAAAGAAAACAACAGCAAATGGGTTTGAATTTATTAAAAAATTGGAGGAATGATAATAATGGCATTTATAAACGAACAAGGAATAAAAATTAGTTTTGAATGTTCAGATTTAATCAAAGAACTTAAAGAAGATATTACTGAATTTGGTGGCGACACAGTTGTTGCTGTTTGGTGTAAGGATAATTCAGGAGTTACATTATATGTAAATTATGATTTTATTAATGAAGAACAGCCAATAACTGAAAAAGAAGTAGACAAAGATGAATACATACAAAAAATGACAATGAGTGCATTATTAATATTACTAGAAAAACAAAATGAAATTTTGTAATTAAGAATAAAATATAATATTAATTAAATTGAGACGGATAATTATATATTATCTGTCTTTTTTATTGGATTGGAGTGATATTATGAGAAGAGAATTTAAAGTAAATAAAACAAAATGTGCGATAGTAAATCGTAATACTGGCAATCTGGAAATTAACAAATATAATCAAAAATATGAAGTTAGGTGTTTTTCACAAAAATATAATGGTTGGATTAGGTTGTGTAGTTGTGCAACTATCTCTGAAGGAAGAGAAAAGGCTGTACAAATATTATCATTGGCGATATAATATGTATATAATTATTTTTGGAGGTACAATATGACAAAATTGGGGTTATTAGAAGCGTTTCAATATGCTGTCGAAACAGTAAATGTTACAAAATTTGAAGAAGCTTTAATAATATTTTCTGTTGAGTATGGTGTTCAGATACCAAGGGAGGCGGCAGAGTTAATTAAAGCTCAAGATGATAATTTGTCAAAAGAAAAATTAAAGGAAATTAAGCTAAAGATACAAATGCCTATCTATAATTATATTAAGACAAATGGCAATGTTAATGAGTTAAAGTAACAAATAGAATAATAGAGAATATAGTAAGAGACTTGTAAAAGCAAGTCTCTTATTTTTATGGAAAGAACGGTGATTACTATGTTTGATTACAAAGAATTTAAGAAGGAAATGTGCAAAAGAGGACATGAAGTACATAAACATGGAGATTATATAACTATTGAACCCAATAATAATTATGAAGGATATAATAAAGGATTTTTATATGCATCAGATGTCATTAAAGGATTTGAGCATGAATTAAGACTTATTTATATGCATCATTTTAACACTTGGATATATAGTGCAAGATTTAAAATTGTATGATAGAATTAAAATATAGTAACTGTGGGAACGGAATTTAAAAACGGAGGTAAATATTATGATAGAATTAATTAGTGTAATTATAGCTTGGATTGTTGTATTCACAATTCCAAACAGATTTCTAAGTAAATCAGAAGCTAAGAAGAGAGAAGAAAGATATAAAAATATGTAGAAAGGAGGTTGATGTAAAATGTTAGGTGCATTATTAGCATTAGGAATTTTTGGTGGAGCTGCTGCAAAAGCAGCTTATGATAATTATGATATGAAGAAATATTCTACAAGGTATGATGAGAATGGAAATCGTCACTATTTTGATAGACTTGGTACTGATTATATTAACGGAGAAAAAATTATAAGTGGTGGTTATACAGATACTAAAGGTATTTATCATAGAACGGAGACAGGTTTAAATAGTAACAAAGTATATACAGATTATGTGTGTCCATCTGAACAGCTAAAAAAGAAATATGATGAAGAAGATAAAGAATATTGCCGTAAAAATGGATTCCCCGCATATCCAGCTTATAATCCACGATTTAAAAGAAAAGTAACAACTGAATTTGAAACAGGCAAAGTGGTAGCTGCCGTAGTATGGTTTCATAATATATTTACTCAGGAAAATCATTGGGTTAAGTTTTATGTTAAATCTGATGCAAAAGAGTATGAATATGATACACCAGGAGAATACGACAAAGGAATTGAGATTACTAAAGAGGAAGCTGAGTTATATGATAGAATATTAGGTAAATCTCACAGTGGTATGGTATTCGGAAACAAGATTTGGGATGGATTTGACACGAGAAAGCCTGAAGGATGGGATGAAGCACATAGGAAGAAATAATAGTTTCATTTGAAGATTGGAGGTAAAAATATATGAAATATGGAGACATTGTTGTATACAAAAATCAGATTGGAACAGTAGTAAAAAGCGAAAATGATTTTAAGTTCCATCCATGTAATTATGGAAGTTGCTATTTTAGTGAGTTAGATACGATCAAGGATGCTGATGTAAGAGAAGCGACACCTGATGAAAAGCTGGAATTAATAAAGGAAGAATTTACATGGGGCAAAGTGATTGATATACATTGTATTGGAGAATATCAGATTATAGAATACGAAAGCAAAACTGCACCTAAACATTTATGGCATACATATATTAATTATGCTGATACAAATAATTCTTATATGTCTTTAGATTCGGCATTAATTGGTTGTATTGGACGTAAATACGAAGGCGCAAATGGAAGGGCTGCTATGTATTTTGAGAAAATGATTGGTTTGGAATAGAATAATTAGAAATTTGGAGGTAAGCAATATGAAAGATATGAATATTACAGGAAATGCAATCGAAAATTTATTAATGTCGTATGCAGATCATAAAGTACAAGTAAGATTATTTATGGAAGACGAGAATATTAATGCTGATGAATTGGAAGAAAATTCAGAGTTTATGTATCATAAAGGATTCTGTGAATGTGCCGAAAGATGGATTAGGTGTCTTGGCATAAGTCCAGATAGTCCTAAAATCGAACAAATGATTAAAGATTGTATGTAAACCAATGAAACCAAGTTTTCTTGTGGAATGGAAAGGAGAATAATAGTGTATGAAAATAAAAGATTTTCTTGAAAATTTTAATGGAGATAATCATATTAAAATTTACGATAGTTATGATTTTAGTACACATAGATATAATCATGTACAGGAAGCAATTTCTTCCTATGGATATTTCACAGTTAAGAGCTGGGATATTGTAGATGGTGTATTAAAGATAACAATTCGGTCGCAGTTTTAATACTAAGAAATCTAAGTTTACTATCAAATTAAGGAGGAAGATATGGCAAAGAAAATTATATATACAGATGAATTTGGAAACAAAATAGATATTAATTCAATCGAGGGTATTCATGTTATACTTAATGATATTTTTACAACATGCGATAATGAGAACAGTTGTTTATGCGTTAAAGAGAATATCAAAGCAAGCGTAGAAAAATGTTATGAAACCAGAAAACTAGAAATTAAAACTGGCAAACCTCAAGATAAAAGTAGCATTTGGTAAGGAATTTTAACTTTCTTTTGATGATTGGGGGTAGAAAAATGGAAAATAAAAATTTAGATAGCTATGGATATTTATTAAATTGCCCAGATGAAATGCTTGGCGATGTGAATAAAACGATGAACGATAAACGAGCCATCATAAATTGGAATAATTTTAATGTAGGTGATGCTTTTTATACAGAAAATATTTACAGATGTGTAATGGTAGATCACGTAATGAAAAGAATTATGTTTGTAACTGAAGAGGAATATAAAAATGAGTTTGAATTAAGATATAATAACAATAAATATAAAAAGCCAGATATGAGAGAAAAGATAAAAGAATATATTAGTGAACTTGACACAGAAATTGACAGGCTTGAGAATTCATTAAAAAATACTGATAGTCCATATGATTTACAGATTAAAGGTAGGTTGAATGCAATAATCGAAGTAAAGAATGATTTATTGGGAAGATTTGAAGAGGTGATATAAATGGTAAGATATATGGAATGTTCTACATGTGGCAAGTCATTACTTGAAAATTCAATTATTGTTGTAAGAACTGGGTTTACAGATAAATATTGTTCATATGGTTGTGCAGCAATTGGTAGTGGATTTTTTGAAAATATAAAATTAACTGATGAAATTGTCCAAGAACACAAATCTTGTGATGGAAAAGATTGGCTAATAGGAGATTGAGGTGATATAAATGTATGAAGAAGAAATAAATGCGGCATTGATCTCCATACAACAATTTAAAATTGCATATAGTAATGAAAATGGAGTTATAACTGTTGGTGATATTAAAGATTTAATGGCTAATATAGATACTATAGAAGAATGTGTAAGAAAGCAAAAGAGAATCCCAACAACTAACGAAAGAGAATTTGGCTTATTGGGAAAATCAAAAATTGTACATCGGTGTAGTATTTGTGGTAGTAATGTATATTCTACAAATACATATTGTCCTCAATGTGGGCAGAAATTTTGTATGTGAAGTATTAGATTTAATTGAAGAATTGATGAAATGAGGTAATGTAGATGGAAAATAAAAAAACATTAAAATATTTAAATGATATGAAGAATAGTAAAATGCCACCATTTGACAGTCAATATGAATTTTTCTTTGCTACACTGGAAGATTATTATATTGCAAAATCAAATGGTGCAAAGATAATAAAAGAGGAGCTTATGGAATGGGATTCTGAAGCACAAAAAGAAATTGTTAATATATTGGCTGATATTATAGAATCTGATGAATTGATTGGCTTTGATAGAAATGATATTCTATCGTTAGCTGATTAAATGACGATTTCTTTAGATTTTGGAGATAATAATATGAAGGTACTTGGAAGCTTTGTAGATTGTGTTTATGAGTCACATTTATATAAAGAGGATATTGGAGATATTAGAACAAAACTTATAAGTAGATTGTCAGATAAAAGAATCTGTGAAATGGCAAGTGTACTTATAATCGACACAAAATATGATGCATATGTTGTAAAAATACGAAGACCTGAACTGAATAACAGCGGATGTGTTGATATAGAAAAAACTCATAAGAAAATTTATGAAACTGATTTTATTGAAATTTCAAACAGAGATTATGAAGGATTAGATTGGAGAGAAGCTACTAAGAAAACTGATAAATTAATGAAACCAGGATCGTTTGTTATTTTTAAAACAGATATTGATGTAGATTCATTAATCAAATGAAAAATTGCTTTCAATAGCAGAACGGAGAATGATAAAAATGGAAAGACAGTACACTGTAGAAATGACAATAACGGTTGATGACGAAGATTTGTTTCATGGACAAACAGTTGATGAATTAGTTTTTGGATAGCTTAGAAGAAGCTCCTTTCCAAGTTGATACTATAGTGGTAAAATAAAGACAGTTGAAGATTGTTTTTAAGAGGAAAGTAATTATATGGAAATAAATATAGGTGATAAATTTGGTGATTGGACTGTGCTTGCTTTGTCAGATAAAACAGATTCGTCACATAATAAGTATTACACATGTCAATGTGTTTGTGGAACAATTAGAGCAATTAACAAAGGAAAATTAATTTCAGGCAAGTCTAAGTCTTGTGGTTGTAAAAGAAAATTAGATATGACTAGGAAAATCGTAAAAGATTTATTGTTTTTAGAGCCTTTTGGCTATGAAAATGGAAAAGTTATATGGAAATGTAAATGTCTAAAATGTGGAAGAATGTGCTACAGAACGGTATCTGAGGCAAAAAAGGTTGGTACTTGTGGAAATCATAGAGATGGGAAAACATTAAATGAAAATAGAAAAAAGCGTACACAGGTCGATGGAACGATTGTACAAACTTTAACTCAAAAAGTTTCAAAAAATAATACTTCAGGTATAAAAGGAGTTTCTTTTGACAAAACCAGAAAATTATGGGTTGCTCAAATTGGATTTCAAGGAAAGAATTATAGTCTCGGTAAATTTAAAAAAATTGAAGATGCAGAAAAAGCTAGAAAAGATGCAGAAGATAGATTTTTTAAACCGATTATAGATAAGTATAAAAAAGACTGATTTGAAAGGAAGGAAAAATGCCAAGAATTAGAGATTGTATTATTTGTGGTAAGAGGTTTACAAGTTACCATGGAATAAATGTATGTAGTGAACAATGTAAAATAGAAAAAAAGAAACGACAAGATGAAAATTCGAATAAAAGAAGATATAGTAAGGAATCGAATACACCAATAATTAAAATCTGTCCTATTTGTGGGGAAAAATTTGAAACACTTAGAAGAACATATTGTTCAGAAGAGTGTTCTGAGAAAGCACATAAAATACATGTAAAGGAAATTTCAGATCAATACTATAAAGATCATAGAGAAGAAATAATTGATAAAGTAAAAGAAAGAAATAATAAATATTAATTATAAGGAAGCAGAAATTGTCTGCTTCTTTTTTTTACAAAAAAATGAGGTGAATAATGTTTGAGTAGATATAAGAACGGAAATCCAAAACATGCAAGTCGATTCATATGTTTAAAATGTATGCAAGAAAATATGTTAGCAAGAGGAATTCAGCGTAAGAAACAACGTGAGAAATTTCATATTAAAGATCTTACTTGTATATTATGCGGTGGAATTGAAACTAAAAATATGGAAGTAAGGTATTGTGATGATTATAAAGAGATTTATACAAAAGCATTAGAGAAAAGAGAGAATTATTATACAGGAGATTTTAGAAAGGTGGTTGATAATTATGTGTTATAAAATAGAAGTCCAAAATAAAAATGCAGAGAAGCTTAACAGGAAGTTGGATGAGTTGAATCTTCCTATATATACGAGAAAATATTTCAGTGTTAAAATTGAAAGCAAAGCAGGTGCATTAAATTATCTTGGAGTTATTGTAGATTTGCTCAATTGGTTTATTGAAGAGAAACTTATTAATAAAACAAATATTTCAGATATTGAGCCATCGGATTTTACAGATATCATGGCAGAAGATATTACATTATATTTAAAGACAAAAGAACAAAATGGAATGTCGCCAACTACATTAGAAACAAGGAAACATATTATAAGTAGCTTTTGGGATTATATGAGTAGAGTAAAGGGAACTGAAATTAAAGATGGATTCTTTAAAGATGTAACCTATAAGGGAATTCCATCTGGAAATAATTTAACAAAAAAACTTCCAACAGAAAAGCAGCTTAATGATATGGAAGAGAAAATAATGTGGAAAAAGGATGAATGTGTAAGAAATAGGAATATTGCTATCTTTCGAGTGTTAAGAGGAACTGGAATAAGAGAATCTGAACTTGCAGGTTTAGATTTGTCTAATTTGCATTTAAAAGAAGAAATGCCATACATTACTATTCTTGGCAAAGGTGTGTACAGAGAACTGCAAAATAGAACAGTATATCTTAGTGGATCTGCTTTAAAAGCATTAAGAGAATGGTTAGAATACAGAAGTACATTGAATAATGTTGTAGACAAAGAAGCTGTGTTTATAAATAAAAACGGTACACGTACAACAGAAAGAAATATTAAACAGATATTTGAAAATTATGGCAATGGCATCACTCCACATATGATGCGACATTATTATGCCAGTATAATGAACAGAAATGGAAATCTTGCATTTGTACAGCAACAGCTTGGACATAGTAGTGTAAATACGACAGTTAATAATTATGCAAACGGAGCAGTGGGAATGAAAGATATATTAGACAATATGTGATATGTAAAGGACGATACAGATTAATTTGTGTCGTCCTTATTCTTACTTGCTTTATTAATTTCAGTTGCATAGGTTAGTAATCGCTTCATTTGATAGTCATCAGTATCTAATATTTCGAGTGGCGAACAATTAAGTTCTTTACAAATTGCCTCTAAAATATCAAATTTAATTGAAGTTGATTCACCTTTGTAGATTTTGTCAATCGTTGGATATGTTACGCCTATTTTTTTAGCCAGTTCGTAACGTGTCATATTTTTTTCTTTTAATTTGTTTTGAATAGATAATTTCATGAATGTAATCCTCCTATATACATAGAGTACCATATATAAAAGAAAAAATAAATATAAAAAATAATTGTAATAATACTTGACAATATATATAGTGAAGTATATAATACAAAATATCAAAGGAACAAACAGAGAAAGGAGGGCTAACATAGTGGAAATTAAACGTGGTGAAATATATTTCGCTGATATAACTAAATATGATTCTAAAGGTTCAGAACAGAGTGGTAGAAGACCAGTACTGATATTGCAGAATGATATTGGCAATAAGTTTAGCCCTACCACTATAATTGCCATCATAACAACAAAATCTAAAAGGGAATTGCCAACACATGTAGAAATACATAAGAACAAGCTTAATGGGTTGAAATATGATTCTGTTGTGGCATTAGAGCAGATTTCGACAATTGATAAAGATAGGATTCAATTTAAAATTGGTGAATTATCTGCTGAAGATAATTTAAAGGTTATGGAAGCAATGAAAATTAGTTTGGCTATGATATAAGAGTGAGGAGAGAACATTATGAAGACAGAAACTTATGATTACGCAAGTATAGATGAAGCAATTGAAAGATTACAAAAGTTAAAAGCTGAAGGTAAAAATCCTAAAAATGTTGTTATATTAACAATGGATTTTGATAATAATACCTCTTCAAAGAAAATCACAACTCCTGATGATGGATGTTTATTAGTAAGAAAATCAAAAACAATTATTGTGAACGAAGATGCTTATATCCCTCATATGCAGCTATTCAATACCGAACAGGATATAGAGAATATTATTAAAAGAGGAATTATGCATGACATTCTGTTAAGATAATTTATTCGAATATTTGTTTGGTTTTATATTGACACAAACGTATGTTTGGAGTAATATAATGGAAGAGGAAATAAAAAATGCTTGACTAGAAAGTTGGCAGCTGGCTAGTCAAGCAACATACAAAGTCTATTTCTTGGGGAAATAATCAGTATGCATTCAAATTATACATAGTAATAGTTATAAAAGTCAATTGCATATCAGCAAAATTTCCAATTTTTTATCACAATTTAATAGCATTTTTAATTTTTCTTTGGTATTTCCAAGGCTTATTAAAGTGCGCTAAAAATCAGAGAGGAGTGTTGTTTTGTTTATATTAACAGATGGAAAGAATTATGTTATGGAAAATCCTATGAAATTAGGTGAGTATATGATAACGACTTCGAGTTCTATGGCTAAGAGGTTTACTTACAAACAAGCAAGGTCGTTAGTACAGAACAGTAGAAAGAAATATTCATGGATTAAGAAATATAATCTTATTGATGTGGATACAGGACAGAAATCTGATAAATCTCTTTATTATAGAGGAAATGCAAATGTTTATACAGGAGATGAAGGTAATTTTGATTATGCTTTATTAGATAAGATTGAATCAGAAGCCAATTCTATCTTAGGGTTAGCAGGCTGGGACGACAATCAACTTATTACATATAAAAATTTATTAAATACTGAACTATCAAAGTGCGATAGTGCAGAAAGTGATATTAATCATGCATTAGAAAAATATAAGAAAATACATAATGGCAAGAAGCCACAAGCTCATAAGGTAGCAAAGATAGGATATTTACTTGATGACATACGAGATAAACATAAACGAATAAAGCAGTGTATAAGGTATGTTCAGGTTATGCAAGATGCGATAGTCAAAGGATACAACATTGAGAAGATAAAATTGGAACTTAGTAAAGTCACTAGCGATGATTATAAAGGTAGAACGGAATATTGGAAAATGGCTAATGATATTTTGGAGGATTAATTATGGTGATATGTAAAAATTGTTTAATTGCTATGGTAGAGACTATGAGTTTTCAACCAGGAGAAAGAAATCGACATGATAGATATTGTAAGTGTCCAAAATGTAAAAGAGAAACTAAACATATTAAAGTTATGAATTCTGAATTGTCTTTCGGTGAATATATGAATAAAGAATTGCGAAAGGCAGGTAGATGAAATGATTAATAAAGAGATGATGAGGATTATTAATAGTAATCCTGAGATGATGAAAATCATTAATGATTATTCAGATGATGAAAACAAAAAATTAAAAAAATTATGTCACAAGATTTGGCTTGGGAAGATTGATATGTATGAATATGATGATTTATATGATGTCGCTATACAATGCTTAATGGAATCTGTGTATAGTTTTAATTCAGAGAAAGCAAATTTTGAAACATATTTAACAGGAAACATTAAAAGAAAATTTGATACATGGATGCGAGATAATAGATTTCGACTAAAAAGAAATAATCTTGTCACGGATGAAAAAGGAAAAATAATTTATGACGAAAACGGCACTCCAACAATAATTAAAAATATCTCATTAGATGCACATACGGAAGATGATAATAACTTAATAGAGAAATTAGATTCAGGAATAAATATAGAAGATGAATGTAAATTTAATTTTGATTCTGATGAAAAAGTAGAAAAGTTTCTCAATTCATTATCTAAAATACAAAAAAATATCTTGCTTATGCGGATGGAGGATTTTCCTTCTGAGAAAATCAAAGAAGAATTAGGTATTTCTAATGGAGAATATAACAGTGCAATGAAAGCAATAAAAATGAACAAAGGGCTTTCGATGTTCTCAATAAATAAAAATGATGGTGGTTATAATATGGAGGTAAATATGGAAGATAGAATTATTGAAATTAGCGAATCTGAAAATTACAGAATGGATAAATATAGTATGTACTCGTTGTTACAAGATAAAAAAAATGGGGATATGAATTGCAACTATATCTTGCAGCGTGAACCGTTTCAATGGAGTAAGGAAGAAGCAAATAGATATTTCTGTCGTATTCTTAGCAATCTTCCAATTCCTGAAATTATACTTTGTGAACAGAAGAAAAAGGGATTAACTATATCACATTTGATTGATGGATTGCAGAGACTTTCATATGCAGAAGCTTTTAAGGAGAATCGAATTAAGATTGGTTCGGCAGGAGCGGAAAGACACTTAATTCAGTATAGAGATTATGTTTTAGATGATAATGGAAATCGTGTGCCTGATGAAGAAGGATTTCCTGAGTATGAAATGAAAGTTTTTGATGTTATTGGAAAATATTATAAAGATTTACCAGATGAGTTAAAGAAAAGATTTAATAATTTTAATATTAATGTAACAAAGTTTTTTGATTGTACCGATGAGCAGATTGCCGATCATATTCGTGATTACAATAATCATGCAAGTATGAATAAAGAACAGGGTGGATTACTCAACGTATCAGCCGATATTGCTGGACATATTAAAAAGATTTCTCAAAAAAATTCATTTTTCAAAAACTGCGGTAAGTTTACAAATAATAATTCAATTAAAGGAAAACTTGAAAGAGTTGTTGTTGAATCAATTATGTTGTTATTCTTTCGTGAATCGTGGAGAGCGAGTTTAGATTCGATTTATAAATTCGTCAATGAAAATACAACAGAACAGCAATTTTTAAAATTGAATTCACAGTTTAACAGATTGGAACTAGCATTAGGTGATAATAACAAAGATTTATCAAAGGAATTATTTACACCTACAACAATGCCAATGTGGATTTCAGTGTTTGATAAATTTACTACATATAATATAGAAGATAGTCGTTTCGTAGATTTCTTAAATGCATATAACATAGAACTCAAAGACAAAGAAATCAATGGTATATCAATGGCTGACTTTAAGGATCAACAGACCAAGAAAAAGACAACTATTGTAGGTAAGATTGATTTACTTATAAGGCTTATGAATGATTTTTTACATATTGATACAACTGAAACAGAGAATAATATAGAGTCTTCTGATAATAAGGTAATAAATGATAATGAATCTGAACAGAATATGGGTTGCAATGATGAAATATTATCATTTGTTAAAAAAAATGTTGCTGATGATATAGAGGAGATTGATATAAAGGAATACCAGGATTTCGTGGATGTGTATTTAAAAATAGACAACCCTCTCTATATACAATGTAAGGCTGCATTGATGGCACTAACGGCATATGCTTATAGAACCGAAAAAGATACTGAGTTGGCAACTTGGTTAGAAAATTATCAGAAGAATGCTATTGATAAGAATTATAGTCCATCACAAGATGTTAATTATAAGTATATTAAGATGGATTTCGACAATTACATACATTATTTAGACAATATGAAAAAGGAGGAAATAGCCAATGCCTGATATTACGATGTGTACAAGCCAGACTTGTGAAAGAAGAGGAGAATGTTATAGAGTAACCGCAAAACCAGATAAGATACAAAGTTATGCTGATTTTACTTCGTTATGTGCAGATAGAGATTTTAGATGTCAATGGATTGTTACTGATAGAGAAGTACTTGCTGATGATATTAGTAGCTTGTTAGTAAGATGTTAAGTAAGGAGAATAATAAAATGGATAAAGATATAAATAAGCGAAATGAACTAAGAAAGCAATTACAGGCGTTATCAAAGGAAAGAATTATTGAGTTATATATTCACTTATTCATGAAATTTACTAATGATAAGGATGAAGCTGATTGGGAAGATATTAAATAAGAAAAAGGAGTTATATAAAATGAGTAATTTAAGAGATTTATTAAAAGAATTTAAAAATAGTGAAATTTTTGATGATTTAGAAAAGAATGAGGGAGACGATGAAATTATAGACACTACCGCAAGTGTTATAGCAAGTATTATAGCGAGTATGATTGCAGGTGCTATAGTTTTATTATTTGTTTTTGGATTAAGTTGGATTATAACTTGTATAATTGTTAAATTGATTACATTATGCTTAGGAGTTTCGTTTAAATGGTCACTTGCAACAATTATTTGGTTAATTTTTTGTGTTTTAAACATGTTACTTCATATAATAATAAAGAAATAATACAATAAGAAATGTTTTTAAAAGTTATATAAAGTATCTTTAATTAACTAGATTTAAAAGGAGAATATATAAATGTCAGTATTTTTTATATTAGTTCTAATAGGATTAATAATTCTATGGTTTCTACTGTCGCCTTTGTTTGTAAAAATTGGTGAATTTGTTATCAACATTATAAATAAGGTATTTTCGACAGATGAAATAAATAACAATGAAGAAAAGGAGACAAAAAGATGAAGAAAGCAATTGGAGGAGTAGTAACAATAGTAGTAATTGTTGTTGCGGCAATATTATTACTAATATCAAGTGTGCGTGTACCTGCTGGATATATTGCTGTACAGTACAGTATGTCGGGTGGCGTAAAGGGCGATATTCTTACGCAGGGTTGGCATTTAAAGTCACCAACAGTAAAGACAACACTTTACTCGGTGAGTCTTGAACAGAGTTATTTAACATCTGGTAAGGACGGAGACTCTAAGGACGATGATAGCTTTTCAGCAAGTTCATCTGAAGGTAAGGCTATGCAGATAGATCTTACATTTACATATCAGTATAGTCCTGATAAGGTAGCTGATTTATTTACAAGATTTAGAGGGCAGTCAGGTAAGGAAGTAAGAGACAGCTTTATTAAGCCTAATATTATTTCTTGGACTAAGGAAGTTGTTGCAAATTATAAGGTATCAGATATTCTTGGTTCTGAAAGAGCAAATGTAAATACGGCATTAACAGACTATCTTAGTAAGAAGTTTGAATCTTATGGAATTGCAATTAGCAATGTTTCATTGATTAATATTTCCGTAGATGAAAAGACGCAGGAAGCTATTAATGCAAAGATTACAGCACAACAGGCAGCCGAAACTCAGGAGATTAATAATCAGACAGCTATTAATAAGGCAAAGGCAGATGCAGAGGTAACTAAAGCAGAAGCACAGGCTAAAGCCGATGCACAGCTTATAGAAGCTCAAGCACAGGCAGAAGCTAACAGTAAGTTAAGTTCTTCTATCACAGATGAACTTATAAGAATGAAGGAAGCAGAAGCAAGACTAGAACATGGCTGGGTTGAGATTCAGGGTGTCAATACTGTAGTTACCACAGATTAATTCATAAAGGCGTGGTATAAATTCCACGCCGTATGGATCATTAGCTTAATTGGTTAGAGCAACCGTCTCATAACGGTCGGTCATCTGTTCGAGTCAGATATGATCCATTAAAAATAAAAGAAAGGAACTAATAAATGAAATACATAGAAAATATTGTAATAGGAAAACCAATAGCAGAACCACAACAGATGTTTGCATTAGATGAAAATGATTGGAACAGAATTGAGCAGGAAAAGACTTATTATACAAACGAGAGGTTTCTTCCCAGAATTCTTGTTGAATTAGGCATTTATCCATCAATTAGTGAGATTAGAAGGAATAAACCTAATCTTATGATAAGTTTAGATGATGTTGATTTTATTGATAATTTAAAAGTTAGTAGAAAAAGAAGATTATGGATTTTAGTGGGGATAGTAAATTCTCTTTTTTAGATTGTGGGGTGAAAAGATGCAAATAAATATTAGTTATACATTATATACAGACGGTGATTACAGTTTAAGGAATGCCGAAGATTTTGGCTGTACTAATAGAGACGTAGTAGTTGATGATTCTGAATATTATGATTATGTTGGTTCTATGGAATTTAAATATGAAGATGAGTGGCATTGTAAAAACGAAGCGAAGAGTTTTCTTTGGAGATTTTTATGTGATGGAATTCATGTATCTTATACACATCCTTGGCTGCTTAAAGATTTTTATGACATTATAGAATCTTTAGAGAATATTATTAATGAATATCAAGAGGGAATATCTGTAGCCAAAAAGCATATAACAGGTAACTATGAAGGTACTGAAATTAAAATAGAAATATTGAAGTAAGGTTCGATTTCTTTGGAAAGAAAGGTGAAAATAAATGAATAGTGAAGATAGAAAAAATGAAATACAGAATATGATTGCTGATAGGTTGGCAGACAATGATACTGTAAATTGCGTATTTCAGATACTTTTATTAAAAGAAGAATCAAAAGATATTCTTGAAGATCTACTTAAAAGAAATGGATATGAGGCATATACAGTTGATACAGTAGATGGTTGCTGGAATCTAAATGATGATTGGTATGAGCTTGATAATGTGAAATCTATTGTTGAATTTTGTGGCGTATATCCTGTTGAATGGGATATTAATGATGTGGTTTTACTGGAAGAACTTTATTATAACAGAGATATATACATTAAAGTATTTTGGAAAAAAGAAAGCGAAGATGGAACGATTAAATATATTCCAAATAATTAACAAGAAAACTTCGTTTCATGCGAAATTAAGAAAGGAGACAATATGTTAAACGTAGGAGATTATGTAGGACAGATTAACAAAGATTCATCTGGTGTATGGAAGTTATATAAGGATAAGATAAATAAAATCACTACAACAAAGAAATATGGTAGAAGATATTTTACCAAAACAGTGTTTCGACCATTAGATGCAGATGATGTAGATAACAATACAAAAGATATGGAAGAGTCGATTTGTGAAGGATATATCATCGTAAGAGAAGTGTTTGGGTTAAATAATAAGACTGAACCTTATGCTGAAAGATGGATAAAATGGGCTAATGAAAATCCAGATAAAGCGACTGGTTTGATATAAACGGAGAATATAATAATAGAAGCAATTAACAAAAAATAAATATAAGAAAGAAGAGGTACAAAACATGGATGGATTTATGATGTTTAAGAAGGCTTTACAGAAGCACTTCGATGAAATGCAGAAAGAGGCAACACATTTATTTGAGGTAAATGTAGATAAGGATGAATTATGGAATACATATCTTGATAGCTTCCCTGCTGGTACAAATGAGATTTTCAGAGAGCGTAGAGAGCATGATTGTAGTTGTTGTAGACAGTTTATTAAGAATATTGGTTCTGCTGTCACTATCAAGGATAACCAGATTCATACGATTTGGGAACTGAATCTTGGTGATACAACATATCAGCCAGTATGTGATGCACTTGATACTTTTGTAAAAGCTCATACAGTTACAGATATTTATACAACTAAGTTCCCCAAAATTGGTACAGATTTTAACTTTGAGGAAATCAATGAAAAATCTCATCAGTGGGATCATTTCTTCTTAGAGCTTCCAAACAAGTTCGTAAATAGAAGTAGTCGTTCTAACGAGGAAGTTAAAGGACAGTTCAGAGATACAAGAAATGTATTTAAGCGTTCTCTCGATGAGATTACTATGGAAGCACTTGATACAATTCTTGAACTTATCAATTCAAATACGCTTTACAAGGGCGAAGAGTGGAAAGGTGTACTCGCAGAGTTCAAGAAGTATAAGAAGGAATACGATAAGCTGACTTCTGATACTGAAAAGGATTTATATGCTTGGGAGAAGTCGGTAACAGCAGGTATGGCTATTGGTAGAATTAGAAATCATTCTATTGGAACACTTCTTATTAATGTAAGTGAGGATATGGATCTTGACACAGCAGTTAAGAAGTATGAGCAGATTACAGCACCGAGCAACTATAAAAGACCAAAGGCTATTTTTACAAAGAAAATGCTTGAGGATGCAAAGAAGACCATTACAGAACTTGGATACATGGATTCATTACAGAGAAGATTTGCTAATCTTAATGATATTACTGTAAATAATGTACTGTTTTCAAATAAGAGTGCTGCAAGAAGAATGGTTAGTGCAGATGATATCTTTGGACAGATGGAAAAAGATGTTGCTGTAAGTCCTAAGAAGTTTTCTAAGGTTGAAGAGATTTCAGCACAGGATTTCATTAATAAGGTACTTCCAACTGCAAAGGAGATTGAAGCTTTTGTAGAGAATAAGCATGAGAAGAACTTTGTTTCTATGATTGCACCTGTTAATCCAGACGCTAAGACAATGTTCAAGTGGAATAATGGATTATCTTGGGCTTATTCAGGAAACATTACTGATTCTGATATGAAGCAGAATGTAAAAGCTGCTGGCGGTAATGTCGATGGTGTACTCAGATTTTCTATTCAGTGGAATGAAGATGGTCATGATAATTACGATCTTGATGCACATTGTATTGAGCCAGATAAGAATGAAATTTTCTTTAGTAATTGTAGAAAGCCAAGTGTTTCAAGAATGGGTGGTCAGTTAGACGTTGATATTATTCATCCAGATGGAAAGGTTGCAGTAGAGAATATTACTTGGGAAGACCTGTCAAGAATGAAACCAGGTGTTTATAAGTTCTTTGTACATCAGTATTCAGGAAGCGTAAGGCATGGATTTAGAGCTGAGATTGAATTTAATGGAGAAATTTACAAGTTTGATTACGATAAGTCGATGAGAACTGATGAAAAAGTTCAGGTTGCAGAAGTAACACTCGATGAGAATGGAAACTTCTCAATTAAGGAGAAATTAGCAGGAAATTCATCTATTTCAAGCCGTGAGATTTGGGGTGTAAATACAAATCAGTTTGTTCCTGTATCAGTAATTAGTTACAGTCCAAACTATTTTGACGAGCAGGATGGAATTGGTCATAGACATTTATTCTTTTTCTTGAAGGATTGTGTAAATAGCGAAGAGCCTAATGGATTCTATCTTGAGTTCCTTGATAATGATTTAATGAAGCATAAGAGAGTGTTCGAGGCTTTAGGTGCTAAGTGTCATGTAGAAGATACTGATGATCAGCTTTCAGGAATTGGATTCTCTATGACAAAGAGAGAAGATTTAATTATTAAGGTTAAGGGCGCAACAGAGCGTGTAATGAAGATTAAGTTTTAATTAGAATTAGAAAAGGAGATTATTATTATGACAAACAACGAATTATTTATCAATGCAACAAGAGCAAACTATCAGTTCCCATTCAGAGGAATGATTAACGTAATTGATTTGTGGGATTTATCTCTCACAAATCTGGACTCAGTATTTAAGACACTCAATGCGGAAGTAAAGAAGTCTGAGGAAGAGAGTCTTCTGAATACTAAGTCAAAGGAAGATGAGGAGATTTCTAACAAGATTGAAATTGTTAAGTATATTGTTGGCGTGAAGTTGGATGAGAAAAAGAAGAGAGAAGACGCTAAGAAAAATGCTGAGATGAGACAAAGATTGCTTGAAATCAAGGCTAAGAGACAGGATGCAGCACTTGAGAACATGTCTGATGAGGATCTGGATAAGGCACTTGCAGAATTAAGTGAGTAATTGTTACAAATATACCATATATAGTATTAATAAGCAATATATACTATATATGGTATATATTTTACGCTAGAAAGAAACGCACATTTCTTGAGGAATTTTGGAGGTTAAGACATGAAAAATAGAAATAGTTATGAACGATTAAAACGCATTCAGACATCGTTATCTGAATTGTCAAAGAGTCTTGACGAACAGTATTGCAAGATGCGTCAGGAATGTATGGATGAAATTATTGAGGATAGAAAAGAATATGTGACAAAGAAAAATGAAATGTATTCACTGTATGAGAAAATTTCTGAAAGCGATTCTATGAGAATGACATGGATTAAGAATAAATTACCATGGTATATTACAAAATTTTGTAAGATTTCAAGTACAGAAATATCATTGAGAGATACAAGTATTTTAATTGGTGTAAATTTTGGAAAATCATATAGACCAAATTGTTATATTGAGATTACACCAAGAGATATTGGATGGATTTAAGGAGAATAATACAATGTCAAACTTATATGTATATCTAATATGCTCTCGTAACAAGGATAATAAGGATATTCCAAATTTCAAGGAACGAGCCGAGACAATCCTTGAATATAGAGAAAATGAAGATAAGGTAATTGATGCTTTTAAGAGTTTTGCAGTCAAAGGACTTACTGGCGAACAGACAAGGTTATACAGGTCAGTTAATTCAAGAAATGAAGAAAAAATCAGAGAAGAATTTATTATCCGTCTGTTGAGAGACAAACCAAGTATGACACAGCTTAATCGTACATTAGCATCCGTTGCACAGCAGGTACAAAATCGTGATGAGAGTAAATGGCTGTTTGATTTTGATGTGGATGATAGAGAAATGGCGGCTAATTTTCTTTCTGATATTAACCATTTTTCGGGAATTAAGCTCATTGATATGAAATGTCATAAGACTCCTCATGGCTATGTTATTGTAGTTCCGCATGGTTTTGATACAAGAAAACTTATGGAAAAGTGGAAAGGTTATGATATTACATTAAAGAAAGATGGGCTGTTGTTTTTGGATATGATAACGAATAAGTGAGGTAAAATTGATGAAATATAGAGAAGAAAATAAAGACTTGTTTACAGTACCAGAAGATTATTATTTAGCACATTGTATTAGTGCTGATTTTGGAATGGGTAAAGGAATTGTAGTTGAGTTCAATAAAAGGTTTGATATGAAAAGAAAACTACTAACAAAATATCCAGATTATCTTAATCAGTATACTCATAAAAGAATTGATAGTGACTGTCTTTTAGAAGGTAGAGTATTAAATCTCATTACAAAAGAGAGATATTTTCACAAGCCAACAATTATCACAATGAGACTTGCACTTGAAAAAATGAAACAGATTTGTTTAAAGAATAATATCAAAAAGATTGCAATGCCTGTAATTGGTTGTGGTTTAGATAGGTTGAACTGGAATGATGTCTCAGAACAGATTAAAAGTATTTTTGCGGATACGGATATTGAGATTTTAGTATGTAAGAGGTGAACTATGGCAGTATTTGTAACAGGCGATATACATGGAAATCCTGTAAGATTAAGTAAAGATAGTTTCTATGAACAGAAAGATTTCTCTGGAAATAAAGATGAGAACATTGTAATTATTCTTGGCGATTTTGGTCTTGTATGGAACAGAGATGGTGAAAGCAAACAGGAAAAATATTGGTTGGATTGGTTAAATCAGAAATCATTCACAACTATATTTGTTGACGGAAATCACGAATGTTTTCCAAGAATCTATAGTTATCCTATAAAAGAGTGGCGTGGTGGTAAGGTTCATGAAATTAGATCCAATGTATTACATTTAATGCGTGGCGAAGTGTTTACCATTGAAAATAAGAAATTCTTTGCATTTGGTGGTGCATCAAGTCATGATATTCAGGATGGCATTCTTGATTACAATGACGAAGATTGGAGAGAAGAAGCCAAGAAGCTTGATAAGCAAGGTAAGTATATGTATCGTATCAAGGATTTATCTTGGTGGAAAGAGGAATTGCCAACAGATGAAGAAATGCAGTATGGACTAGAGGTTTTAAAAGAAAATAACAATATAGTTGATTATATTATTACACATAGCCCTTCTACATCAGATTTGTATCTTATGGGTGGTAAAGGATTATATGAATCAGATATATTGACTAATTATTTGGAAGAAGTGAAAGCTACAACTGAATACAAAAAACATCTGTTTGGTCATATGCATTTAAATAAGGCAATCAATGACAGAGATATTTGTTTGTATGAACAGATTGTTAGGATATTGTAAAGTGAGGTGAGAATGTGAAAATAAAAGATAAAATACGAAATAAATTAAGAACTTGGTTCTTTGAGACTGAATTAAAGGACTTGCAAAAATCTACTATACAGATGCAAATGGCACGAAACCAATATTCAGACGCATATAGATTAGTCAATGATTGTCATCAATTAATAAATTCAATGATGGATGTCGGAACTGATATTCATTTACATAGCGACTATTCTTGGGCTGTTGTATGTATTAAAGGTCACCCAGAGTACGTATCATTTATGCCATTATCATCTGGTGATGCTCGTGATGTAATCAGATTTTTACAACAATTCAAATATTCAGATAGGGTGATTGATTCACCTTTTGCATTTAAAAATATGATTAATGACCATATTATGGATAATCCATTTGTAAAGTAGAGAATAATCTAATATAGAAGTAATTCTATTCAAAGGCTGGTCAGCCAAATTTTCCAAAAAAGTAACAAGAAATATTTTTTTCCTATGGTTTTAGCAGACGTGTTAATTCCATAGGATTTTACAACAAAATAATTAAGAAGAAAGGGTTTAACAGTAAATTCTAGGATAAATGATTGCGCAATCTCTGTAGATTAAAGGATTTTGACAGAGAATAAAGAAAAAAATAATTATTGTGAGTTAAATGTATTAAGTTTATGCGATGGTATGTCATGTGGACACATTGCATTAGAGAAAGCAGGATTTAATGTTGGTAAATATTTTGCATCAGAGATTAAGGACGTGGCAATTAAGGTAACAAGAGACAACTATCCTGAGACAATTCACATTGGAGATGTGAACAAGATTACATATAAAGATGGTGTATTACATACAGAAGTCGGAGACTTTGAAACAGATATTGATATTGTAATGTTTGGTAGTCCTTGTCAGAGTTTTTCAAGAGCAATGATTAAAGAGAGAAAGATTGGTCTTGAAGATCCAGAACGTTCAGGTCTGTTTTATGAGTGCAATAGAGTATTGAAAGAAGTAAATCCAAAGTATTTCCTTATGGAAAATGTAGTGATGAAACCTGAAGATGAAGCCGTTATTAGTGAAATGATGGGAGTAAAACCTATCAGAATCAATTCTTCTCTTGTAGTAGGACAGCTTAGAGATAGATATTATTGGACTAATATTCCAGGAGTAACAGTTCCAGAAGATAAAGGAGTTACTTTACAAAGTGTACTCAATGATGGATATGTACCAAACGAGAAAGCAAAATGCCTTTGCAAGAATGATTCTCACGGATATTACAACGGCTGTTTTTGGACACCAATTAAGAGGTTTCACAGATTCTATTATAAGTCGTTTGGAACAATGGTGTTCCCATCGAAAGAGTATTTTGATAACTGTTTAGAGGTTACAAAGAGAATATTAGATGGAAGAAAATCTTCTGCAAAAATCTATGATGATTACAATGGTCATGATTTTGATGAAGCAAGATATTTATGGAAAGAAGAGAGAGCAAGATTGCAAGGAGTTCCAGAAGAATATGTAGAAAATATGACTGAAAAAGATGCGGCAGATGTTCTTGGTGATGGTTGGACTGTACCTGTAATCGCACACATTTTCAGTTTTATGAAATTTTAACAGAGAATAACAGAATATGAAGTTCGTAGGAAAGCGGAATTTCTTCTGAGTTTTCAGAGAATAAATACATATAAAAACAAAGAAAAGAGGATTAAATGTATGAGTAAAGCTATTTTAGTGTTAGATATGCCTGGAACTTGTTGTGATTGTAATTTTTGTAGAGAAATACAAGAAGGTATTGAAGCATGTTGTGAATTAATGGATGAGCCAAATGATAATACTCTTTGTAGAATAGTTGATAGTGAAAATGGATATTGTCAAGAAAAACCAAATTGGTGTCCATTAAAAGAATTGCCAGATGAGACACACAATGATGTATATATGGATGAATATTGCGATGGTTATGATGATGGTTGGAACTCATTAAGAAAGGAAATTTTAGGCGAAGATGAGGAGAATAAATAGATGACAGTTGGTGTAAAAATATGTGAAGCAAAAGATACAATTAAGAAATACGAAAACCTTGGGTATAGATTTGTTAGTGAAGAAAATGTGGGTGAAGGATATTTAAAACTTAACTTCAGAGATCCAATTGTTCCAGAAGAGAATAATACAACAGATATTCAATTTCATGAAGGTGATTATGTAGAAAATAGTGATGGCAAAGTTGGATATATTTCATCCATTTGTCATTGTGATGAGTGCAAGAGGCGTGGATTCTTTGAACCAACTATTAAATATTCCGATGGAACAACAGATTACATTAGCAATTATTCTGTTAAAACTGTTTCGTCTGATTATAAGCAGATTGGAACTCAGAAGTTTTCAACAGAAGATATATTGAAAAATAAAATAGCTGCACTTGAAAAAGAGAATAAAGAATTAACTGAAAAGGTAAATTATTTGACTGATAGAAATCATGAATTGCTCAGTCTATGCTGCTTTTATGATATGGAAAGGAACGGATGAGACAATGGTAGATATTCAATGTAAAGACGGAAAATATATTATTGACGCAAGAATTCATAGTGAAGTTGATACAAATGATATTGCAAAAGTGCAGGAAAGATTTACTTCTGATTGTGCTTATGAGTTTGCAGAAGCTATGAGAGAAGCAGTAAACGTTAGCCATTTGGTAATGAAAGAACAAAGAAAAGAGGTAACAAAATGAGAGAAACATTAATTGTTGTAGATATGCAGAATGATTTTATTGATGGAACACTTGGTACAAAGGAAGCACAGGCGATTGTATCAAATGTAGCAAAGAAAATTAAGGAGTACAAGGATGCTGGTAAACAGGTAATCTTTACAAGAGACACACATCCCGAGAATTATTTAGAGACATATGAAGGTATACATCTTCCTGTTACTCACTGTGTAAAGAATACTGCTGGTTGGCAGATTTCAGATAAGTTAGATTTTGATATTGATAATGACATTCTGATTGACAAAATTACTTTTGGATGGACTCATTGGGATGATTTTAGATTTGAAAGCGTTGAGATTTGCGGATTATGCACCGATATCTGCGTGATTTCAAATGCACTTATTATTAGAGCAAACTATCCTGAGATTGATATTACAGTAGATGCAAGCTGTTGTGCAGGTGTCACACCTGATACTCACAAGGCTGCATTAGCAACTATGAAGATGTGTCAGATTGAAGTGATTGGAGAGTAGAATATGATTAAAATTAATGGCGATATTGTAACAATCAATAAGTTCCCAGATGGAACACCAAGAGTAAATATTGATATAAACAACATTGAGGAAGACTCTTATGATGGCTCTCCTTGTATTTGGATTGAATGGATTTATGAGAGTAACGATGAGATATTTTATCTGATGTTAGTAAAGAAACATCTTGAAAGATTTTTTACTAATGTGGATTATTATTTGTCTCTTCCATATATTCCTAATGCACGAATGGATAGAGTAAAAAATGATGATGAAGTATTCACATTGAAGTATTTTTGCGATTTTATCAATTGGTTAGGATTTTCATCAGTTTATGTTTTAGATGCTCATAGCGATGTTTCTACTGCATTACTCAATAATTGTGTAAAAGAAAATCCAAAAGAGTATGTTGATAAAGCTATTTCAAAGATTGGTATGAGAAATCTTGTACTTTATTTTCCAGATGCAGGTGCAGCTAAGAGATATTCAGATTTATTCCCTGAGTTACCGTATTGTTATGGTGAAAAGAAGAGAGATTGGAAGACTGGTAAAATCCTTGGATTAGACATTAGAACAAATGGTATTGATTTGAAGGATAAAGCTGTGTTAATGATTGATGATATTATCGCATATGGCGGTTCACTTTATTATAGTGCAGAAGAATTAAAGAAACATGGTGTAACTGAGATTTATGCGTATGCAACACATACAGAGAATTCAATTCTTGATAAAGAAAAAGGAACGTTGATCAAGTCTTTGGAGAATAATACAGTGAACAGATTATTTACGACAAACAGTTTATTTAATGGTAGTCATGAAAAAATTACAGTTATGGAGGTTTAAAATTATGGATAACACAATGGCTTTATTATTATCAGATACTTATAAACAGTGTCATGATCGCATGTACCCAAATGGTTTGACTAAATTGGTGTCGTATTGGGTGCCTAGAAAATCAATGTTAGAGAATCAGAATGAAATGGTTTTCTTTGGATTACAGGCATTTATCAAAGAATATTTAATGGGATATTTTCAGAAAAATTTCTTCGATTTATCGGAAGATGAGATGCTAACTCTTTATACAGATTCGATGGACGTACAGATTGGTAGAGACAACTATGATTTAGATAAAATTGTAGAGCTTCACAGATTAAGATATTTACCACTTGAGATTAGAGCATTACCAGAAGGTACACTTGTTCCTATGGGTGTTCCTTGTATTGAGATTACAAATACGGATGATAAATTTGCTTGGCTTGTTCAGTGGATCGAATGTATTCTTCAGGTAGAATTATGGAAGCCTTGTTGTCATGCAACTATCGGTCATATGTATCGTGAGATTGCAGATTATTGGTATAACAAGACAACAGACGGGTTGCCTGGAAATATGGCTTGTGCAGATTTTGGCATGAGAGGAATGTCTTGTATGGATGAAGCTACAAGATGTTCAGCATCATGGTTGCTTTCATTTAATAAGACATCTACAATTCCAGCAATTAATTATATTGATAGATATTACAATGCCGATTGTAAGAATAATGGTATTGGAATCGGTGCTGTCTCAACTGAGCATTCTGTAATGGGGGCTAATTTCTCAATTGATGGAGATGAGATTACGTTCGTTAAGAGACTTTTAACAGAGTTATATCCAAATACATCATTTAGTATGGTTTCAGATACTTATGATTATTGGAATATGGTAAATAATATTCTTCCACAGTGTAAAGAAGAGATTATGAATCATAATGGAAAGCTCTTGGTTCGTCCTGATAGTGGTGATATTGTAGAGATTTCAGTTAAGACAGTTGAAAGGTTATGGGAGATTTTTGGTGGTTCTGTAAATGGTAAAGGTTATAAGGTATTAAATCCGCATATCGGTATTATTTATGGTGATGGCTGCACACTTTCTAATGTAGAAACTATTTGGAAAGAATTAGAAAAGCGTGGTTTCGCAGCTAATAATATTGCTTATGGTGTAGGAGCTTTTTGCTTCACTGCAATCGTTGAAAATGGCAAGATGATTGTTGTTACAAGAGATACTTTTGGTATTGCAATGAAAGCTACATATGGAGTAATTGATGGTAAGAAGTTAATGATTTTCAAAGATCCTAAGACAGATACGAGTCACTTAAAGAAATCTCATAAAGGATGTTGTAGAGTATACGATGATAACGGTGAATTAAAGTGTCAAGATCAGTTACTTGAAATGAGTGATAACAGTTTACTTACTACCGTATTTAAAGATGGAGAGTTAGTAAGAGAAGATACATTTGCGGATATCAGAAACAGAATGTACGGAGGTAAGTAATGATTAAAATTATTGATGGAGACTTGCTCACTTCGAACACTGATATTATTGCGCACCAGGTTAATTGCAAAGGTGCTTTTAATTCTGGTGTTGCAAAAGCGATCCGTGATTATGATGCGCAAGTATATAAAGATTATCATAGTTTTTGTTCGATTAACACACCTGAACAATTATTGGGTTCTGTTAGATATTTTCAGTCTAATATTGACGCAAGAATATATGCAAATTTATTTGCACAAAAATCATATGGCTATGACGGAAAACAGTATACAGATATTAATGCTTTAAGAAAATGTTTTGAAAATTTGAGATCATATGCAGTTTTGGAAAATATGAGTATTGCAATGCCATATAAAATTGGATGTGTTCGTGGCGGTGCAAATTGGGAAGAAGTGTATCAAATGATAAATGATATATTTGAAAATTGTAATATTGAATTATGGAGGTTAGATAAAGGATGAGTAATTTTGATGCTAAGAAAGTAAAGAATGAGATCGTAGAGTGGATTAGAGATTGGTTTGAACAGAATGGTAAAGATTGTATGGCAGTAGTTGGAATTTCTGGCGGTAAGGATTCAAGCGTTGTTGCTGGCTTATGTTGTGAAGCTCTTGGAAAAGATAGAGTTTTTGGTGTAATGATGCCACAGGGAGAACAGCCAGATATTGATTATTCTCGAATGCTTATAGACCATCTTGGAATCGACAGTTGTGTTGTAAATATAGGCAATACAGTTCGCACTTTAAAGCATGAGATTAAACCACAGTTGGGAGATCATTGGTCAAAGCAGACTTCTACAAATCTCCCTGCTCGTATTCGTATGACTACGCTTTATGCAGTATCGCAGACAGTAAATGGTCGTGTCGCTAATACGTGTAATCTTTCAGAAACATTACTATCTTGGGAAACCAGATGGGGTGATGCAGTTGGAGATTTTGCACCAATTAGCGACTTAACAGTAAAAGAAGTGAAAGCTATTGGATATGAACTTGGATTGCCAAATGAATTAATCGAAAAAATTCCGTCTGATGGACTGTGTGGAAGTACAGATGAAGATGCATTGGGATTTAAATACTCTGTTATGGATAGATATATTAGAACAGGCGAGATTGACGACAAAGATATTAAAAAGAAAATTGATAATCGAGTAGAAAAATATCGGTTTAAGAGAATGCCTATTCCTTATTATAAAACAGGTATGGAAAGATATGTAGACTAAAATGGCAGAAGACTTAACTAATTTACAATTTGGAAAATTAACAGTCATCAAACGTGGAGACAACGATAAAAGCGGACATGTGAGATGGTGGTGTAAATGTGACTGTGGCAACCCTAAATTGATTTTAGTTGCCGCAGGACATTTAAAATCAGGACATACTCAATCATGTGGATGTATAAGAAGAGATAATATTAAACCACAAAAGAATTTAGAAGGAAAAAGATTTGGGAAATTAATTGTAAAAGAATTTCTTGGTATAAAAAATCATAGATCATTATGGAGTTGTGATTGTGATTGTGGTAAGAAAATTAACGCTTTATCATCGTCTTTAACTTCTGGAAAACTTAAGTCATGTGGATGTTTATCTTCTGTAGCTGAGTTCGAATTAAGCCAGTTCTTGACAGATGAACAAATTATATTTGATACGCAATATAAGTTTGATGATTGTAAATATAAAAGAAGATTGCCATTCGATTTTGCAATTTTTCATCCACAAAATAAGAAACTCTTATTTTTAATTGAACTACATGGAGAACAGCATTATTTTCCGTTTACATTTAATAGTGAGTCTGATATGCAAAAGAAGGAAAATTTTTTGCATAGAAAACATTTGGATAAATTAAAAGAAGATTATTGTAGTGAAAATAATATTCCATTGTTAATTATTAGATATACAAATTTTCAAACAAAAGAAAAAATTGTAAAAGGGTTTTATGAAAAGCTCTTGCAAAAGAATATTACATTTGATGATTATATATTTTCATCAAAACAAATAAAGGATGATTTACAAGTAAAGCATAAACGTGTCTATAAAAGAAAAGTAGTCCAAATAGATATACCCAACAAGAATATTATAAGAGAATATAATAGTATGGAAGAGGCATATAAGATAACTGGAATATCATCTGGACAGATTTCGGATTGTTGTAAGGGTAATTGTAAAACAGCAGGTGGATATGCTTGGGCATATAATAACGGAAACGTTAATATTGAAGAAGTAATTAAACGTGCAACAATTCCAAATAGAACAAATGCAGTTGTGATTTTCCAAAAAGATAAAAATGGAAATATTATAAAAGAGTGGCAAAGTATAACAGAAGCAGCACATTCTTTGGGAGTAAGTCATCAAGGTATTCAAGCGTGTTGTTCAGGAAAGCAGAAAACTTGTAAAGGATTTGTTTGGAATTATAAGAAAGATTGATTCAATGCATGAGAAAAATCTGTTTAAATTACAGCTAATGCCAAGTTTTGTGTATCAGGCGTAAATGAGATACTATATATAGTGTTTATAGAAAATATAGACACTATATATAGTAATATTTTTACCAAGAAACATAGATTTCTTTTGGAGAATATATTAGCAGGAGGTGATGCGATGAGCAAGATATACGATTATGAAGAATATCAAAATCAACGAGTAAAAGTTACATATACTGATAAAAGAAAATACAGAGAAGAAAACATTGTTGGTCTATATGGACAAGTTATTAAGACTACAAGTGGATCAATAGCGGTTCAGATTGATGGAATGTATAATGCAGCAAGCTCCAATGGATTATATTGGTTTAAAAGAAGTGAATTGGATATTATTAGAGATGAAAGTGAGGATAATAAAATGACAGGATTTAATAAAGTGGCGATTGTAAATTTGGTAGATGATTACAATAAGAAGGATTATGGATTTGCTTTATATGATGAAGATATGAATGAAATTGTTAAGTACGATACAAACCATCCGTTATATGTGATTGTAAATGCAAGAGGAAAAGATAATAGAGTCCTTGGAATTTTAAAAGAAGTAAAGTCAGTAGAAGCATATGGCAAGTGCGTAACGGCACAGATCGTTGGAGTTGTTAATATGAATGCGTATAATGCAAGAATTGATAAGGAAAATTATCAGAAAGAAATCGCAAAGCAGAAAGCTTCTATTGAGAAGGAGTTAAAGTCTGAGATTGAAAAGATGAATAATATTGCTTTATATGAAAAGATGGCAAAGGAGCATCCTGAAAATCCAAGACTCACTGAACTTGTTAATGCACTAAAAGAGTTAGGAGAATAATATGGCAGGATTTATATCAAAACAGCCAAATGGATTATATTGTAGATTTTCGAGTGTCACGGATTGTCCTACGGCATGGAACATGACACGAGAAGATTATATCAATATGAAAATGCAGGAAGCAAAAGAAGATGCTGAAGATGTGTTGGATAATTATTTGAAGCCGTTTGATATGGTGGTAGATATGTATTATCCAAACAATATGACAAAAGAGGAATTTGATGAATTTCTTGAAGAGACTGGATATAACAAAGGAGAATAATCTATATGAAGAACTGTGTAATTTTAGAAATGGAAAATAGTAATGATTTTGAGAATGCTATGAATGATTATTTGGATGATGGATATAAAGTAGAATCCAGCTCATGTAATAGTAGATACTATAAAGCAATTCTTGTGTTAAAGGAGGATGAATAAAACATATGAAGAAGAAAATTTTATATAGTTTGGCTTTGCTATTAGCATTTATGTTTATATTAACTGGCTGTGCAAAATGCATTAGTACCGAAACATCTACAGTTCAAGTAAAAATAATAGATGAATATCACAGGGCTGCTTATACAACAATGTATTATAGTCCTGCGACTAAAACAATGATGCCACAATCGCATCCAGCAGTTTATAGAATCACTGTTGAATATAACGGTGTAGAATATAATATTTCTGGTAGTAATACATATAACAAATATTCAGACAAAATTGGAGAATATGTTGATGGAATATTAGAAACCAAGAAATATGACGATGGTACTGTTAGGTACAATATTGTTGACTTACCATAGTAAATAAATGATATTACAAAAGACATAGTAAACCGAAGTTTCTTTGGAGTTAGGAGGTAGAAATAGCAAATTTAAATTTAGAAGATTTTAGTGAAGAATACAGAAAAACAGCACCAATGGAATGTTCTTTGTATTTAGTTTCTTGTTTAGATAAAGATACACAAACGCAGTTAAAGAAAGATTGGAATGAAGCTGGTGGTGTTAAAGTAATTCCATATTGGAAATGGTGTATGGAACATATTGATGTAATCTATCACAAATAAGAGAATAATACATTGAAAGGAGCGAGAGATTTGCTGCAGCATTAAATCTGGATTTGCTCTGAGTAAGAAATGTTAGAGATTAACAAAATATACAATGAAGATTGCCTTGAAGGTATGAAAAAGATTGATGATAAATCGGTCGATTTCATCTTCACAGATCCACCTTATAATACGACTAATAATTCTTGGGAATGTGAAATGCCGTTAAATGATTATGTCGAGTTATCAGGACAATATTTCTATGAAACAGATCTATTTAATTTGGCTCAAGTAACAAATAGTAGTCTTGAGTATACAAGAGATTGGTTTTATGAGAACAAAAAAGATGGTTTATGGACTCATTACAATCGAATTATCAAAGATAATGGTTGCATTGCATTATGGGCGCAATCACCATTTGATAAGAGGCTCGCTTGTAGTAATGAAAAGCTATATCGCTATGAATGGATTATCGAAAAGACCAAAGCAACTGGTCATCTAAATGCAAAGAAAATGCCTATGAAGGCACACGAAAATGTCTTGATTTTCTATAAGAAACTCCCTACATATAATCCACAAATGACAGAAGGACATACGCCTGTTCATTCTTATACAAAGCATACGACAGATGGTAACTGTTATGGTGCTACAAAGACTGGTATTTCAGGTGGTGGCAGTACACAAAGATATCCAAGAGATGTTCTGCAGTTCAAGTGGGATACTCAGAAAAGTAGCTTACATCAGTGCCAAAAGCCTGTTGAAGCGTGTGAGTATTTTATTAAGACATATACCAATCAAGGAGATTTAGTTCTTGATTCATGTGCAGGAAGTTGTACAACTGCAATTGCAGCTTTAAATACAGGTAGAAATTACATATGTTTTGAGAAAGATAAGGATATTTTTGAGGTTGGAAGTAAGAGAGTAGCTGAATATGCTAATCAAGATTTGTTGATGAGTGCTACATAAGAAGCAATAAAGAAATCTTTCATGTGAAGATTGGAGGTAAACAATGGGTAAAATTAGTAAACAGACATTTATTGTAGAAGTTGCAACTGATAAAGATTCTTTTGAAGATTGGTTAGCAGAGAAGTGTTCAGAAATTTATAATATGGCAATTGATGATTTTATGGAAGCTATTGACGAAGAGGATAGAGACGAATGCTTAGTTGATGATATGAAAAGAATCGAAGAATTAGCAGAAAAGGTTAAAGGAAGTAGAGAATAATTAACTAAATAATACGAAAGGAGTGAGTGGCAGCCTTAAAGATATATCGCTCTGAGTAGATTAAATGGTATATCAAGGAAGTAAAAACAGGTTGGCAAAATTTTTAGTGCCGATTATTCAGAAGTATATTGATGATAATAATATTAAAACTTACATAGAGCCTATGTGTGGTGGAGCTAATCTTATTGATAAGATTAAATGTGATAATAGAATTGGAGCAGATATTAACGAAGAGTTGATTGCTTTGTTGAAATATGCTCAGATAGACAACGGTTTATCTATTGCACCTGAAGTATGTACATTTGAACATTATGCAGAGGTTAGAGAGGACAGAAAACTTGGAACTCATAAGTATTCGCCAGAATATATTGCATTGATTGGATATATGGCAAGCTATGGTGGCAGATACTTTGATGGTGGTTATGGTAGAGATTCAAAGGGTGGCAGGAGTATTTATAATGAGAGATTAAATAATTTCAAGGAACAAGCACCGAATTTGAATGATATTGAATTTATGTGCTGTGATTATAAGAATTTCTCAGATTATAAAAACTGTGTATTTTATTTTGATCCACCTTACAAAGATACAAAACAGTATTCTAAACAGTCAATTGACTACGATTCTTTTTACGATTTTCTTCGTAAACTTTCAGAGAACAATATAGTGTTGGTAAGTGAATATAATATGCCTAATGATTTTAAGTGTATTTGGCAGAAAGAGCGTAAAGTGTTGCAGAAGTCAGATAGAGTAACAGGCGAAAAAGCAGTAGAAAAGTTGTTTGAAATAAGAGAATAAATATCTGGGAGGTGACAATTTGATAGAACCACAGTTTTGTGTTGTAGAGGAATTAATATCTATGGAATATATGGACAGAAGTGTTTTAATCCTATATCCATATGAACTTAGCAATGAACCAATATTAAAAGACAATATTCCAAAAATGACAAAAGTGATAAGAGAATATATAAAAGAGTCTGAAATGTATAGCAAGTGTGTAGATACAATTCCAAATCTTATATGGGATTCTCAAAAAATATCTATGCAAAATGAAGCTGATGAACATCAAAGAAAAGCTGATGAACTTGCAAAAATAATGAATGAAGGTATCAGCCCTTATGCATGGTATGTCAAAGGTAGGTTTAATGGAGAGATAGGTGGGTTTCATTATAATGTAGATAATATAGTTTATTTGGATAGAAACTAACAAGAAATTTTGGTTTCTTGGCTTGTCACGAAACTAAGTAACAATGTAGATATAATTTTATAAGAAAGGAAAACGTTCACATGTGAGTAAAGCTGCGCAGCTACTATTGGTGAACAAATTTGAAAAATACATATATTAAATCGCCTCTAAATTATATCGGAGGCAAGTATAAGTTACTACCAATCATTGTACCAATGTTCCCAGATAAGATAAATACTTTTGTGGATTTATTTGGTGGAGGTTTTAATGTTGGTATTAATGTAAATGCTGAACATATTATCTATAATGATATATGCAAGCAGGTAGTTGGTTTTCTAAGATATTTACAAGGTTCAAATATTGAAGAAGTGTTACAGAAGATTGATTCATATATTGATAAGTATGAATTAACAAAAGAAAATAAAGAAGGATATTTACTGTTTAGAGAAGAATATAACACAGGTATCAAAGATCCAATTAAATTCTATACGCTTTTATGTTATGCGTTCAATAATCAAATCAGATTCAATTCCAAAGGTGAATATAACATGCCTTTTGGCAAAGATAGATCAAGTTTTAACCCCACTCTTAGACAAAAATTTATAGATTTTCATAAGCGACTGAATGAAATAGATTGTAGTTTCTTAAATATTCCATTTGAGAGATTTGATTTTTCTGATTTTATGGAAGGTGATTTTGTTTATGCAGATCCACCATATTTTAATTCTGTTGCTACATACAATGAAAACGGTGGTTGGACAGAAGAAATGGAGAATAAATTATTAGAGACTCTTGATACTTTAAATGATAAAGGCGTTAAGTTTGCATTGAGTAATAATCTCAAATATGACAATCCATTACTTGATAAATGGAAAGATAAATACATAGTTCATTATTTAAAGCATGATTATAGCAACTGCAATTATCAGAAAAAGGACAGGAGTGCCGATTGTGAGGTATTAATTACAAATTATTAAAATCTCAATCTCTGAAATGCCTTAAAATCAAGGCTTCAGAGGTTGGAAAAACACAGTAAAACCACGTTTCATTTGAGGAGGTGATTGAGTGGATACATCATGTGAAACTTGTAAATGTAATACCTGTAAGATGAATGAAAATGGTGGCATTTATGGTGGATGTTTCGATTGTGAAGATTGTAAAGAACAAGATTTATACTGTGAAGATTGTTCAATGTATGAATATGACAAAGATAGACTGAGTAATTAGGCGAATAATAGTATGAATAAGAGACAGAAAAAGAAATTCATTAAGAAGAATATGACTAAGCTAAGGAAGATACATCCAAGCGAAGGTGATATTATAGTTCTTCGGTGGAATCCAGATAGTGAATATATAGATTTTGACACCATTGTTGAGTTTTATAAAGTTTGGAAGAATGCAGGAATTTTTGATAAATGTGGAGTTGCTATTGTCCCATGTGATTTTAAGATTTTCAATAATGAAGAGGCTCAAATATATATTGACAAATTACAGAGTATTGTAGATCAGATGGGGGAATAAGAATATGGGTAAAGTTGTAGATATGAGTAATTTTGATCCGTTATTTGATAATTTGGAAAAGTATGTGAATAAACAAGGATGTACTCTCGGTAAAGACGCTGAGAGATTACAAAAGTTATTATATTCAATTCAGTATTGTTATATACATGGAGTATTAACAGATAGTCAAAATGAATCAGCTTGTAAGAAATTTAGAAAACAATTTCAGAAAGCTTTATATGAGAAATAAGAAAGAAGCATTTCCTGTTAATTTTGTCTAAGAGCATTTCTACACACGGTTTTCCAAAATAAAAAAGAGAGAATAACTAAATATAAGGAGGTATAGAACTTGCATATAAGAATTGTTGGTTTTAGCGACAGATATGATGATTATAAACTTCTTGGATATACAGAAGTAGAGAATATATCAGAAGTTTTTAAGACGCTAGATTATATGAGAAAGAACGAAATTCCATTAATAATCAATACTAATGATGTCATTGATACAGACGGAGAAGAATATTACATAGATAGTATTACAATGGTATTCCCAAAAGTGAGTGGTGAGATTGGAAGTTGTATTACTGTTTATGTTGAAGATGTTTAGAAGGATAAAGATATGAAAATAGAATTGATTAGATTAAAATTTAATGGCACTCATTCGTACAAGTATAATCCATTTAAGCATTGCTGTGATGAAATTCAGAAGGATAAAACTATTGTATTTACAGGTGAAGATATAAATGATATTGGTGGAGAATATGAAGATGATGGCATCTATATTCCACAATTTTGTACTTCCTATACACAAACAGTTGGTTCTTGGGAGGACGAATGGGAGCAGACAGACAATTTTCCAATTAAATTCTGCCCTCATTGCGGTGAAAAGATTGAGATTTCAGTTGTAGATAAGATTGATGTATCTGATAAATATGAAGAATTAACTAAGCAGCGTGATGAATTATGGGAGAGGTGTCAGAGAACAGATAGTAAGAAGAAAGAATCTGAACTAAGAGAGCAGGTTGGAAAGCTTGATAAGCAGATTGACAGTTTCTATTGGTTGGATGAGTGGAAAGGAGAATATTATTATGGCAGTATTTAAAAATTTTAAAGATGATGAATTGATTGTAAGTTGTAAGTGTGGATGTGACGAAGGTATTCATTTTAAAATTCATGATTATGGAGATGGCGACTATGCTTTCTTATCATATACAAATGGTAACTTTTACACTCAGCAAAGACCATTCTTTGAAAAATTGAAGAAGATTTGGGCGATTATTATGAATAAGGATTTTTATTATTCAGATATTGTGCTTACAAAGGAAGATTTTAAAGAGTTTAAGGAATGGATTAATAGAAAGTAAAGGAGATTGCTATGAATAGAAATTTGGATGGATATTATTTTAGAGTTAAAAGAGATGGAAAATGGGACAATGTTTGTTGGTCTGATATGACAGATGAAGAAAGAGACGAGCAAATGACTAATCGTAGTGAAGAATGGTTAAAGTCGCTATGTAAGGGACTTGGTAATGTTATTCATAAGATTGGTGAAGATTTAGATATTGCGTGTGAATAAAAGTAAATTCAGGTTTCCTTTGATTACAAAGGAGAATATTAAAACAAGGAGGTAAGAAAAAAATGAAGAGGAAGATTCGTAGAGGTGTTTTCGAGACAAATTCAAGTAGTCAACATTCGCTTTGCATTATGAAAAATAACGAGCATTATACACCAGATGAGATTGCAAGAGACTTTTATCTTTGTAAAGATAGAGAAACTGGTGAAGAAGATTGTGTGTGGGATATATGGGATCATGATATGGAGTTTGGCAGAAGTCCATTTAGAGCTTTGGGTAACTTCCATGATAAATGGTTATATGCTTGTGCTTCATTGGTTCACGAATACAACGATGATTCTTATAAGGAATTAGTAGCACTTGCAATAAAATATGTTCCTAGCCTGAAGAAAATTAAAGTACCTATGATTCATGATTCTGTTGCAGATAAAAATCATCCTAAAAATAAAAATAGTGATTATGCTCAGGAGTATGGAAAGACGGAGGACGAGCTTAACGAGTGGCTTGAACAGAAAGAAAAAGATTGGGGAATTGATACAATCGAATATTGGGAAGGCGATAATGGATATTTTCATTTTAATAAGCCGTATACAGGATATGTTGATGAAGATATGCTTAGTGGATTCCTCAAAAAAGAGAATATATCATTAGAAGAATATCTGACAAATAAGAAGTATGTTGTTGTTCAGGATGGTGACGAATATTGTTATTGGTCAGATATGAAGAAAGCAGGATTAGTAAATATGGATGCTATTGATCATGAGTATCCAGAAGATGATGATGAAATGGAGGATTAAATTATGAAGAGACAGATTAGACGTGGAGTTTATGAAACAAATTCATCGAGTACACATTCGGTTAGTATTTATAACAATTCAAAGAGAAAATTTCAGGATATTCCTAGAAACTCAGAGGTAGTTCTTGATGATACATATGAGTATGGAATAGATATTTTCGATGAGCTTGGAAAGTTAAATTATGTAGTTACTATGCTTGCTAGTATTATTGAAAGAAGATGTGATTATGATGAGCTGAAAGTGGAATCTTTTGAAGACATGATAAATTTGAATTGGTTCAAATGGTTATCAGATGTTGTAAAGGAAGAAAGTAATACAGAAGTTATTTACAAGTGTCCTACATCTTATGATGGTAGAGATAAATCATATCAACCGTATTACGATACAACATATGATGAATACGATTCTATTGAAACTATTTTCGTTGGTGACGATGGCGACACATTAGATAATGAAGTTAAGTTTAAAAATAGAGTAAAAGATATTATTTATAATCCATCAGTTGTTATTGAAGACAAAGAAAAACGAGTACTAGGAGGATTTTAAGAATGGAATTATTAGGAAAATACATAAATGGGAATACGAGAAATTATATCTACTCAGATGGTACTCGTGTATGTGAGACTGACGATGACGAGTTTAAGTTTGCGTATGCTAGAAATATGGATATAAAGTTATGCAACAGGTGTAATATGGGTTGTAAATATTGCCATGAAGGTTCTACACCAGATGGAAAACTTGGCAATATTATGAATGAGAAATTTATTGAAACTTTACATCCATATCAAGAAGTAGCTTTGGGCGGTGGTAACGTCCTCGAACATCCTGATTTAATTCCATTCTTAGAAAAACTCAGAGAGTTAAAGGTAATTACCAATATTACTTTGAATCAGATTCATTTTGAACAAAATATTGAATTGGTTGATATGTTGTTTAAGAAAAAACTGATTTATGGTCTTGGAGTATCACTTGTAAGTCCTACAAAAGAGTTTATTGAGAAGGTTAAAAAATATCCAAATGTAGTTATCCATGTTATCAATGGTGTATTAAGTCCAAAAGACGTATATGCTTTGGAGAATAATAATTTGAAGCTTTTAATTCTTGGATATAAGCATTTAAGACGAGGTAATGAGTATTATGAATCTGAAATGGCAGATATTAAGAGCAAACAACATTGGTTATATGGCAATCTGGAATTTATGTTAAAAGGGTTTAAGGTTATATCTTTTGACAACCTTGCTATTGAGCAACTAGATGTCAAAAGATTGTTATCAGATGAAGAGTGGGAAGAATTTTATCAAGGAAACGATGGATCAAGTACATACTACATCGATATGGTTGAGCGTAAATTTGCAAGAAGCTCAACAGCAGTATTTGATAAGAGATATGACTTATTGGACTCAGTAGATGACATGTTTCAAAAGATTTTATCTGAGTAACTTCACAGGAATGCAACATATCATTTGAAAAATAAAAATTATAAAGGAGAATATTAAACATGGAAACAATTTTAAGATTATTAGCAGAGAACCCAGAAAGTTTAGGAGAGGTAGTAAAGACATATATTACAAAGTACAAAGAGCCTGTATATGATGTTCTGAAGGAACTCATGATTATTGCAAAGGATTATTCTGAGAATACTGAATATCCTGCAATTCAGGCGAGAACCAAGAAGAATATGTTTGATGCATATGTAAGTGTTGGTTTTACAGAGGATCAGGCATTAGCACTTATGATTAACGATAATATTCAGCTTATGAAGAACATTCAGAAGTCAGTTAATAATACTTCCGTAAAGAAGAGTAAGTAATGGTTTCGCAGTAAACCAATCTTTCATTGGAAAATTTTTAATCATATCTAAGCCATTCGGCTACGGGAATCCCAGTAAATAAGAGAATAACTAAATGAAAGGAGTATGAGGTTTGGTATACCATAAAGAATTCTTTACTCTGAGTAAATTAAATGAATTTTGACAAAATTGACGATAAAAAACATCTGATTTTTAACGAGAATGCAATGGATGTTCTTAATTTAATGATTGAAAAAGGTAAGAAAGTCGATATGATTTTCACAGATCCACCATATAAAATTACTGCTCGTGGTAATGGCGGTAATTCAGGTGGAATGTTTCAGAAAAAAGAAGTAAATAATGGCAAAGTTTTCAAAACTAACGATTTAGAAATTGAAGATTGGTTGCCAAAATTCTATGAAGTTCTTAAAGATAATTCCCATTGTTATATTATGACGAATAATAAAAATATTACACATTATCTTGATGTTATTGACAAATCTGATTTTCATTATATTAAGTGTCTTATTTGGGTTAAAGATAACAAAATTATGGGACAAACATATATGAGCCAGTTTGAATACATAATTATGCTAAGAAAAGGTGCTCATAAGAGAATAAATAATTGTGGAACAAGTGATGTGTTACAGATTTCAAATAAAAAGATGAAAGATAGAAATGGCAAAACAGTTCATGATACTGAAAAGCCAGTAGAACTTACAGATATCTTAATCGGAAACTCATCTAATGATGGTGATACAGTGTTTGATCCATTTATGGGAATTGGTGGTTGTGGTGTAAGTGCTGCAAAGTTAAACAGAAAATTCATTGGTTGTGAACTAGATGAAAAATATTATGATATCGCAAAAAATAGAATTACTGAACAATGCAACATATCGCAGTAAATTTTTCTTTCTTTTGGGCAGATTGGAGGTGATTAATATTTTAGAGCTACATGGTAAATTTGAAAAAATAAGTGATGCTACAAAAGTCTTAATAGTTGGTAAACAGATAGATACCATAGGGAAAATGATAAGTGTAATAGCAGAAGCTCGAACAAAAAATGAACTTGAACAAAAATATAAAGACTTAGGCATACAAGTACAAGAAGATCCGCTTGCAAAGCTTCTTGAAACAATTAATGAAATGCATTTTGGCGATAATTTTCCTATTGAATGTCTTGAACCTCCAAAACAAGAGATATCTACTCTTAAAAAGAGAATAAAGTATTGTAAGAATCCTATGGAGAAAAAGAAATTAGAGCAGGAATTAAATGCTTTATATAAAGAACAGAAGAGAAATAGGAGAATAATATCATGAAAGGTAAATATAAAGGCTGTGACATAGAAGTAGGACTAGATAGCTTAGGTTTCTTAACCTTTGCAGTGTTCGATAATGGATACGAAGTAACAAGTGGATTTTCTGAAAGTAGTGATTCTGTAAGAGATTATTTTAGTTATATGAAAAGTGTAGTAGATGACTATAAAGAACATCCAGAAGATTACGAATAGGAGAATAATATTATGAAGTTGATTAACAAATATGCAAATACAAGATATTCAAAAATGAATGAATATTATTGTGAAATTACAACAGAGTTGGACAAGCTTGCAGGACTTGATCCTAATGGACATTGGAAACATTATGTGCTTTGTGATTATGAGGATAGTTGTTTGCCCATCAGAATTCCAGGTGGAACACTTGGAAGTATTGAGTATGATGAGAATAAGATTATTACAAAAATTCATGTTTGCACTGATTATGTTGTGAAAACTTATCCTGATGATGTAAATGAACAGCTTCAGAAGTTCATTGGTCAGAAGATAGAAATGGGAGACTAACATTATGGCACAGTTAATTGATAAAACAGTATTACGAAAAGAATTATCTAAGTTGCCATCTGAAATGGGATTTGTAAGAAAGTCTGATGTAATGCAAACTCTTGGCAGTCAGAAATGTGCCTACGATATAAAAGAAGAGAGAAATAAAACTCTTGATGAAGTTCTAAAGGCTTGTGACATTGAATGTGGATTTTATAGTGGTGATGTTAAAAATCTCACAAGACACGTTTTGATGAGAGTATTGAATGGATTGAGAGAATAATTTAACAGGAATGATTCGTTCCTTTTGGAAATGTGAGGTGGAATAATGGAGAAATTTTATATTGTAACAAATGAGAAATTCTTAAAAGAGATTAATGATTATAGAAAACATGAAGAAGAAAGAAGAATAGTAGCAAATAATTTTTTTGAGAACAAAGGTATTGTAGGGGAAGAATATTATATTAGTGGAGATGGATTTGTAAATCGCCCATTTAAAGAGCATGAAAAGAATAATATCAGATTATATATATATCTGATTGTAATGAAAATGATCAGAAATTTGGAAAAGAGTTACTGAAGCCAACGAAACTATTCAGTGATTCTGATGTGTTAATGAGAAAGTTTAGAGCTAACAGCAAGACTTTAAAAGAGTTTCAGAATTTATGCATCGAAAAGAATATTGTCATTAACAATCATTTGATTCGTGAAGGAGATTATTTTAAGGAACTACATTTAGGTGGGTATTCAGTTTCAAGATTTAAGTATGAGAATAAATTATACTTGAAAATTTCTACAATAAAACATGAAACTATCACACCAGATGATAGTACAGGTTTTATAGAAATTAAAGGTAGTGAATTTTATAAAGCACTTGAAGAATTTGAATCGAAGAATGAATAAATATCGTTTCCTTTAGAAATAGTTTTACACAAAGAAAGGAGAGAATAATACATTGAATAGTAGCATTTTTGTTCCTAAAACGATAAATGTTGGATATCAAAATCGTTCAGGAACTTACACAGGAAAACTTGCCTATGTCATTTACTATGACGAAAAAGGTAAGTTGCGAAAAGAAGCATCATGGAATAGTTGGCGTGACGATAAAATTCCGAATGATGAATTTGATAATGTCCCAACAGAAGGATTTGTACTAAATAAGAAAGCTGGCGATTACTCTACAGGATGGGATCGCAGACATGCTTATTGTAGAGTATATGATCCAAGAGGATTTGAGTTTGAAATTACCATTGAAAATTTATTGTATATTCTCGAAAATGCGAACTGTATCAAAGGTAAGGGACTTGAAGGAGAATTTATATATGGATGGGATGGTAAGGATTTAGTTCTTATGCCAGTTGAGTCGCCTGATTATAAACAGATTGCAGCTTATAATAAGATTGTACATAATAATGAATCCATTAAGACAAAAGATTTAATTCTTGGTGCAACATATCTTACAAAAGAGAATATTGAATGGATTTACATGGGACGTTTCGAAACATGTGGATATGGTTACGAATTTATGCAGGATGGTAAAATTGTAAGAATAAAATCTTATAAAGATATTCCAACCGAACTAACTCGTTTTGGATATACAAAAATTTCTTATAAAGGAATTAACAATCTCTCATATGGTAAAATGCATTGGTTCGCAAGATTAAGTGATGGAAAGTATAAATTTGAGCAATTCAAAAGTGTTCCTAAAAACAAACTTATTAGTTGTCTCGATGATAAATGCACATCTAAATATTCTGAAATTTATGATTCAATGGAATCATCTTATCAATTCTCCTCTATAGACGATAGCAAGGATAAAATTGTAAATATCTCATTTGAAGATTTTTATGAAAAAGCAATTAATAAATATGTTGATGATGATATAACAAGAAAATATGTCGATGTTCGCTTTATGGTAAACAACAATGGAGAATATATTAAATATGAAATGACAACGCCATATAGGTCAGAAGATAACGGCAAATATACTGTTTATAAATATAGTACCAAAAATATGTATCATGGAGATAAGGAAGCAATTGATATTTTTCCGACAGAAGAAAGAGAAGTGGAAGTACGTTATGGTCAAAAAGAAATTCAGACGCATATGATCCCAGTTTCTATTGAAACAGTTTTTGAAAAGTTAAAACCAGTATATAAGCAGAAATATTTAGCAAATGGTAGAGAATATAAAAAGGAGTACGAGTTTAATGAGTAAAAATGATGACAGAATTTTAGAATTAAAGAAACAGATTGAAACTAAGAAGAAATCAATTTCTGAGAAGAAGGTTAGGTTCATTCCTGAAACAAATTGCGTTCTTAATATGGATGGTATGACAATTAATCTTAATGTATGTTCAGATGATGCGTTGTTGTTACTTTTGATTAAATTGAATTCATATTTGATGTCTGCCAAGGATCTCAATATGGCTGATTTTGAAATTTCAGGATACAGTGTGACAGCATGGATTAAAGATATTAAGAGTAAGTTAGAAGTATCTGGTCTGAAGAAGGAAGAGTCTGATTTGAAGAAAATGGAGAGTAAGTTGGACAAATTACTTTCTGATGATAAAAAAACAGAACTGGAAATTGATGAGATTGCTGCTTTATTGAAGTAAAAGAGAGAATAATACAATAGGTAGTATATTTTATAAAATCAAACACTATATATAGTGATTAGATGGATTAAAACTACTATATATAGTGACAAAATAGACAAGAAATATCGGTTTCCTTGGGAGGTAAAATAATGGAGATTTTAGGAAATAAATTAAAAAGATTTTTTGACATTGTAGATAATCCACCAAATGATGCTGAAATTACATATGCTGGAAATAGATATGAGGTATGGGAAATATCTGGAAACCTATTTAATAAGATGTGTGATATGTCAGAAGATGAATTTGTTAAATTAGCAGGCGAAGATGCATGGTGGAGACAGTGTGATGGTAGTGTACTTGGAGTACCTGATACAAAATTCATTATTAGTGGTGAAGAAATGGTAGGTTGGAATACAAGAGGAGAATATGAAAATTTTCAGTATGCTAAATTGACTGATTATCTGTGCTATGGAATTGGAGCATCGCAACCTAAAAATGTATGTGCTTGTTGTGTGGATCTTGCAAAATACAATGATATGACAATGGCAGAATTATTTGAAAAGTATGGAGAATAACCTATTAGGGAGGTGCATGACATATCGAAAAATATCTAAGTATCAAAGATGCGTCAAATTACTTAGTTGAAGAAATGAAGAAGCATGACGAGTCTTATGGTGGTGAAGTAAAAGATGTTGAGTTTGACAAAGAGCAAGCAGATAAACAGACATTAGGATGGATAAAATTGGCTTTATCTAATTCTGGTTATCCAAGTAGAGAATGTAAAGAAAGATTAAAAAGAATATATGAAGGAGTTAAACACGATGGAGAATAACAAAGTAAGACAGTTTATAGATTTACTTATCAATGAGGAAGTGACAATCGAAAATGCAGTTAAGACATCGGGTGTTGGCAATATGAAATTAGTTGATGTTTTAAAGTCTATTTCAGAGATGGAGTTTGAAAGTATTAAAGCCTTTTCAAGTGCTGTTTCTGGTATGAATAGTATGAAGGAAGCCATTCAGACGGTCAAGGATCTGGATGATGCGTTAGTAGAACTAAAGAAAACTTCTGAAAAGTAGAGAATATATAACTGTAAATATAAAAGGAATTGAAAATGAAGAAAGAACATATAATGAGAAAATATTATCATGAATTATTTTTTAAATTATATAATCCTCAATATATACATATAGGAAAATATTGGTTAGAAAAAATAAAACGAAAAACACATTATACATATAAATCTATGCAAAAGACGTGTATTTGCGAAAAATGGTTTATTGATAATTATGATACTGATAATCTTATAGGTTTATTAACCGTTTATAATAATCGGTATGAAGTTTTTATTCATAGGAAAAAAGATGATAAAATAGTTGGTTGTTTTTTTCTAAAATCAAAAAATGGCGTGTATGTAATGGAATCACTTGATAGTGATGAAATATATGAAAACATAGATCAATGTGAATACTTGAAAAATGAAGAATTGAAGGAGACTACAGATGAAAAATAGGCTTGATGAATTAGTAGAAGATTACAAAGTGGCTGTAAAGAATAATGATGAGTTCAAAGTTAAAGAACTTGAAAAGTTCTTTGAAGAAAAAATTGGACTTACGCCACTTGGTTTACAGATAGTTGCATTTGGATAATACTAAGAATTTTCGATTTCTTGCGAATGAAAGGAGAATATACATATGAATGAAGAAATTAAGAATGACGAAGTAGAAGAAGTTAATCCAGTAGATGAGTATTTAAATGATTATAAAGAACAGAAACTTGCTGAATTTTGTGTTCAGAAAGATAAAGAGATTGCAAACCGTAAGGAAGAAAGACAGAAACTCATGGAACAGATTTCAGATATGAAAGTTACGGTTAAGCAGCATGACGAAACATGGAATAATATGGATAGTTTGTATGCCAAGATTAAGAAATTATCTGTAAATGATTATTTGAAGTTATATCATATGATGAATAACGATATTGCAGGAAATTACTCAACAATTACAACTGTACTTCCTGGTTATGTTGGTATCAATGGTAATCGGTAAAGTAAGAGTACATGAAACTGACATTTCTTGGTGTAGATTGAATATAAGGAGAAATAAAATGTGTTCTAATGCAGTAATTTCTTTATTAAGCATATTTGTAATATTGAGTATATTATTTGCAGGTTTCTATATAGCCTACAAAGCGGATATCGAAAATATATATATTCTCAATTCTATAAAGAATTTTGTTGTTGATTTATTTAAAAATAGAAATATTTTAGGTAAATTTCTTTCAAGTGTTGTATTTTTATTATCTATTCCAGGTATATTATTTATGATTCTTTTAGTAATAGCGGATGTGCTCATAAAGTTATTTATAAAAATATGGAAGTTAGGAAATAGATAAAACTTTATATAAATAAGAGAATATATAGTTGAGGGAGGTGAGAATATGATTCAAGTAATTGAGACAAATTTGAGTATTGATAATGATAATATCATAAGAGATCATCAGTCACTAATTGTTGAAGTTGAAGATTGGGATACATATTGCAAAGCATTTGAAAAATACAATGGCAAAGCTGTTTATTTCAAGTCAAAGACTATGCCTGGTAACAGTATCTTATCGAATTGCTCTATAACAGATCTGATATATGATGACATTCATTTATCTTGTATGATCTTACACCAATCAGGTTTTATTACGAAGAAACTTGCATATAGAATTGTTTTATAATCTATGATTCATTCGAGTCACAATTTCCAATAAAAATGAAAATCAAATAGAGAATAAACATATGGGAGGATCTTATGTGGATTAACAGAACAAAATATGAAGTTGAAAAACTGAAATATAGACAGAGAATATCTTATTTGGAGAATCTTATCTGTCCATGTGAGTCACATGATTATGTTGAAATAGCTCACGAAATTATAGACGAATATAGTACAGTAAAACACATTTTCAGATGTAAGAAATGTGGAAAATTACACGATGAATTAAGTTCAGTGTAAATCACTGTTTCATTGGAAAATTTGAGGAGGTGAGAAAGTGGCAGATTTTAGATTTAATGAAGACTTTGCAAATAATTGGAAGTCAGGTCAGATAGTTACTTGTGAAGAAAAAGAGGATGGTTACTTAGTTGATAAGGTGGCATTGATTGAAAAGGACGAACTTTTAAAACATGGTGAATTTATCACAATGAATGTTGAGATATTAGGACATATGCAATCAAATGGTGTAGATGATTTATTCATGTATGATAGAGATTTTCAACCAGGAGACACAGTACAACATTTCAAAGGTGGTTTCTATAAGATTGTTGCCATTGGAACTAATACAGAAACAGAAGAAAAGATGGTTGTATATCAGAGTTTAAAGGATAAAAGAGTATGGATTAGACCATATGATATGTTTATCAGTAAAGTGGATAGAGAGAAATATCCAAACGCTTATCAGCCATATAGACTTATCAAAGTAAAGATTACTGCTTAGTAATTAGTCTTGAACAATTCAGTTCAAAAATTCCAAAACAAATAACTGAACAGAGAATAAATAATGGGTGGTTAGCAGCATACCCTTGGTTAAGTACACCAAAAATCACTGTTTATGGATAAATTTTTATATAGATTTACTTCCATGTTCCGTCCTGAGTGGGCGTTTATATAGATTGTTTTATTAACAATATTTACATAAATTATTTAATTTTAAGGAGGACAAAATTTAATGAAGGAACTCAAAAATTTAGTAACAGTAACAGGAAAGCTTGTAAAGAACAACATCGAGGAATTTACAACAAAGAAGGGTGAGGAAGCAATCGGAGGTAGTCTTGTATTAAGAACTGCTGATGATAGTGAGCATGAGATCAATTTCTTTGCTTTCAAGTACAAGAAGGATGAGAATAAGAATTTCACTTCTGAGGAGAGTTATTTCTACAAGCAGTACACAGATGCAATGAGTCTCAAGGATATTGAGCATTGTGCAGAGGGTGAGACACCAGATATTATCTCAATTACAGATGGTATGTTCACAGCAAATGACTTCAAGGGCAATGATGGTAATGTTGTTTCTACAAACAAGATTTCAGCAAGATTTATTAATCGAGTAGAACCAAAGGATTATGAGAGTACAGTTCTTGAAGCCAAGTTTGAGGTAGAAGGAATTATCGAATCTATCACAGATGAGGTTGTAAAGGAAGTTCCAACTGGAAATCTTACAATCAGAATGAACGCTATTGGACAGAGAGCAGATGGATTTGGAAAGGATGCTAAGTATGAAGCCGATTCTCTTATTCCAATCAAGATGACAGTTGACAAGTCAATGGCTGATGCATTCAGAAGTGCTGGTTACTATGATGGATGCTTCACAAAACTTGCTGGTGTAGTAATCAATTCTGTTGATATTCAGGAAGTAGTTGAGAAGGCTGCATTTGGTACTGATATTGTAAAGAAGGTAAAGACAACTATTAGAAAGAACGATGTTAAGTCTGGTGTAGCAGCTTCAACAGTATTTGAACACGAACTTACACAGGATATCATTGACACATTAAAGTCTAAGAGAAAGGCTAAGTTAGCTGAAATTAAGGCAGGGGAGTCATCTTCTCAGACAGCAGAAGGATTCCAGAAGAACACTATCACACCAGCTCCACAGACTACATATAATCCATTTGCACAGCAGTAAGATTAAAAGCCTACTCAAGAGTAATCTTGGGTAGGTGAATCATAAGAAATACAAATAATAAAGGAGATAATTATAACATGGTTGGAAATTTATTAGATTTAACACCAAATAAGGTGTCAGTTGATTTAACTCAGTATTCTACAGTATGGATGGGAGATACAGGTGTTGGTAAAACAACAACTCTCATGAAGTTTTTAAAGGAACTTGTACCAGATAAAGATCCATTCTTCTTAGAGTTTGAAGATAGATATCAGAACATTCCTGGTATTATGGCACAGAAAGTTGATACAATGTCTGATTTTAAGTCAATCATCGGTCAGTTAAAGAATCCAGCACTCAAGAAGAAGTTCTCTTGTATTGTAATTGATACACTTGATAAATATGAAGAATTTTGCGAGAGATATGTACTTGAGAATAGAGATGCAGAAATCTTAAAGGATGTTGGTGCATTTGGTGAAGGTTCTCTTCGTTTCAAGAGTGCATTAAGAAATATTGGTGTAATTCAGAGTCTTGGATATACTGTACATTTTATTGCTCAGTCAACACATAGTAAGGATTTTGATACAAAGAAGGAAAGTGATGCATTAAAGCTTAATAAGAATACATTTTCTTATTGTAGAGAAGCGGCATACCTTGTTGGTTATATGTTCAGAGAGAAGGATGAGAGATACATCACATTTAAGAAGACAGACAAGTATCCAGATTTAAAGGATACATTTGAACTTCCAGATAAGATTAATGTTAATGATCTCAAGAAGGCTTGGACTAAGGCAGTTGAAGATTTAGGTGGAGATTTCACAACTAAGGAAAAGACAATTGATAAGACAGCACCAGTTGAAGACTTTGAAGCAATCAAGGCAAAGGGTATTGAACTTGGTGGATTACTTGCATCCAATGGTCATCTTGCGGAAGCAACAGCAGTTCTTCAGAGAAATCTTGGTCTTGATGATAATGGAAATGTTAAGATGTTTGATACTCTTAGAGATACACAGCTTGATCTTACAAAGGTTATTGTTATGGAACTTGAGGAGTTAATCGAAAAGTTTGGAATTAAGGCGTAACAGATATAAGGGAGGGATTCTTCCCTCTTGTTCTTTGTAAAGTAGGTGTATATGGCTAGATTATCAACATGTAAAGGTTGTGGTAAAAAATTACAACCAGAAGAAAAACACATACACTCTTCAAAAACATACTGTGAAGAGTGTTTTAAGAAAATTGAGAGAGATTCTACTGAATATAAGCAGTTGATTGAATTTATCTGTAATAACTACGAGTTGGAAAAACCAACAGGATTTATGCTCAAACAGATTAAGGAACTTAGAACTGAATACGGATATTCATATGCAGCTATGACTTATACACTTTGGTACTGCAAAGAAATATTAAATAAGTCCTTGATTGAAAAGTATGGAGTTGCGTTAATAAAACATTATTATGATGAAGCAAAAGACTATTATTCACAACAAGAAAGACTAAAAGAACAAATCAACAAATTGTCAGATGTGGAAGTTAAGACTAAAGTTGTAAAGCTTACTTCTATGAATTCCAATAAAAAATCAGCATCTTTGATAGATTTGGGAAATTTGTTAGAAGGTGGTGATTCAAATTAATTTTAATCAACAGGTAGATAAAAAGGCTATTTTCTTATTATTTGGGTGTTATTGTTTGAATCCAAGATATGTACTGGACGAAAAATATTCAACAAATACAAATGATTATCCTGAGAATTTTCATAAAATGATATGGGGAGCAATTGTAAACATTGCCAAAAAGGGTAATGTAGAAAAGATTACACCTATTGATATTGAAAATGAAATATCACAGTTTGATACAGCTATTTCACTTTGGAAGAATAATGATGGATGGGGATATATTGAATCAGCTATTGAAATGTCTTCTGATAAAATTATGAATGTCGGTAAATATTATGATGATGTTCGTAAGTATTCAATTGTGAGAAATGCCGTAGAATCTTTGAAAATGGATATTAGTTTTCTATATGATGAAAACGATGATGAAAAACTCGAAGCATTTAATAAATTAACAAGTATTGATGTTCTTAATGAAATAAATAACAAATTTATTGATTTCAAATCTATGTGGAAGAATATGTTTGGTGATAACTATTCATTCAAAGCAGGAGATGGAATTACAGACAGATTAAGAGAACATAAGGAACAACAGAATGTATATGGTTATCCATTTCAATCTGGATATTTAACAACTGTATACAGAGGTATGCGTCCTAAGAAATACATATTAAGAAGTTCTGTATCAGGTGGTGGAAAGTCAAGAAGTTCATTAGCTGATGGATGTAATATGGTATCCGACAGAATATACGATTGGAGTAAAAAGGAATGGATATCAACAGGTGAGAGTCAACCAGTATTGTTTATTTCTACAGAGTTGGAAAAAGACGAAATTCAAGATATTATCTTAGCTCATGTAAGTGGTATTGAACAGGATAGAATTGAAACGTGGGATGACATTACACCAGAAGAAGAAAAAATTCTTGAAGAATCAGCAAAATATATTGAAACATATGAATATTATGTTGAATATATGCCTGATTTTACAATAGACCTCATTTCTGAAACAATTGAAAAATACATCTTAAATCATGGAATAGTCGCTTGTTTCTTTGACTATATCAACGATTCCCCTTCGTTATATGAGTATTATTACAACAAAACACATACAAAACTTAGAACAGATCAGATTCTTTTCTTGTTTAGTGCAGCATTGAAGTCAGTATGTAATAAGTTTGGTATTTATTTGGGTTCAGCAACACAGTTAAATGATAACTACAAAGAAGAGAATAATAAGGATGCAGGTGCATTAAAAGGTTCTAAAGCTATCATTGAGAAAGCTGATGGCGGTATTTTAGCATTACCAGTAACTCATAAGGATTTAAAAAAGCTTAAACCTATTCTTGAAAGTGACGGAAGTTTTGGAAAGCTTGTACCTAATATGTCTTATTATATTTTCAAAAATCGTGGTGGTAAATGGAAGACAATTATTATTTGGACAAAGCTTAATATGGGAACTATGAGAGAAGTTGATTGTTTTGTAACAGATTATAACTATGAACTCATAACAGATATAGAGCAAACACTTATTGATTTCAAACTTGATGATGTAGGTGATGTTGGAATTATTGAGACAGATGTTGATGTTTCAGGATCAGATTTAGCGACAGAATTATCAAAAGTATCTAAGTAGGGAGGTATACAATGACCGCCCAAGAATTAAAGGAAAAATTAAAAGAAGATGACATTAGAAAGTTGCTCATAGAAATGGGTGCAACTTTCTATTATGAAGATGATGATATGTGGATTACGGATACTATATGTCATCATGGTACGAAACCAAAGTTATATTATTACAAAGATTCGATGTCTTTCCATTGTTATACCGAATGTGGTCAGTTGGATATCATTGGTGTAGTGATGGGATATAAGGATTATGAGCAGGAAGAATTTCAAAAAGCGATTAACTGGATATGCGTAAAACTCAATTTAGATAATTGTGAATATGGATTTGGAAAGCAAGAACAAATATCAGACTGGGAATTTATTAGGAAGTATAAAAAGAGTAGTAAAAAAGAAGTTAAGGAAAAACCATTAGTTCCATATGATAAAAGTATTTTGAATATATTTCAAAAAATGTATACAGATGAATGGATTAAGGAGGGAATATCCATAGAGACTATGGAAAAATATAATATTCTTTATTCTACATGGCAACAGAAAATTATCATTCCTCATTTTGATGTGAATAATCAATTGATAGGAGTTCGTGGAAGATCCTTAATAGATGAAGATATTGAATTATTTGGTAAATATACTCCATTTAAGGTTGGAAGAAGATTTTATAATCATTCACTTGGAATGAATTTATTTGGATTGAATCATAACCTGAAAGCTATTCAGAGAAAAAGAAAAATAATGCTTGTAGAAGCTGAAAAATCAGTATTCCAAACTGACACAATGTTTGGCGAAGATAATTTTACAGTTGCTCTATGTGGAAGTAATCTGACTGATTATCAAAAAGGAATGATTTTAATGCTTGGTGTGAGAGAAGTAATTGTTGCATTAGATAAGCAATATGAAACTATTGATTCTGATGAATGTAAAAAATGGGCAAAACACATAAAGGATAAAATCATTGATAAATTGAGTCCATTTGTGGTTGTTTCAGTTTTATGGGATACAAACGATTTACTTGGGTATAAGGATAGTCCAACAGATAGAGGTAAGGAAATTTTATTACAACTAATGGATAATAAGATATATGTAGGAACTAATCAATAAGGAAGGAGTGTAAATTTGAGTTTCAAATATGACATATTAGGTAAGGTTAGATTCGGAAATGAGTTGGAAGATATTTTGAAATTGAAAGGTATCAAAGATATAAACTCCTTTCTGAATCCTACTATTAAAAATACAGAGAGTGAATTACTCTTTGATAATATAGAAAAAGCAAGAGATGTGTTTATAAAGCATATAAGAAATAAAGATGTTATAGATTTACTGGTAGATTGTGATGTTGATGGATTTACATCAGCATCCAATATTTATCAGTATATAAAAAGATTAAATCCTGACATTGAAGTTAGATGTTTTATTCACAAAGGTAAAATTCATGGATTATCTGAATTTGTGGATAGTATGTGTGAAGATGATTCAAAGCTTGTTATTGTTCCAGATGCAGGTTCAGGAGATTCTAAGGAGTGTGAAAAACTTATAAAAAGTGGAAAAGATGTAATTATTTTGGATCATCATAGTATTGATGCAAGTGATAATCCTGCAATAGTTGTAAATAATCAACTTTCGTATAGAATAACCGACAAAGCTATGACTGGTGTTGGCATTACATATAAGTTTACAAAATTATTGGATAAATATTATGGAGTCGATTATGCAGATGATTATTTGGATTTAGTTGCATTTGGAATGATTGGAGATAGAGCTGATACAGTTAATCTTCAAACAAGATACCTTATATTAAAAGGATTGGAACAGATACGAAATAAAGTTAATAAAAATAAACTTATATCTGTTCTAGTAAATGCTCAAATGTATTCAATGAATAATAAAATCACAATAAACGGAATTGGATTTTATGTATGTCCTCTTATGAACTCAATGATTCGATTGGGAGAATATGAAGATAAGTGTTATATGTTTGAAGCATTATGTAATTCAGATGAGATGCTTGACAGAAAAGTACGAGGAAAAGGTGTAGTTAATATGACTATTCAAGAATACGTTCTAAAGGCTTGCCAATCATCAAATAGAAAACAGAAAAAAATAACAGAGGAAAGTGCCGCTGTTTTATCTGAGGAAATTAAAAAGTTTAATATGGACAAATTACCTATTCTTGTGTGTAATGCAAGAGATGATGTTGATAGTAATTCGACAGGTCTTATTGCTAATAGACTTGCTGATCAGTATCAAAGACCATGTTTGTTGATGAGACGAAAAGGTGATATTTGTAAAGGAAGTGGTCGTGGTAGTGATAAATGTGAAATATTAGACTTTAATCAATGGTGTAAAGATACAGGATTATTCAATAAGGTAGAAGGTCATCCAGGGGCATTTGGATGTGAGATTAATTTTGAAAACACAAATAAACTGTTCTTATTGCTCTCTACAATGCGAAAGATTGATGAGCCAACATATCATGTATATAACGTGTATGATGCAAATCAGATTCATGATCAAATCATTAAAAATGTTGCAAAATGGGATGCGATTTGGGGTAACACAGTGAGTGAACCTATCTTTCTTATTAAGAATATTCCGTGTAATAAATATAATCTTTATCTATTGGGTTCAAAACAGAATAAGATTGAATTTACATATCACAATATTAAATTTGTCAAACAAACAAAAGGTAGTTCATTAGCTTCTTTATATAAGAAAATTATTTCTATTGGAGATAATTTTGAGTTTGACATTGTAGGAAGATTTTCAATTGATTATAAGTCTGGTAAAGCAGCTCAAGTGTTAATTGAAGATTGGATGTTTTATAAAAGTGACAAAGTACAAGGATTTTTCGGATAAGGCGGTGGTTTAAATATACAAAATATATGTTCACATAAATAAGATGAATGGGAAATTATACATAGGACAAACTGGTGAAGATAATGTAGAGAAAAGATACAAAAATGGATTGAATTATCTTCGATGTCCATATTTTTATAATGCTATTCAGAAATATGGTTGGGATAACTTTGAACATGTTGTTTTATTTAATGGTTTATCTAAAGATGTGGCTGATATCGTAGAGACTGCCTTAATAGATAAATATAATACGACTAATCGTGACTTTGGGTATAACCTACAATCTGGTGGAACTAATGGTAAACCAAATGATGTGGCTAGACTTAAAATGAGTGAAAATCATGCAGATGTAAGTGGTGTAAATAATCCAATGTATCATAAAAATCATTCATTGGAAACAAGACTAAAAATGAGTAAAAATAGACCAAGTTATGTAGGTATAAATAATCCTAACTATGGTAAAAAATGTTCAGAATATTCAAAAGAAATGACAAGAAAAAAGAATAGTAAACCAATTGTTCAATTGACGAAGGATGGAGACTATATAAGAAGATGGAATTCAGCATCCGAAGCTGGAAGAAATTTAGATATTCGTCAATCTACAATATCAAAAGTTTGCAATGGCGATAAATATTGTCATACAGCAGGTGGATATAAATGGGTATATGAAGGAGAATATTTAACATGATAGACAAAAGTAAAATTTTCGGATATGACTTTGAAGTGTACTCGTCTATTCCAGGTGGAGGTTGGTTTTGTGTAACTTTCATCAATTATGAGGATAGAACAAAAGAAGTAGTAGTTGTAAATGATAAGCAGAAATTAACAGAATTTTATAATAAACACAAAGATGATATTTTTATTTCATACAACGGTAGACAATATGATACAGGAATTTTTAAAGGAATTCTTGATGGAATGAATGTCGGTTATGTGAATGATAAACTCATCAAAGAAGGAAAGAAACCTTTTCAGGTAGTTAAAAATGCTAAAAATTATCCATTAAATGATTATGATGCCATTTTGAAAGATAAGTCATTGAAGCAATTGGAAGCATTTATGGGTGATGACATTAGAGAAACAGAAGTAGACTTCAACATTGATAGACCATTGACAGATGAAGAAATACAACAGACATTATATTACAACAGACATGATGTAATTGAGGTTTTACGTGTACTTGATTATTGTTGGGATGATTTTGAAGGTCAATTAGATATTATTGAGTTATATGGACTTGATATGTCATACTTCACAAAAACAAAAGTACAGTTAGCAGTTTCTCCAAAAATTCTAAATGCTGTAAACCAGCATACTCTCGATGATGAATTCGACATTAGACTCCCAGAAACAATTCAGTTATCAGATAAATATAAGTTCATTCCAGAATGGTATCTTAATCCTAAGAATTGGAGATACAAAGAACATTTACATTCTGAAGATGATCAACATAATAATCAGTTATGTTGTAATGTAGCAGGTATTCCTCATGTATTCGCATGGGGAGGCTGTCATGGAGCAGATGATAAACAATCTGTATTTGAAGGAATTATTCTTCATGCTGACGTTGCATCCATGTATCCGACTACTGATATTGAATATGGTTTATTGAGTAGAAAATTCAAGAATCCAGATGACTTTAAGCAAATGAGAAATTTTAGATTGAAACTTAAAGCTGAAGGTAATTCCAAGAACAAAGCGTTAAAACCTATGATAAATGGTGTATATGGTGCAGGTAAAGATAGAAACAATCCATCTTACGATCCACTTATGGCTAATCTCACCTGTATATTTGGACAGATGTTTATTCTTGATTTGGTTGATAAGCTTGAACCTTATTGCAGATTATTACAAACAAATACAGATGGTATTTTTGTTCTTTGTGAGAATGAAGATATGAAGAATAAGGTAATTGAAATCACAAATGATGTAGGTAAACGACTTAAAATGGAATTTGAGATTGATGAATACACCAAGTTAATTCAAAAGGATGTAAATAACTACATTGCAGTTATGAAGAATGGTAAATTGGAATGTAAAGGCGCAATGGTAAAATTCAATAAACCTATTGATAATGATTTACCTATTCTCAATGATGCAGTTAGAAATTACCTTGCATCTGGAATTCCAGTTGAACAGACAATCAATGAATGTACAGAATATATCAAGTTCCAAAAGGTCATTAAATTGTCTGCAAAATACAAAGAGATTTGGTATGGCAATGGTGTAGCTGCAAAAGATGGAAAGATTACTTCAATAAATGGAGAATTATTAAAGGGTAAAGTACATAGAGTGTTTGCCAGCAAAAGAACATCAGACGGATCTATTTATAAATTGAAAGTTGAAAAGGGCGTTAAATCTTATGAACAGTTTGCAAATACACCTACTCATTTATTTATAGATAATGAAGATATTCATGAAAAGAATATTCCTGAATATTTAGACAAAGAGTATTACATCAATGAGGCAAAGAAACGAATTGAGATGTTTTTAACCAAAGATGAAGAAAAAGTAGATGAAACACCAAATATTTTATTTAAATGTATGTGTGAGAGTCCTACATTTTATGACTTTTTGGAGAAGTGTTCGGAGAATAATATAACGAAGAAAGTTTTAGAACAGTATCTTATTGCAGATTGTTGTTCAAATTATGGAAAGACAAAAAAGTTGTTACTGTTTAGAGATTATTTTCTTATGTTATATGGGAAAGATAAAATGACAGTAACTGCATTGAATAAAAAATTCTCTGATGAAAATATCAAATCTATTGTCATTTCTAATGCTGAACTGTCGAAAACAGGAAAGTCTTATAACAATTTAAACTCTAAGAAAACTCTTTTAGAAATATTCAATTATATTCCAGATGAACATATTGATCCGTATGAAATTATGGAGATGCAAGTTAATAAGTTTGGAACAGTAAGATACAAAGATTCAAAACTTATTAATAGATATTTTGTTCTAAATACTCGAAACATCATTGCTCCAAATCTAATTCTTTATAACATGGGAAACGGAAAAATTCAGTATAGGAAGATTAAGAAAGAGATATTTAAAATTCTTCCTTTACAGGATGGTGACATCATTGATGTTAAAAACTCCGAGAAACAATTTGGTATGAAGATTGTAGGTAAGGATGATGAAGGAAAAAACATTGTAGTTGCTGATATAGACAAAGAATATGATGTAATTACTCAATATGACATTGTTTATAGAAAGTATGGTAAAGGAAATTCGCTTCTAACAGATTGTGAGGTATGATAGTGGAAGAGGAAAAGATTTTAAAATTTGAATGTACTTTGGATAGGATTTTCTATCCAAAGTATTGTAAAAAGGTTGAATCTGGTGAATTCGCCATATTCAGTGCCGTTATAACAAAATGGCTTGAAAATGAGATAGACAATTTATATACAATTAAGATGAAAGGAAATTGCTGCACGATTGAATATGGAACAACATATAAGGTGTTTTGTAAATTAGCTGAAACACATGAACAATATGGTGATACATATGAAATCGTATATATCAGTAAATGTATTGATATTTCAAGTAAGGATAAGCAAAAAGAATTTCTCAAAAATGTATTAAATGAGAATCTTGTTGATAAATTATTTGATGAATATGACGATGTGATTCAGCTTTTGGAGAATAGAGATGTAAAATCTCTTATGAAAATCAAAGGTATTGGTAATCAAGTAGCTTTAAAAATGATTGATGAATACGAAGAATCAAAAGACTACAGTTCTATTTATATGGAACTTGGACAGTTAGGTTTAACTCATACATTCATTAAAAAATTGGTAGATTTCTATCATTCACCAGATACAGTAATTGATATTGTGAGGAATAATCCATACGATTTAGTGCGTGTGGATGGCGTAGGATTCAAGAAGGCAGATGAAGTTGCTTGTAAAGTAGGAATTGGTCAGTATGACATTAGACGAATCAAAGGATTTTTATTACATCACTTAAATGATCAAGGAGAGGCAGGTAAGAGTTATCTTAATTATCAGGAACTTATGAAAGCATTGTATGATACTTTAGGATTTGTACCAGAAGAGGTTGTAAATGCTACTGCAAAACAAATGATTGATAATGAAGATGTAGTTGTACTTAATAATGGATCGAAAATTGCACTTAAAAAGTTTTACAATTTGGAGAATAACATAATGAAAGAACTTATGAGACTTCAGATTGGACTTGTGAAAGTAGTAGAAAATGATTCGGATGAGGTGAGTATTCATGATGATTATATTCCAAAGTCATTTAATATTGGTAATTGGGAATCAATTGTTAAAAAAGTAGAAGAAAATCAGGGCTTTGATTTTACAGAAGAACAGAGAGCTGCTATCAAATTGAGTCTTGATAATCATGTTATGGCTTTGACTGGTCTGGCTGGTGCAGGAAAAACTAGCACAGCCAATGGTATTTGTTCATTATATGACGATTACAATATTTTAGCTTGTGCGTTATCTGGTAAAGCAAGTGTAAGAATTACCGAAGCAACTGGATTACCTGCAAGTACAATTCATAGAGCTTTAGGATATCAGAATGGCGAGTTTATGTTCAACAAAGAGAATAAATTAGCAGTAGATATTGTTCTGATTGATGAAGCAACTATGATAAACGGTACATTGTTTTTATCTTTACTAGAAGCAATTCCAACAGGTGCAAAAGTGATTATCATGGGAGATGTTCAACAGCTTACTCCAATCGGTAATTGTCAGGTATTTGCTGATATCCTTGATAGTAATGTACTCCCAGTTGTAAAACTTACAAAGCCACATAGACAGGCACTTATGAGTGGTATCATTCCAACATCAATTAAAGTAGCAAATCAGGAACAGATTTTTGATAATAAATTTGAAGGAAATGCTATTCTTGGTGAATTAAAAGATATGGAATTAGATATATCAAATTCAAAAGAGTCTATGGCAGATTGTATTATTCGACACTTCCAAACAGAGATGGAAAAATTCAACGATATCATGGAAGTTCAAGTATGTGTTCCTATGAGATTAAAAGGGGAACTATCTTGTTATAATCTTAACACAAAAATCCAAAGTCTTTATAATCCAAAATTCAATGATGGTAATGAGATTGAAATTTTCTTAGAGAAAAAGAATGATGAAGCTAAGAAATATATGATTAGAGTTGGAGATAAGGTACTTAACACTAAAAATAATTATAAGTGTACAAATCCTGATGGCGATGTAACACCTGTATTTAATGGAAATATAGGCATTGTTAAAGCAATCGAAGATAACGGATATTGCACAATTGATTTTGTTGGTATTGGTGAAGTGTTATTCAGTAAAGGAGATTCAAAAAATCTTGAACTTGCATATGCATGTACAGTTCATAAAATGCAAGGATCTGGTTTTACATCAACTATTGTTGGGATGGACACAGGAAGTTACATAATGAATAATTCAGAATTGCTTTACACAGCAATCACAAGAGCAAAGAAATACTGTGTATTGGTTGGTAATAATTACGCTATTACAAAGGCTATACAGACAAAAGAGGTAAAAACAAAGCAGACATTTTTAAAAGATATGTTACTTGAAAACGATTATAGATTAAAAGAAGACGAAAAAGGAGAATAAATATATGGCGAATATTTATGAACTTACTGGCGAATATTTGGAATTACTCAATATGTTAGAGGACGAAGAAGTAGACGAGCAGGTAATTATGGATACTCTTGAATCAGTTGAGTATGAGATTGAGGACAAAGCTGATGGATATGCAAAGATTATTAAAGCTCTTGAAGCAGATGTAGATGGTATTCAGAAAGAGAATGATAGACTTACATCTCGTAAAAAGACATATGAGAATAGAATTAAGTGGTTAAAACAAAATCTTGAAATGTGTATGAGAGCAACTGGTAAGAAGAAATTTACAACTGATTTATTCTCATTCAATATTCAGAAGAATGGTGGTAAGAGAAAACTTACAATTGATGTTGATGTAGAGAATATTCCAGAAGAATATCGTATTAAGCAGCCAGACGCAGTTAATGGAGATAAATTAAGAGAATATTTAAAAGAGAATGGTCTTGAAGGTCAGGATGGTTCACTTAACTGTGAATGGTGTCATTTAGAGCCACAGGGAGAGAGTTTGAGAATCAGATAACAAATTTGGATTTCTGGAATGCCCATAAATAGGGCGTTTCAGAGACTCAAAAAGCCAAGGAAAGACGGATTTCCTGTTAGTCATTCATTGAAAAGAAAGGAGAGAATAAGTAAATGAAAATGCTTGTGTTTTATCGGTCAAGAGAATATACAAATGCAATTATATCTTCAACAAGGCATAAATTGCAAAATATGGATATGGCAAAAGGTCTTGACGTTGATTTTATTAATTTAGATAAAAGAAACTACATTAAGGTATTGGCTCAAATGGAAGAATTGCCACGCTTTGTATATATTTGGTATGACGAAGAAAAGGTTACAGATTATATCAATGAAACATACCCATCAATAGAAGTCTTACATTTTGATGTGGAAAATTCAGTCGAAAAACATAATAGTGGTTTTTATGGATATACAACAAAAGAATATAAGTTAGCAGATTTAATGCTTCAGAAATTTAAGGATAGTCTTGTAAAGAAAACAATGTATCAGGTTGATTCTTTATATAAAATTTCAAAAATGGACATGGATGATATGGATATAGCTTGTTCAAAATATCATTCATTTGAGACAAGGGAGGAAGCAAAGCAATATTGTATTGACTGTCTTAAAAAGGAAATTGATGCATTAGAAAATAGAATTGATATGTACCAAAGCAATATTAAGTCTTGCAAAGCTGATTTGAAAAAGAAAAATACACTATTAAAGAAATACGATATTAAAGCAAATTAAACGACAGTTTCTTGTGGAAATTAAGGAGGAAAAATGAACAGAATGACTATTAATGGTAAAACAATCACATGTTCAGGAACTAATGTAGTCGTCAATAATGGAAGAATTATTGTAGATGGTAAAACAATTCAAGAGTGTAATAGTGGTGATATTAAAGTCACTATCGAAGGAGATGTAAACAAAATTGATTGTGATGGATCAGTAGAAGTTCACGGCAATTCAGGAAGTATTGATTGCGGTGGCAGTTGTGAAGTCAGTGGAGATGTTAAAGGGAATATAGATGCAGGTGGCTCTGTAACTTGTGGTAACGTATCAGGTGATATAGATGCTGGTGGAAGTGTGAGATGTAGAAGATAAGGAGGATAACATAACATGAAGATTTTAGCTTTAACAATTTTATTTATTTTGATGTTTTTCAGAATTAACGGTACACCAAGCGCATTAAGTAAAACATTGTGGCGAAAGAGAATGATTAAGCAGCTTGCAAAAAATAAAGAGAATAATAATGGAGAGCCACCGAGCGATACGCTACAAGGGGGTGCAATATTGACTGTATTCTTTATGGAGTTATTCTTAATTATCTTTTACATAGTGTTAGGAAACAAAATTGGAACAACTGAGTTTATTGTAATGTCTGCATTGCAGGTATTTACTTGCTTATGGTCATTGGGTGTAAACCTGTCAGAAGTAAAAACAGCTTTTAGTTACAATATTGAAAATTTTAAGTTTCACAGATTCCAATTGCTTTTTAATGTGGTATTAGATTATATCTATTATCCTTGGGCGATTTATATGCTATTGAAGTAACAAGAATCCATTATTTCGTGTGGTGATATTAGGAGACGATAGTATGAGAAGATGGTTAGTAAAACGACCAAATGATGAGGTTATTGTGACGATAATGAAGAATAAATGTGATGAAACATATTCTTTTATTAATCTAACAAAAGAACACATTTGTCCATGTAGATTTTCATCAATGGAAGAAGCATTGCTAGATATGGATAAAAAGATAAAAGATGGAACTGTATTAAAATATAAAAAAATAGGAGAATAAAATGGCACAGAGTGCAAAACGATTAATGTTTATTAGAGTCGTTAAATGTAAAGATGAAAAACCATTAAATTACATTTGTTAATATAAATATTTTTAAAACAATCAAACAACTATGCAGCAATAGAGAATACATATGTGGTGGTGGAATATGTAGACACAAAATATCCGTTGTGTAGCGAGAAATGTATTTAAGTGTACGACTGAACATGCGCCTGGCTGTTAACCAGGAGTACGGAAGTTCTTTTCCCATAGCGGTCACGTTAATAATACCTCTGTTTGTACAGTAATGTATATGTAGGGTGAAAATCCCTACCCACATATTTATAATAAAAATATAATATGTAAAAACTTATGTCTTAAAAATCTAAATTTTTATAAAAATCCCAAAAAAATAATAAGTAAAAAGAATAAAAATAAATAGAAAGGATAAAGTAAGGTCTTGCAAGATAAACAACGTTGTGCCTTTCTGTTTAAAAAATGATTAATAGTAAAGAAGTCTTATATAGCAAAGGCAATAATGATGAGTGTATGACTCCAAATTATGGAGTTGAACCAATTTTAAAATATATACCAAAAAATGCAGTAGTTTGGTGTCCGTTTGATAAAGAAGATAGTGAATTTGTTAAACAAATAAGGCAATCAGGTCATAAAGTAATTGCTACTCATATTGATAACGGAGAAAATTTTTATACATATGAACCCAATGAACATTGGGATTGTATTATAAGTAATCCACCTTTTACTAATAAGAGAAAAATATTTGAAAGAGCTTTATCTTTTAATAAGCCATTTGCACTAATAATGAGTAATACTTGGTTAAATGATTCTGCTCCTAAACAGTTGTTTAAAAATAAGGATTTACAACTTTTAATGTTCGATAAAAGGATGAAATTTATGAATAACGGAGAAGTTCAAAACAAAATAACATTTAGTAGTAGTTATTATTGTTGGAATTTTTTACCTAAACAAATAATTATGGAAGAATTAATAATGTAAAAAGGAGAAATGGGTAATGGAGATAAACTTATTGAAACTTAAGTTAAACAATCCTCACGGTGGGATATACGGACTTTCTGTATTGAGAAGGAGTTGGAAGTACAGACCTATTGACTTCTGTTGTGAAAATATGAAAGAAGCATTTGGAGAAAAATTCGACAAGTTTATAAAATTTAGAGATGAATTTATGCCGATGTGGCGTAATGAAGACGAAGCATCAAACACAGATTTAAACATACCTCACTTATGTTTAACTACAACAGAAAGAGTAGCTAACGGTTTTGACTCTTATACGAAAGAGCACAATTATGCAATCAACTTCTGTCCATTCTGCGGACAGAAAATTACTATAAATGTAGAAGAATTAGATTTTACCAGCGAATATTCTCAATTAGTTTCACTCAGAGAAATAAATCACATCAAATCAACAAGAGACGGGATTACTGTTGATGAAAAAAGATTTTATCAAAAAGAATATGACAGAATAATAGAAACAATAAATTATCTTAATGAATTCATTGAAGTAGCAGATGTTGAAAGATTAAGACGATATGTTGGAGTTTAAAAGAGAGAATATATATAGATAAGAACGATATTTATAAAGAAGGTATTGTTATATTAAACGAATCACTTGAATGGGCAGAAGAATGTGATGGTAAATATTATGTTGGATATGTTGCAGGTGTATTAGGACTAATTAATGCAACAACTTAGAACGAAGAAGAAGACAACTAAATCAGAGTTTCAATAGGAGGAAATAAATAATGAAATTTGAGAATACAGAAGTATGGGGATTTGAACACAGTCTCCGTGGAATGAGAAATCCGTTGAATAGTCACATTAAAAGTGACAGTTATTATGATAATGATAATTATGTTATCGGTGAAAATGATTTTGGACTTGCACAGAGATTAATTAAAGCAGGAAATGAGCATAGAAAGTTTATGCGACAGATTTTTGTATCAGTGGATATTACAGCACCACTTTACTGGTGGAAAGAATTTGATACATATAAGGTAGGGACGGTTGCGAACTCAACGAGTACAATGCACAAGCTTGCCACGACACCAATTACATTAGATTGTTTTGAGATTGATGATTATGATAGGAATTTATCTCTTGCTGATAATCCAGAGGACGATAATGAACTTAACCATATTTCAGCATTTGAAGAAGACGTAATCATGGTTCTTGAGAACTTACGTCAGAAATATCTTGAGACAAAGGATAAAAGATATTGGAAAGAATTGATTAGATTTTTACCTGAATCTTGGTTACAGAAGCGTACAATTACAATGAATTATGAAAATATCCGTAATATGTATTTTCAGCGTAAAAATCATAAGCTTACAGAGTGGTCAGAGTCGTTTATAAAGTGGGTAGAATCACTTCCATATGCAGAAGAGCTGATTATGTATGACTGTAAATAAATGTTCATTTCTTAGGAGGTGATTAATACGAGAAATCCAAATAGATTATATGATTTTTATAATGAAGTAACAAGATTACATATGACATACATGCCTGATTGGAGAGCAGGTCAGTTTTGGGTGAACTTTTTAGGTTGGATTCAGAGTAAAAAGAATAGAGATCCGTTCTTTCCAGAAGAGTCAGAAATGCTTACATATTTAAAAGAATATTGTGGAGAAAGGAGGATATAAATGGATAAAAACACTATTGAAACAAGAGTTGAAGAACTCAATAAAGCATCAGAAGCTTATTATAATACTGGACAGCCTGTTATGAGTGATGCTGAGTTTGATAATAAGCTTGAAGAATTAAGACAGTGGGAAGAAGAGACTGGTATTGTGTTATCTAACAGTCCAACACATAACGTTGGTGCAACAGTATTAGACAATATAAAAGAAGTCACTCATAAAACACCAATGCTTTCACTTGAAAAGTGCCACAGCACAAAAGAGATTGTTAAATTTGCAAATAATCATAATCTTGTGGCTTCTGTAAAGCTCGATGGTTTAACTGTACGTCTTACTTATAAAGATGGTGATTTAGTTTTAGCAGAATCCAGAGGGAATGGTACGGTTGGATCTGACGTAACAGAACACGTTAAACAGTTTATTAATGTTCCATTACATATTAATAAGGAAGGAACTTATATAATTGATGGTGAAGCATTAATTAAATTAGATGATTTTGCAGAGATTAACAAAAACGGAGAATATAAGAATAGCCGTAATTTAGCAGCAGGTACATTATCAAGTCTTGATACATCTGTTGTAAAAGATAGAAAATTATCTTGGTATGCTTGGGAAGTGGTTGATGGTTCTAATGTTAATGAGTTTCAAAAACAATTATTTGAAGCTGCTGACTTGGGTTTTGAAATAGTTCCAAATGTTTTGCTGAGTGAAGTAAAAAAAGATAATAATTTGCACGATGACAATTTAACAATTGATACATGCCTACGTCTTATTTTTAATATTGCCGATAATAATAAGTTACCTCAAGACGGTGTAGTATTTAAGTTTGATGATGTAGCTTACGGAAAATCACTTGGTAACACTTCACATCATTTTAGAAATGGTATTGCCTATAAGGTATTTAATGATTCAGTAGAAACAACATTGAGAAATATTGAATGGAGCAGTGGTAAGACTGGAATTTTAACGCCTGTGGCAATTTTTGATACAATAGATATTGAAGGAAGCAAAGTTAGTCGTGCATCACTTCATAATGTTTCTGTAATGAATGAAATTCTTGGAAGAAGTTGGAAAGGTCAGAAGATTGGTGTTTATAAAGCCAATATGATTATTCCTGCTATAAGGTGGGCAGAGCAATTTGATTCAAGCAAGTTTGACGATTTAGTTTTAGATGTGTCATATATCAATATTCCAGATAAATGCCCCATATGTGGTCAACCTACTAAGATAGTAAAAGATAACAACTCAGAAGTACTTGTATGTACCAATGATAATTGTAAGGGTAAGCTTCTTGGCAAACTTACACATGCGGCTAGTAAGAACGCACTTAACATTGACGGTCTTTCAGAATCTACAATAGAAAAATTCATCAATCTTGGTTGGTTGAATTCCATTGAGGATATTTATTACTTGTCAGTCCACAAAAATGAGATGAAAACTATGGACGGATTCGGTAAAAAATCAGTCGAAAAACTTCTCGCATCTATTGAAAAATCTCGCAATACAAGCCTTGAGCGTTTCCTTTACGCTTTATCTATTCCATTACTCGGTAAATCAGTAAGTCAGGATATTGCAAAAGCATGTAATCAAAGTTTAGATACTTTTATTGGTGCTTTGATGGATGGTGGTAAAAATGCATTTACTTATATTGATGGAATAGGTGATGCATTAGGTAAATCCATTATTGGTTATTGGAATAAAAATGGAAGCAAAATTATTGAGCTGTCAAAAGAATTTTATTTTGAAACACCTAATGTAGTATTAGATGAAATTCCAAAAACATTACAAGGTAAAACATTTGTGGTAACTGGTTCAGTTCATCATTATAAAAACCGTGATGAATTGAAAGCCGATATAGTTACTCATGGAGGTACAGTAGTAGGATCTGTAAGTTCTAAAACATCTTATCTTATTAATAATGATATCAGCTCAACATCATCTAAAAATCAAAAAGCAAAATCGCTTAATATTCCAATTATTTCAGAAGAAGAATTCCTTTCTATGATTCATTAGATTTGTTTATTATAGAAGGGAGGTGACAAAGAAACGTGAATTATATAAACGCAGGTAAACTAAGAAGTTTTCTTGAAAACGTACCTTCGAATTCTTATGTTGCTGTAGGTACAAGAGAGAATAATGAAATAGAAGAAATTAGACAAGAATCTGGCATTGTTGATATGAGCATAAAATCTGTCGGATTTGATTCTAGTAATTCTAACGAAGTATATATTAAGTTATATACAAATAAATATGATGGAAGTGGGTGTTTAAGATTTACAAGATAAGTAATATGGCTATATCTCTTGTATTAGTAAGTACACTTGTCGCCCCTTTGAGGGCAGAAAACATACAAGCTATAACTGCTAGTGCAGCACAGATTAACTATTATGAATCGCATTTTTATGTAAAAACCAGAGAAAAAATGCTTCAACGACAATTAGAAATAAATAAATGTCAAAAAGATATAGCAACAGAGAATAATGAAGTGGACGATAAAACTCCTGTCATTATAGAAGAAACTTACTATATTGATATGGATGTGCCAGGAAGTAAACCATTCAAATCATATATGGATGCAAGGTTGATAACAAGTACAAATTCAGCACAATATAAGCTTAAGTCTGAGTATGAGCTTGATGATTCAGGTATCTATATGATTGATGGACGTTATGCTTGTGCTATCGGTTCTTATTACACTACTGAAATAGGCACAAAATTTGATGTTGTTATGAAATCAGGCGAGGTAATTCCTTGTATTCTTGCTGATTGCAAGGCAGATGAACATACTGATAATTTAGGACAATACACTATAAGTAATGATTCGATTGTGGAGTTTATTGTTCATAGTCCTACATTAATCCCTAATATTTCAAATCGTTGGGGAAATACAGGTGATGTATCTACTTTAGGTGGCATTTTTGAAGGTGAGATATCTTATATAAGAATGTATTTTGATTAGAAAGGAACGAAACATGTTAGAAACAACAGCGGTTATTAGATTAGACAATATTAAAAGAATAAAGGATTTTGTTGATATTGTATCTAAATATGATGAAGAAATAACAATTAAATCACATAGGTATGAAGTTAATGCAAAATCTATCATGGCAATATTTTCACTTAACCTATTAAAGTTAGTAAATGTTTGTCTGTATTGTGATGATAGTAATGTAATTGAAAAATTTATAAAAGATATGGAGGGTTTCGAGTGATTGTATTAATTGGAAAAAGTTGTTCAGGAAAAGACAGCGTTGCAAAAATATTATGTTCTATGGGATATTCAAGAGTTGCCACTTGTACAACAAGACCTATGAGAACAGGTGAGATTGATGGTGTTGATTATTATTTTATTAGCCAGTCCGAGTTTATGAATATGATCGAAAAGGGCGATTTTGCAGAATATAGAGAATATGAAACAGAAAAAGGAATGTGGCTATATGGCAGTCGTTTAGGTGATTATAAGTATGCATCTAATAAGGTCATTATTTTAACGCCTGAAGGTCTTAAAAATATTAAGAAAAAATATCCTTATTTGCCTATTGTTTCTATATATCTTGACGTATCCAATAAAGAGCTTAAAAGAAGAATGTTTGTACGTTCTAATGGCTCTGTTGAAGATATTAAAGAAAATAAACGTAGATATAAGGCTGATAAGAAAGATTTTAAGCATATAAAAAAATATGTTGATTACGTAGTTAGTAATGAATGTAGAGACGCTTATGATACCGCTCGTATCTGTAAGGAGTTAGATGAAATTGAAAAAAGAAAACATAGAAAGAATTTATTGTGGAAATCGTAATTGTCCACATATAGATTGTGTAAGACATAACAAGAACACACCATTTAATGTTCAATTTCTTAGAGAAAATTATAGTTTTGATAAAAATGGTGAATGTAAATATAAATTAACTGATTGGAGTGATGCTATATAAAATTATTTGTTGATTTTGACGGAGTTATTGTAGATACAATTGCTGCAATATGTGATTTATATAATGAAGATTTCAAATATTACAGTGATTATAAATATGTTTTCCCAGAACAGATTAAGACTTGGAACTTTGAAGAACTTAACTGTGCAAGTAGAGAATATATAAATACATATTTCAATCAACAGCGATTCTTTGATAAGTTAAAATTTATGTCACAAGCCTATAAAACATTAAGAAAATTTGCTTTACAAGATGAAGTTATTATTGTTTCTTCTGGTTATAGTCCTAATCTTAAAGCAAAGGAAAAATGGTGTAAAGAAATTCTTCCATTTTGTCGATTCATAGGAGTTAATCTCAAAGAATATAAGGATAAATCTCATATAGATATGAGTGATGGCTTATTTATTGATGATTCTGCACATAATCTTGAAACTTCTAACGCTGATACAAAGATTTGTTTTGGCGAAATTTATCCTTGGAATAAGGAATATAATGGTAAGCATTGTTGGAATTGGAGTATGATATACCAGCTTTATAAAGCAGAATTGGAGGATTAATTATGTTAAGAGAGACTACAGAGATTAATAAGGATAATATTACTGTTGGTGATTGTATTGAATTATTTGAATACAAGAATACAAGAGTAGTTATTAATGATGGTAATGTTATTGGATTTGAGGAATAAGAGTAAAAATAAATAAACAAGAAAGTTGATTTCTTGTGGAATCGAGAAAGGAGATAAAATTTGAAAGTAATTAAGAGAGATTGTTCAGAAGTTGATTTTGATAAATCTAAAATCTCAACCGCAATTCTTAAAGCTATGAAAAATGGTTCAGGTATTATAAAACCAAAGATTGTGGAAGATATTGCAAACGAGATTGAAGAAGAGTGCAAGGATAAAGACGAAGTAGGTATCTCTGACATTGAATCAATGGTTTATGATAAATTGATTACAAAGAAACAGAGACTTACTGCAAAAGCGTATGAAGGATATAGAAGTATTCGTGAATTCCAAAGAGAGAATGAAAATACAACAGATTCTGAGATTGATGAATTATTAAATGGTGAAAGCGAATATTGGAATACTGAAAATTCCAATAAAAACTCAAAAGTATTAAATACTCAGCGTGATTATATGGCAGGAATTATAAGTAAGGATATTTCTCGTAGATTTTTACTTCCACCAGAAGTTGTACAAGCACACGATGAAGGAATTATTCATTTCCATGATATTGATTATTTTGGTATGAATGCGATGAGTAACTGTTCGCTTATTAATCTCGAAGATATGTTACAGAATGGTACTTGTATTAATAAGGTAATGATTGAAAAACCACATAGATTTATTACTGCTTGCACGATTGCCACTCAGATTATTCTTGGTGTTACATCACTTCAGTATGGAGGGGCTACAATTACACTTACACATTTAGCTCCGTTTGTAAGAGACAGTTACAACAAATACTATGAGAAATATAAGTCATGGGGATTTTCTGATGAAGATTGTAAGAGATATGCAGAAGCTGATACCAAAAAAGAAGTAGCAGATGGTGTTCAGACTTTTAACTATCAGTGCAATTCTATGTCTAACTCAAATGGACAGTCTCCTTTTTTGAGTGTATTCATGTATCTTGGAGAGACTACAGAGTATAAGAAAGAACTTGCAATGATTATTGAAGAGTTTCTTAATCAGAGATTACTTGGTCTTAAAAATGAAGTTGGCGTATATGTCACACAGGCATTTCCAAAGCTTCTCTATGTCTTAGAAGAAGATAATATTCATGAAAATTCCCCTTATTGGTATTTAACAAAACTTGCAGCTAAGTGTACCGCAAAGAGAATGAACCCTGATTATATTTCAGAGAAGATTATGAAGAAATATAAAGATGGCAACTGTTTCCCGTGTATGGGTGAGCGTAAACTACAGCCCAGGATAAACCGATTGAACCTCGTTGCTTAGAGGGTGTAACTAATATAGTTGCTAACGGATAGGTCTTAGGTAGAAGAGATTCTGTGACCTAAGATGAGTACCGTGCCAACCCTAGAAATAGGAAGTGTGTATCGACTAACCGTGATGAGTGTAGCGGTGTAGGATTGGAGACAAGCACCAATTCCAAGCAGTCGGCTCGTTGATGAGAGTAACGGACTCGGAGAGAATATATAGTCAGTGTACATAGTGATATGTAATAAAAACGTGTAGAAGTTTCCTTTCACCTTATAAAGATGAAAATGGTAATTATAAATTTTATGGAAGACTAAACCAAGGCGTTGTCACATTAAACCTTGTAGATATAGCATTGTCATCTGAAGGAGATTATGAAAAGTTTTGGAATTTAATGGAACAGAGAACAGAATTATGTCATAAAGCATTACTTTGCAGACATAAACGATTAGAAGGAACACTATCTGATGTCGCACCTTTATTATGGCAGTATGGAGCATTTGCAAGACTTGAAAAAGGTGAAAAGATTGATAAGTTACTTCATAGTGGATACTCAAGTATTTCTCTTGGATATGCAGGATTATATGAATGTGTAAAATATATGACTGGTAAATCACATATTGATTCACAGGAAGGTCATGATTTTGGCATTAAAGTAATGCAGTTTATGAACGATAAATGTGACCAGTGGAATAAAGAACATTATATTGGATTTTCAATTTATGGATCTCCAATCGAAAACACAACGTATAAATTTGCGAAGTGTCTACAGAAACGCTTTGGAATTATTAAAGGTATTACAGATAGAAACTATATCACAAACAGTTATCATACATTTGTAAAAGAACCAATTAATGCATTTGATAAACTTGCTAAAGAATCAGAATTTCAGGCGTTATCACTTGGAGGTGCGATATCTTATGTTGAGACAGATGGATTAGTAAATAATGTAGATGCTATTTTAGAAATGAATAAATTTATCTACGACCATATCATGTATGCAGAAGAAAATACAAAATCTGATTACTGTCAGATTTGTGGTTATGACGGTGAAATCAAAATTATTGATGAAGGTGGTGAACTTATTTGGGAATGTCCAAATTGCCACAATAGAAATAAAGACAAGATGAATGTAGCAAGAAGGACTTGCGGATATATTGGAACTAATTACTGGGGAAAAGGACGTACTCAGGAAATTAAGGAGAGATATGTTCATATGACAGATATTGCGGAGGATTTATAATGAGATACGCACAGATTAGATCTATGGACATTTCAAATGGAGAGGGAGTTGGAGTCTCCCTCTTCGTTCAAGGGTGTGACAGACACTGCTTCAACTGTTTCAATTCTGAAACATGGGATTTTAATGGTGGTAAAGAATGGACAGAAGAAGCAAAAAATAAATTTATGGAATTGATTGATCGACCATATATCAGACGAATTTCTGTTTTAGGGGGCGAACCTTTAGCGGAACAAAACCTCGATGAAGTCTTGTCTCTAATTAAAGAAATCCGTATTTCATTTCCTAAGAAATCTATTTGGTTATATACGGGATATGAATTATCAGAGATTATAAAGCAAGAACAATACGAGAAAGTTAGTGGAATACCTAGTGTTTGGTCAAAACGATGGAAGATAATTTCTAATATAGATGTGCTTGTTGACGGAGAATATATAGATGAGCAGAAAGACCTTACATTGAAATGGCGAGGCAGCAAGAACCAAAACTGTATTGATGTAAAACAATCTCTTGCTCAGAACAAAGTAGTTTTATATTGTGATTAGGAGGTAATTAATATGTCTTATGTAGATATTGCAAATGAAGAATCATCTGGTGTTCAGATTGATGGTGAAGACTATTATGTTGCGTTGCGTAACCTTGAAAACAAGTGTGGGTATGATGAAGATATTGCAGCAATAATTAGAATGTGTAACCAATGGGAAAATAGCTTTCACAAAATGGAAGGACGTTGTAATGAAATTATTAGTGCAACAACTTTATATGAAGCACAAATTAAATCTATATTAGAAAAAATAGAGGATAAATAAAATGAACTTATGGACAACAATTCTAGCAATAATTATAGGACTTATAATAAGTCATTTTGTAACGCTAATAAATAAAAGGAAGAATAACAATGACTAAAGAAGATGTAAGGAAGGGCATGGTTTTATACTATGCCCGAATATTAAAAGCTGTAGGCATATACGAAGTAAGTGAGTTGCTTATAAGAACAGTAGAAGATGATTATTTTGTTGGTGTTGATAAGCGTGATAAACATGTATATTTATTTTCATATAATAATCTTAACCAATTAATATTTAACGATAGACAAAAATGTTTAGATACTGTATTAGACAGTGAAAAGAATGCACCTAAAATAAGTAGCGAAAAAGAATATGAAGAATATTAGTAAGGCACAATGATAAAATGATATATGAAATTAAAGATTTAACTAAAATAACAACTTATAGCACTTTGGCTAAAGAGTTAAATGAAACCAATGAAGCATTTTATGAATATGTATCTGATTATATTTTTTCAAAGATAGTAAACTCTCAGATGTCGCATAATTTGTTTAAATATGAACGATTTATTCAATTTTTAAAAAGAAGATATTTTAATGATTGTGACAATACAGAATTAATATATACAATTGGACTATGTGTTTCGACAATTGAAATTTGTAAACATCAATATAATCATTTATACAATGAATACAACACAAATAATATAATAAAAGAGTTATTGCAAGATGATAATAAGAAGAAAATAATTCTAAAAATATATAATAACCCTGACATACATTTAATAAAATTAATTAATGATCTTGATATTACGCTTGAAAATGAATCATCCGAAAAACACACATTAATAATAGAACACATTAATACATTAATAGATTTAGGTATGATAATAAATTATAACAAAATTTTATCTGCATCTCCCATATTAGTGCGATATATACAGAATAATAAAGTAAAGGAGTGATTAAGTACGGCAAATTACCTATATGATAAATTTAAAGGAAAATATAGAATACGTGCTCCAATTAATCAAATAACAAATGATTTTAATAGAAAGCTCAATGGCACATTAGAAGATATAGATTGTTACATAGATTGCCAGTTTGGTAATAAAGTATTCTATTATGGACACAACATTTTACAAGCATATATTCCTTCTCTTGGAAGAGGACATAACATTCTTAAAAATCTTGAAGAAACGGACAAATCTTTGATATTTGACATTGAAGAAACGGACGCTGAAATTCTGTTTAAATTCAAATTCATCAACTCTGACAAAATTATCCCATTGTTAAAACCTAAAACAAGTGGTTCTCAGACAAGCCCTTTTTCGCCTAAAAATCTCCCAAAATCTAATTTTAAAATCCCAGATGATAAATTGACACAGTATAAACAAATCGTGTCTAAAATTCCTCCTGAGAAGCTTTTAACCCTAAGTAGAATAACCAATTCATTCTTGCAAACTTTAGTTACAAAAAAGAACACTTGGGAGAATATTAAATCAGATATGAGATTAAAATGCCTTAAAGGTAAAGAATATATTTACTGCATTGGTAAGTGGAACGAGTATCTTGTATATCTTAAAAATAACATTAAAAATATGTAGACAATTAAGGAGTAAATTATGTACGAAGTAAGAAAACATGTAACTGATAAGAAACTTAAAGACTATGGCTTTAGATTCAAGTCGGACGGAGATTATACATATAGAACTGTTATATATCAGGACGGGAAAAGACCTGTAATATTCCTGACATTCTATATTAATCTCGAAGAGAGAACATTTAACAGCAGAGTATCTGATACCACAGGCACATATTATCCTTATTATGATGATAGTCGTCAAGGTGATACTTTGTATAAGATACTTAAGAATTGTGTTGAAAAGGAAACAAGAAAATTAGTAAAGGCAGGTATTATAAAGATGATAAGTATAGAAAACATAAAAGGTACAGTAGTTAATAGCACAACAATTAAGCTTAAGAAACTTAGAGATAATGTACAGATTCCAACAAGAGGAAGTGAATATGCGGCAGGATATGATTTATATGCAGCTATTACATCACCTATAATAATAACACCTCACACTACAGTTAAAATTGGCACAGGTGTAGCAGTTGAAATTCCTAATGGTTATTTTGGTGCAGTTTTTGCAAGAAGTGGGTTAGCAACTAAAGAAGGCTTAAGACCTGCTAATGCAGTAGGTGTAGTAGATAGTGATTATAGGGGTGAATGTATAGTTGCATTACATAATGACTCAGATACCCCTAGAACTGTTACTCCAGGAGAAAGAATAGCTCAGTTGGTTATAATGCCTTATCTTCAAGTTGATTTTGAAGAAGTTAATGAGTTGTCTGATACTGTAAGAGGTGAAGGTGGCTTTGGCTCAACAGGAGTTTAAAATATATGGAAGATAAAATTTTATTATCAATAAAAGAGGCTTCGAATTTATTTGGAATTGGGCAACATAGATTAAGAGATATAATTGAAGAAGATTATGAATGTAAATATCATTTAATGCTTGGGCGTACAATTAAAATTAAACGAAAACAATTTGAAGATTTTTTAAATAAAGCTGAACAAATATAA